CTATACTATCAACAAATCATTCTCGATTCTATCTATTTCTTTTAATTTTTCATCTTCTGTACTGTGCACATAAAGGTTCATTGTGATTCCAATATTAGAATGCCCTAGTATTGTTTGAAGTGTTTTAGGTTTCATTCCAGCTTCTATACATCTTGTAGCAAATGTGTGCCTAAGAACATGCATTGAAAATCTTGGAATCTTTGCTTTATCACACAGTTTAAACAACATTGTATCATAAGTGCTGTTTTTTACAGGAGTGCCTTTTTTACATAAAAAAACAAAATCAACCCATTCTATTAAAATATTTTGGAACGAATTATTTTTCTTCTTTTGTTTTTTTAATAACTCGATAGCTTCTTGAGTTAATGGAACAGTTCTATAACCTGATTTACTTTTAGGCTCGCCAATTCTCCATTCGCCTACAGAATATCTGTATTCCATAGAACGACTAACTGTCAGTGTTCTTTTTTCAAAATCAATGTCAGACCATTTAAGACCAATCATTTCTCCTGTTCTTAATCCTGTCTGTAATAAAAAGCGGTATTGATACTCATAAGTGTTCCCTCTAATTGTTTTTAGAAACAATCTTTGATTTTGCAAAGTCAACGCTTCTTTCTTTTCTGAGGGTTTTCCTATATTCGAACTAACCATTCTATTGCATGGATTTTTAATTATGACATTGTTTTGGTATGCATAATCTAACATATTATATAAGGCTATCCTTGTTTGATATATAGTAGATGTCCTATATCCTTCATCTGCCATATTTGTCATAATTTTTTGACAATGGATTGGATTTACACTACAAAGAGTTTTGTTTCCAATCACAGGTTTTATATTTCGATTATATCTTTCTGTATAATTCCTTATAGTGTTTGGTTTAGCAATTCTCTTTTTTATAGAAATCCAATAATCAAACCATGCATCAACTAACATTTCCCCAGGAATATCAATATTGCCATGTTCATCTTGATATTTTGAATCAGCTAACCATTGTCTACACTCTTGAAGCTTTGAAAATAATTTTTGAATTCTTTTGCCATATTTATTAGTATATCTCCCTACATAAAGCCCATCCTCTCTTCTTTGACTAATTCCAACGCCTAATTCTTTACCTTTAATATCTTTTCCCATATTTACAACTCCTTTTTTAAAAGAGCCTCAATACTTCGTCAATCATATCATAAAAAGGCTCAAAAGTAAATATAAACAATTAATTACAATTACTATATCTCTATTTCCTCTGATAAATATTTTTCAAATTCTTTTCTTTTTATTAATTTTTTCTTTCCAACATACAAAACAAAATGACAACGAGGGGCTTTAGATATTTCTTGAATTTTATTTATCCCAATATTTGAATATATAGATGCCTCTTTAATAGTTAAGTTAATTTTTTCCCATATAGGCATATGATTCTCCATGTTAATTCCTCCTGTTTTATCTATATTAAAATGGCTTACCCGAAGATAAGCCATTAATTTTATTTAATTCTTTCCGGTAGTACCGAAGCCACCTCTGCTAATACTATCTAAATCATCAACAGTATTAAACTCGATATGTGGCTGAATTGTATTTAATCTAAACTGACATAATCTATCACCTTTATGTATAATAGTGTCTTCCATAGCTATCACAGGTAACTTCCACTCATCTGAAGAGCCACAATAGCTCGAATCGATAACGCCGAAACTATTTGTCTGTAACACCTTAAAATTTTTATACATACTACTTCTTGGAACAATATTGGCTTCATAGCCATCAGGTAACTTCATTGCAACGCCTAATGGAATTAACTTAAATTCACCCTTTTTTAAAGCGATGGTTTCGTTGGCAGATAAATCAATCCAATCGCCCTTTTCAATCTTCTTTAATTTCTTTGCACCGTTAAAATATTTAATATCTATTTTTAAAGCTTTAGTTGTATTGAATAAGTCTTTAATAGATAAAAGCAATAATATAATTAATAAAAATATAATTAAAATCTTTTCCATATGTATTTTCTCCTTTTTTAATCTAGTTTTCCATCTAATACTTTATACACTACATAATATTTGCCGTCTATTTTTTCTATACGAAGATTATCAATTCCATACACCTTATGGCAAATAGGTACTTTGTTTTCCATAAAAGTAAAGAGATATGGTATACGCCCTTCTTCATATAACTTAGACTCTTCTTTTGTAAGTTCAATCATATTAGTTTAATTCTCCTTTCTTTAGTTTAAATATAAAACAATTTTTCTTTGAGTTAAAGACTCTTGTATATCTATAACTCTTTGATTTTTACTTCCTCTATATGCAAGAGAAATGTCTCTCTGCTCATCTATGTATTCTCCATCTACCAGAACATTTATACAAGTTAATATACTATTTCTAACAAATTTATCTCTGTCAAAAATTTGCTGAGACACAGAGTTTGTATTAAAGTTTATAATATCTTCTATATAATAACCCGTATAGAGCCAAATGCTCTTCTGAGGATATGAAATTCGGATTTCTTTAACCAAAGATAAAACCTCGTCAATGTTCTGTTTAGCAAGAGGTTCTCCTCCTAAAATAGAAATTCGTTTAATATATGGTCTGTCAACTAATTTTATAAATTGTTCTCTTGTTTCTTCTGTCCACTCTTTCCCACCGTTAAAATCCCATGTTTCAGAATTGAAACAATTGAAACAGTGCCTGTCACAACCTTGAACAAAGAGGGAGACGCCTACTCCCTCTCCATTAGAAATATCCATTGATCGAATTTGTGCAAATCTCATAAATTAATCCTCCGCAATATCGGTTAAATGAACATATCTTTCTTTAATCTCTTCTGTACGTCCTTGATTCCAGAAATTGCTACCAATATATCCGCAAGTTCTTCTTGATACATTCATTTTTGATTTATCTCTATTTCCACAGTTAGGACATTCCCAAATCAACTTGTTGTTTTCATCAATGATTTTGATTTCTCCGTCATAACCACATACTTGACAGTAATCACTTTTTGTATTAAGTTCGGCATACATAATGTTTTCATAAATATATTTTAAGACTTCAAGAACGGCTGGAATATTTTGGGTCATATCTGAAGTTTCAACATAAGAAATTGACCCCCCTAGAGACAATGATTGAAATTCAGATTCAACATAAAGTTTTTCAAAAGCATTAATTGGTTCTTTAACAAAAATGTGATAAGAATTAGTAATATAATCTCTGTCTGTAATACCTTTAATAATACCAAATCTTTTTTTCAAACATTTGGCAAATTTATATGTAGTTGATTCTATTGGACTTCCATATGTGCTATAGCCGATATTTTCTGTATTTTTCCATTGTTCACATTTTTTATTAAGAAACTCCATTACCTTAACCCCAAAATCATGCCCGATAGAATGATCTGTATGTGACTTACCTGTCATATACTTAACACATTCATAAAGTCCAGCATAGCCAAGAGAAATACTTGAATACCCATTATGAAGTAGTTCATCTATTTTTTCACCTTTTTTTAATCTTGCAAATGCACCATCCTGCCATAAAATAGGAGCTACATCTGACAAAGTTCCTTCAAGTCTTTCATGCCTACATTTTAATGCCTTATGACAAAGTTCTGTCCTTTGCTCCATTAATTCCCAGAACTTATTAAAATCGCCTTCAGACGATAATGCCACATCAACAAGATTAATCGTTACTACACCTTGATTAAATCGTCCATAAAACTGATAATTGTTATTTTTATCTTTATATGGTGAAAGAAAACTTCTGCATCCCATGCATGGAAATACATTATTTTCTTTAAATTCTTTCATTTTCTTTTCAGAAATATAATCCGGAACCATTCTCTTAGCTGTGCAACGAGCAGCAAGCTCTGTAAGATACCAATATGGACTATCTTCACTTATGTTGTCTTCTTCAAGTACATATAATAATTTAGGAAATGCTTGTGTTACAAATACATTAACTTCATTTTTCATCCCTAAAATTCTTTGATTTAAAAACTCTTCTATGATCATTGCAAGTTCTTTTTTATATTCTTTTGTTTCCCCAAGATACATAAACACACTTAAAAAAGGGGATTGTCCGTTTGTTGTTGTCATAGAGTTGCATTGATAATTAAAAGTCTGTACTCCATCTACAATTTCTTTTCTTGTGTCGATACAAGCATATTTATTAGCATCTTCAATTGTAAAACCCCAATTAATATACTTATTATAGTAAGAATTGTAACTAGCTCTTACAAATGGTGCAAGATGTGTTAAACTAATACTAGCGCCCCCGTATTGACTGCTTGTTACCGCTGTAATAATTTGAGTTGCAATTGTCATTGCTGTGATAAATCTATGAGGTTTATCAATTTTAACTTTATTAATACAAGTGCCATTCTGGAGCATATCTTCTAAATTAATTAAACTACAATTTGTTATTGCATTTTGTCCAAAATAGTCTGCGTCATGAAAATGAATCAAACCTTCATCGTGTGCTTGCACTACTTCAGGAGGTAAAAGAAATCTTCTACTAATATCTGTACTAACAATACCCGCCATATAATCTCTTTGGGTAGTTAACAATCTAGCATTTTTATTTGAATTTTCATTATTCCAGTAATCACTTGTTCCGCATAATAATTCAGAAATTTGTTCATCGGTTGTATTAGAGTTTTCCCTCTGAAATTCTCTAATGCTTCTATAACCTTCATATGCTTTGGCCGTAAGTCTTTGTTTCTTTGTGATCAATTTATCGTATACCATTAACTCGATATCAGATATACTAACTTCTTCTTTATTCTTACATTCTTCTTCAATTTCATCTGCAATAGTTTCTGCAACTTTGGGTTTAACTATTCCAGACCCATATTTCATCGCTTTTAAAATTGCTTGTGAAATTTTTGTTTTATCAAACTCAGCAATTTCACAATCTCTCTTTATTACATTCATTTTACTTCACCTCTCCAAATTCTTTCCATATGTATTTCTCCAGTTTAGTTGGAACATCAGCTTTGTGATTGGTTCTTTTATACTTACCGTTTTCTAATCTTTCTAATATAAACATCCCATTTGATACATCTTTAACTACACGAAAAACATAATCTGAATTTTCATCTTGTCTATAACTACAACATACTACTACGTCTTTACTTGCCATAATCTCTTTGTGCCTTTCTAAGACAGTTATTTTCATAGTTACCAATTTCATTTTCGAAAATAATATTTTCAAAGTTATCAAAATTCTGATTAAAATCATCTGCTGAATTAAGAGTAATTCTAGGAATCTTTTCTAGTCCACTAAAATTCTTGCCTTCAGCAATCATTCTCTTTACACTCTTAATAAGTCCATCTCTATATATCATTCGCTTTAATCTTGTAAAGAATGGAGCTTTTATTTCTATTACACATATACCTTTCTTAAAATTCTTTAAGCTAAGTGTTTGTAATGTTTTTATACCAGAAACATCTATTACATAAAATAAATTATTATTTAATTGTTTCTTGGTTGAAAAATAAAAATTACCATCAAACTCACAAAAAGCAGCGACCTGACTAGCTTCTAACCCGCTAAATCTTTTAACATATTCTTTATTATCTATAAAGATATGTGTGTCTTCCGTAGGTGTTCGTCTCTTTCTTGTGGTATAAGACTTTAACTCTGTTGTGTTGTGCAAAGAACAAAAATGTGAAACAAGACTAGATTTTCCTGTTCCACTTTTACCAACAATCAAATACAAATATTTGTACGAATTGTTATTGTTCATCTTTAATCATCCTTTCTTTAGTTTTATATTTATATAAGCCCTTATGGGATTATTTATTAGACAAAAATATTGAGTAAGAAAAGTCTATTGTTTTATAGTTTAGTTTACTTCTGTAGAATTGCCAAAATTCTACAAATACTGGTTCGTTCATATCAAGTTACTTTTAGTCACTTGATTATATTTTGGTACAACAAATGCTATTATAAAACATCACCTAAAAACTATCCCCTATTATCTTTGTTTTTATTGTGGTAAAAGAATTAGTGGAATAGTTCTTTTTGTGATACCCACTTTTTTCTACTGTTAATTTAGTGTACATAGTCTAAAGTTGTACTCTCACACAACTATAAGACCTTTTATATCTAAACTAGCCACTAGAATTTTTTAAATATCTTAATTTAGGAGGTACGAAAACATTAAGATATTTAATAGTATGATTACATATTTTTCACTCTAATTTATTAATTGCTATATCATTAATAAGAACACATGAAAATTAAAAAATAGAAAGGATACGACATAGTCAACTAATTAATTAAAGTATCTAAATATGTAATTTGAAATTCTTACTCAATATTTAATTGTATAGGGTGTTATTTTTGCTAACACCTAGTCCCTCCAGAGAGACTCGAACCCTCGACCTCGTGATTAAAAGTCACTTGCTCTACCGCTGAGCTATGGAAGGATAATATTTCCTAATATATAATTCTCTTTTTTCAGACAATCTATTGATTTATCTGTAATTTTATGTTATTATCAGATTGTATCAATATGTTTCTTTATTATAGAGCAATAGATTGTTTTTTCTTACCTTCTTTCTATTGCTCTATAATTATATTCACTATAACATTTCTAATAAATCATCTTCTGTTATAATAGAAATACCTAATTCTTGCGCTTTCTTATATTTACTAGAAGTAGAAGCTTCATTGCAAACCAAGAAGTTAGTTTTCTTAGATATAGAACCTGCAACAATTCCGCCACAGTCTTCTATTCTCTGTTTTGCTTCATCTCTATTACTAAGCTTATGCAACGAACCAGTTATGACAAATATTTTACCATTCAATTTATTATTCACTGTTTTATCATCTGGTTTAGTAAATTTTAAATTATAAGCAATGTTAATGACATCTTTGCAATGCTTGTTCCAATAATGGAATATTGAAGCTGAAATGTTGTCGCCTATACCTTCTATATGAGAATAAGCATTTTCCCCTTCCAAAGATGTTATAGTATTAAATATGGTAAAATCATAGTTGCAGTATCTAGCTATTTCTTTACTAACAGTTTTACCAACTAGAGGAATAGACAATGAATATATAAAACTTGATAAATCTGTCACTTTACTATTCTCTATTGCTGTCAAAAGTTTATTAACCGATTTACTCCCAAAGCCGTCAAGCTTTTTCATCTCATTACTATAATTCTCCAATAGATAAATATCTTCTATAGAATTTAACCAACCTAATTTAATAAACTTCTCTAGTGTAGCTTCAGATAAACCTTCTATATTCATAGCGTTTTTGCTTACATAATGAGTTAGTTTACCAAGCAACTTGCCTTTACAATCATCGTTACTACATGTTAAAACAGAAGAATCTTTTGTCTTAGTTATTACAGTGGGTTCACCACATATAGGACAAATATCTGGTATCTTACAAGTTCCTGTTCTATCTATATTGTCATGCACTTTAGGTATTACTTGATTTGCACGATATATTCTAATTCTATCTCCTATACCTAATTGTAAGTTCTTTATGTAGTCTATATTATGTAATGTGGCTCTAGTTGTAATTGCACCACCTAAATCTACTGGCTCAAAGACTGCTACAGGATTAATTAAACCTGTCCTAGATGTATTCCATTCAATATCAATAAGTCTTGTTTCATATAATTCATCGGAAAATTTATATGCCTTGGAATGCTTATGGAATTTCTCTGTGCGTCCCATAGATTCAGCTAGATTGTAATCGTCAATTGCTATAACAGCACCGTCATAAGGAATATTCTTTTCATCTGCTACCAATCTTACATTCTCCAATATGTACTGTAATTTTTCTATATTTTCTAATATATATTGTGATTTGTCTGTATTATATAGATCAGATGAGTCATTTGAATATTCCCACATAGGAACTATCTCGAAGCCATTACTTTCTGCTTCTTTTAAGTCTAAATAAACCGAATTGTTTGAGAAACCTTTTATTACTCTCCAAGCAATAAATCTCATATTGCGAGATTGAGCTTCTTTACTAGATAACATTGTTAAACTACCTGCTACAAGATTACGAGGATGTTTATATTTATCTTTATCTGGCAAATCTTGATTAATCTTTCTAAACATTTCCCAATCAATAATAACTTCTCCATCTATTATTAAATCTTCTTTGTATGGAATTTCTTTAGGAATATTATTAATTGTTAAAACATTTGAAAGCACATCCAGTCCATTTATACCATTTCCTCTAGTTTCACCCGAAACCAATTTGCCATTAATATAATGTAGAGATAGACTCAGTCCGTCACATTTTACAGAAACAACACAGCGGTTATTGCCAATAAAACTTATTAAATCTTCAATGTTTTTAGTTTTATCTAAAGATAGCATTGGATGATTATGTGTTACCTCTTTCAACTTATCCAAAACAACATAACCTACATTTTGTGTTGGTGAGTTATTGAATATCGTTCCAGTTTCCTTTTCAAGTTGCTTTAACTCTTCATACAATTTATCCCACTCATAGTCGCTCATAATAGGAGTTGATGTATAATAAGCAGTTGATGCTGTGTTTAATGTATTTATTAGGTTTTTAATTCTTTCTACTCTATCCATATATCCTCCTCTTGAAATCCTGATTTCATCACTCTTTTATTACTATATATAGTATTGTAAATCTACATATGCTACTATATATAGTAGTTATACTTTTCTATATTCACTAAGAGCTTGATGAAAGGCTTCAGTATTGTTATATCCACAACTTTTCATCTCTGGGCAGAAGCCTCTATAGATACATTCTCTAACACAGACCGAATATAGCTCTGGTTCATAACTTTTAATTGTATCAAGAATTAATTGCCAAAACTCTCTTGTTTCTTTACTTGCACAAGAACAAAGTCTTTTTCTACTAATATTAATAAACGCTTGAAAATTAATTCTTAATCTAACATTCTGTAATGTATTTCTATTAGGGACTTCTGTATATTCTGTTCTATCGCTTCTTAATGACTGGACATATTTTTCAATACCGTTAAAATGTCGAACGATATGTCCAATGACAAATGATGGTATTTCATAGCAGTTTAAAATAAAGTATCCATCTCTTATTGGACTATGTTCTGCTAATAATATTCTCTTTTTCCATTCACTTGTTGGATATTTACCAGCATCTTTACCCATAGTAAACATAGCAGAGTTCTTTATTTCCTGCCACATATCCTCATGTTTTGCTACTTCAATCCTCATTTTTTATCAATCCTTCTTTAATCAATTCTTGTTTTGTCGTTTCATTTAAGTTACTTATGTAGAAGAGCTGAGTATGACTACCAACATCAATCACTACTCTATTCTCCTTTAACCATCGTCTTATTGCATAACATTTATAATTATGTTGTTTCAAGAACTTTCTTATTAAAGAAAATGCTTCACTTAGAGTGTTTGGATAACCGATGACTTTGATTCTACGGTTTGTATTGTTGTTATCATATTCATTCCACTCTAAAGTCAAAGACATGTTGTGATTATTTTTATCCATTATATATTTCTCCTATTTCAATTCAATTTCTCCATAGTTTAATGTATCATCACAAACCATTTTGCAACCGTAAATAGATCCTAGATAAAGCATATCTTTTTCATAATCTTCTATACATACACCCATAACACCCATAATTACATCTGCATTAATTTTAAAAGTTTTATTATTTAATTCTTTTAACCTTAATTGTTTTAAGGCGTTTAGTGTGTTTTTGTTAGCATATATATATGAGGATTACGCTCTCTGTTTTCTCTGTATTGTTTAATAGATTTATCCAAATCATCTGTGTTTGTTCTAATATTTATTTGAATGTTTTTCTTATTGTATTTTAAATATTCTTTAACCAATATTTGACCACAAGAACCACCAACATCTCTCGCAGGTGGAATATAATATTCTGTTTTAATTCCATTGTTTTCTAATATTTTCATAATTGATTCTGCTTTGTTTATCGGAGTCTCTGTGGAGTTGATGGTGTTTTTAGAGTTATATCTAATAAATTTAATACATACATCTTTATTTTTAAAAAAGCTAATTAATTTCTTAATGTCTTCTTCTCTATCATTTACTTCATTTATTAATGTATAATGTATTTCTATAGCATTATTTGTTATTTTTTTATAATAATCTAATAATTCCAAAGACTTACTTATTATTTCAGCATTAGGCATCCAATTATGTCGGTCTAAATCGTTTGTATAATGCAATGATAAATGAAGTTTTACATTCAATTTATTATCTTTTATTTTTTTAACAAAATCTTTAAAATGTTCTTCATTATTTTTGGGCATCGAAGTGGCGAGGGCAAATCTAATTTTTGCATAAGAACTGTTTAATAAAATCATTCCTTTAATCAAATTTACTGAGTTTAATAAAGGCTCTCCACAACCCATAAAAGAGATAAGCAACATTTTATCCTTTGATAATTCTAAATCGTTAAATATATAATCAACCATTTGTACTATCTCAATATCTGTTATGTTTCTTAAAATAATTTCTGATGCTATGTCGGTTATATGACAAAACTTACATTTCATACAACGAGAAGTCTGAGTTGGTAAACAGATAATATTTTTACTATCATGCTTATCTATAAACGTTGATTCTACAGCTAAACCTTCTTCTGTAAAAAATATATATTTAATACTGTCATCTATTTTTGATTTAATCTTTTTATGTAATTTCAATAATTTCTCTCCAATAACTATCTAGTTTTTATTCTCTTTCTTCCCAACCTGATCCATCAACTCGTTGTCCACAACAATAACAATAATTAGTAGTTGATGTGTTTATTCCTGATGCTCCACAAGTTGGGCAATCACCTGTTATTAAAAAAGGATGCCCATAAAAATCTCTTTTAACATGTATATTATTAAGTCTCTTAGGAATTCTTTTTTCAAGTGCATCAATAGCAATGTCTAAAGATTTATTAATAGAATAAAAATTTAACCTATTTTTATATTCTCTTATCTTCTTAATTGCTTTAGCTTCAGTTGTTTTCATTTATTCCACCTTTTTCTTTAGTTTTTCTAACCAATCTTTTATGTCTTCGTTTGGAAAATAATCGTATTCTCCATAAGCTAAAGTATCTTGGAAGTCATCTATGAGATTTATAACTTCGTTAATAGTTTGTTCTCTAATTTTCTGAACAGTTTCAATCTCTTTGAAAATTTTATTTGTTGTTTCTTCTCTTTCATAGTTGTTAGTTAAGATATTTGGATTCATTATTTCGTCCATTGTAAATCCAAAACCTGCACAAATTATAGAAAGATATTTCAATACATTTCCACAATCTTCTTTTAAAGATTCTTTATTTATATATTGTTTATTAAATATCCCCTTTTTGATAACACTTGCTACATTACCTGATTTTTCTGTCAACCCAAGCACTCCGTTTAATAATAATCCTGTTGTAGCGTTACCATTATTTTGAGCAAATAAATTGATTTTCTCCATATCGTTATAATCATTTAATTCCATCACGAACCTTTGATATTCGTTTCCATTCATTTGAATTTTCCTCCTATTTATGATTATTCTTTCAATCCAGCGATATAATATTTTATTTTCCCGTTATCATACTTCTTGGTTTCTAATATTCCGTTAACATATTCTCCAATTTTATCCGAATATTTATTATATGTATCTCTGTCAGAAAAATTATATTCTATACCCCTATATTCAACAGTAATCCTATAAGTTTCTGGATATGCTTGCGGTAAAACTGTCTTCAAACTAGGATTGTACACCATTGTTGTAAAAGCTTCTTCATAATACTTATCAGTCACTTTTACTTGTACAGTTGAAGTTTCTGTACTAATACATTTTGCACAGCCAGTTAATGTTAAAACAAATACCAATAACATTATTAAGGTGTATAAAAATTTCTTCATAATTCCTTTATTTATTCTCCTTATAACTAATCTCTTACATGCAATTCATTATGCCTTATTACTAAGTTCAAGAGCTATCTTGTAATTACTATTGCTATAAACCTGAACTCTCATATTGTAGAATTTATTTTTATTTATTTTTAGTAAATTTTGAAAGATTTTTATACACAGTTAAAGAACCATCCATCTTTCCAGAAAGGTATCCTACACTTTCTCTATCTACTTCTAAGGCTGATCCTAAACGACTAAGTGCTTCTAAATATGCATCAGATAAGTCAAAGGAATCGTCAAAGTTATGTTTTCTATATAAGGAATCAACTTCACTTATAATTTCAGTCGTTAATTTCATTAACACAATAGACTTATCTGAACTTTCTTCTATCTCATTATAAATATCCGTTAAATTTTTAAATTTGCTTTGGTATAATTTATAATCATTTGTTAACTGTTCCATTTTTTAATTCTCCTTTTGGTTATCTGTTTATAACAATTAAAATACCTTCCAAATATAAAGCATAAAAAATAAGATATCCCGCACTAGCTAAATACAATGTTTTGAATATGAGTTCACATAGACCATCTGTTGACCATTTTACTCCAACAAATAAATTTAAAATTCCTATAATTATCAAAATAAAATTAAAAATATTCATAATTTCACCTCCAAAAAAATATAAGAGTACATTCATTTTTGTACTCTATGAGAGCATCCTTATTCCTCATCATTACATGTTAGGATTGAGGTTTGTTCCAAGGCATTATATTCTCAAATGAGTTTCAGCCTATACGCTCATCGGTTGACTGACTTGTTAATTTCAGCCTTCACCTTTACCTTTTCACCATCTCAGGCTTTCAGTTCGTTTTACCTCATTTATATATTCTCTACTAGAACAAAGGAAATCTATGTTTACTGTGCTACTCAAACACCTTTACAAACTTCTCATAGTTACCATCTCTACCATTTGGAACAGCAAATACAACAGTATCGAAGCATTTATGAATAGTAGTTAAATATTCTTTAAATACATTCGCTACTTCTGTTGCATCTTGACCAAAAACCCCACAACCATAAGCTCCTAAAATAAGAGTGCTCACATTATTATCTTTTGCCATATCAAGAACAAATTTAATTCGACTTCTTAATACTTTAGTATTCTCTTCGTCTGACACGTTCTGATATTTCTGCGCAACCGACTTATTTGGAGCAGCACAAGTAATAACGCTACACTCTATGTGGCTATTCTCTCTAAAGAACCAAACACCAGGAGAAAATAATCCTCTGTTCAAATATAAAGCCTTATTCTTGTGTCGATTATTCCAATCATAAAACTCTAATACAAACTGACTCAACACATTGTACAAGAATGATTCGTGACATAAGCACTCTTCCTGTGCCTTACTACCATTTAGAAACATTCCACCTGGATTTTTATATGAAGAAAAATTAAGAACTGCTGTACTTGGATTGCCGTATTTCATTACAGCACCTACACTATCAATATTCTCTACAATAATCTTGGTATCTTTGTCTTCGATATCCTCTTCAAAATCCCTATTAAATGAATCTGTATCATAAATTTTTGTTGCAGAAATAGCAGTCTGAATACAACGACCATATTTATTCTGCATCTCTTTTGTATGTTTGCGAGCAGTTTCTGCTCTCTGTTCTTTATTCTGCCAATATTCTTTTATATATGCCATTTACTTATCATTCCTTTCTATATACAACCTTAATAGCTCATTGTTTCTATCAATCAAATGATTTATTTCTTCCTTTAATTCTTTATTCTCTTTTTCAAGTGTAGTTATTCTATTTCTCAACTCATCTTCCGTTGAAAATTTCTGAGTTCCAATCTGCTTCGCCTAAAATTTTCTTTCTTAATGAGTTCCAACCATCATCATAACCATCGCATTCAGAAGTTTCAATGCCCAAGTAATGTTCATTTGTTAATAGATCTACATATATTTGATTGTCAGGTGAGTTATAATCACAATGGTTACACATATTTATTCTCCAAAAATAATCTTCTTAGCCCAATTCATAGTTGCAGAATCACACATCTTACCAAAGAATTCACCAGCTTCGATAACTAATTCATTCTCTTCTTTTACACAATCCTCAAAAATTCTCTTAGGTAGATTCTGTACAACAATTCTCATGTCCTGTGGCTCAATCTTTTGAGGTAAAACACCCTCATCAATCATTTTGTATAATTCTTTTTGAACACGATTCTTTGTGACAATCTGCTCTACAATTTCAGAAGTCTTTGCTTTAGCTGCTAATTTCTGAGGATCTTCTACTTTCTGTCTGTGATTATCTTTCTTGATTTCACTAAGCTGTGAATTTACAATCTTTAATACAAATGGAGTTCTTGAGTTTAGGTTGTTAAGTTCTGTCTGATTCTTAACGACAATTCCTTCAGGTACATCAACCGCAATATCTGACTTGTGCATAAATGACATACAATGCTCCCAAGAGATAAACTCTCCATCATAAAATGTCTGAACATATCTCAGATTTAATTCATCAGCAAGTCTCTTAACCTCTGATTGAGGTAAATAACATTCATTCTTTTTGTCATATACATCGTAAAAATATGATTTACCATAAGCTTCTGGAATATATTTAATAGTATGTTTTGTAAGCCACTCCATGAAAAATACATAATTTGGATATTTTTGAAATGGTTCAACTGCCAATGTCTGTACCCAATTCCAGAATCCATTTAATGTGTTGTTATAATCAAGAGTCTGCCTTCTCGAAAATGCAACTAACTTATTTGTTTCTTTATCATAAGCAATAGCTGAATTGCTTCCATCTACCTTTTCCTGAATTACAATATGATCTCCTACATGGAAACCACCTGTATTCGCTACTGTTAATTCCGTATCTTCCTTAATACGTGAAATATCCATAAATTTCTTCTGTTCCAAGTTCAGTACCTCTTTTTCTATTTTTTATGTATATATTCTCTTATCTCAACTCAATCTCGCCGAATTTTAATGTATCATCTCTGAACATTTTATTTCCACGATACATACCAGCGAGACAACCCTTATATGAACTTACAAGTCCAATCCCCCAAGAATTTGCAAACATTTCAGCCTGTTCAATCGGTTTAACCAATGCTTCAAGCGTCTCTTTATTTGCAAAAATATATGGTCTATGCCCTTTTCTGTATATAAATTCTTCAACTTTCGTATTCAACTTATCAACATTTATCTTATCTACTATTGAAAATGTCTCCATTTATTGTTCTCCTTTCCGAACTTTAAATATAATTTTTTCCCACTATCCGTAAATACAGATATTATCTTCATTTAGGTAAATATGAGAAAAACTATTTATTATATCGTCATTCATATCATGAATCAAAATTATTTCTCACCTCACTCCAAGAAATGCTTCTTTCTTATTTCTCATATAAAGCTTTCTGAAACTGTTTTCTAAATTTTTTACAAGCTGATTCATTTTGGCTATCTGTTAATACTCCATGTATATAACAGTACTGACATGTATATAACAGTACTGAATTGAATGTAATAATTCTTGTAACCTCCCAGCATCTTTACCGAGAGTACACCCTTGTTTATTCACATACTTTTCCAAATTATCAAATAACGGATCAAAATTACTCATATCTACAACTTTACCCATACTCTTATTCTCCTATCTGATCTACAATACTCTGTAACTTATCAATATATATCTGAGCGTCTTCCTTGTTGAAAATCTTAAAATCACATGGGACAATAGTAGCTGCGCAGCTTTACTCACATGTGAACATTTTCCTTTCCTTTGTTTTTGTATTTATATTGTTATATTCTCTTGTTTGTCCTAAATATTGTATAGTTTTCGTGACAAACCAAGAAACCAAAAATTCATCTTAATTTACTCATATACTGTAATTGTCTTTGCTTCTTTCTGTCTAAAAGAATACGCACGAATTGGGCGAATCTCATATGGTGCAATATCTTCACATTTATGTATTTCTGGAAATTTTGTTCCATATATAGTAACCCATCTTCCATGTTGCATGATCTTTTCCAATGAGATTGTACTTATATTATGCTCTTTGTATTCTTTCATATAAGATTCTTCGCAAAGAAGATATTTTCTATCATAAGAACAACTTCCAACATTTTCGTTACTCTCTAAAGCTACAACAACCATTGGAATGTTATTATCTAAAACTACATCACCTATACTTGGTTTATACATATATATCTCCTTTCATTTTATTTGAACTCTATCTTGTTCCTTTTTAATACCTTAACTGCTTTTTCATAATCAATTTCAGCAACTTTAATATTTTTCATCTTGGACGGTTTTGGCTTAATCCAATGACGACATTCTGTAATATCTTCATCAAACCACATTAGACCATCTTCACAATATTTGTGCCATTGGCAGTCACTGTTACCACATTGACTCATTTATGTATTCTCTTATCGTCTTAACAACCTATCTTTCTTCAATAAAACCATCAGGAATTATATCTTTATTTACAGTTACATATGGAACTTCACTTCTATCAAAAAAGTTACATGTCAAATATAAATTAATAATATATTTTTCTTCTCCAAGGATTGTTTCAGCGTTATCTACTATATATTGCCCACAATATTTAATTCTCTGAATAAGTTCATTACGGATAGACTGTTTTTTGTCTTTTACATTTCTGGTTATTCCTTCCATATTCTCTCTCCTTTCGTAAAAAAATTCCGCTTTCTTTCGGTCTTGATTTTTATACAATATATAGTATATGTCGCAATCGTTTAATACTATATATTGTATATACTATTTTGTTTTCAACTACCTATTATATTATTCTCTACTTGTATCTTCAAGAATTTTTAATCCACTTCGCTGACTTCTTAATGTCGGTGCATAACCATTATAAAATCTTATTACGTCAAAACCTTGTGTGTCATCAATGCAAACATTTGATATTTCAACAAGCTCTCATACCACCAGTAATTCTTCCCCAATACTATATTCCACCATAGTATTGTCTTTGTACTTTTGTTACCATTCCTCGATTTGTGGTAACAAGTACATTGATCACCTTTTCCCTTCGTATCTTTTATCATCTTCTAGCATTTGTCCTTCAACACATTTAATCCACTCCAATTATTCTTTCACCTCACTCTATCATTTCAACTTTAATTCTAAATTTTGTTGTTTCTGTATGTTCATTTTCTTGATAAGAACGATTATAATCAAAATGCTGATGTTTAACAGTTGCAATCAAGTGAGCATCGTTGCCAGAAACAAATTCCGTATCTGTCTCATAAGTATCTTCTGAACCATCACCAAGTTTAGAGTCTGTACAATATATCTGATTTGCGTCTAATGCATCTTGAATAATTCTGTAAATGTCTCCTGTATTATACATAACTACTCCCATTCTACTGTTCAAAGATTTCCTCAATAACTTTTGCTTCACATATGCTACAAATACAACCATTTTTCTCATCGTGCTTTTCAAGTTCACTAATGAGATTACTACAACACCAACTTGATTCATTAAGATGAAATTCAATCATATCGTCATCCCAATCTGAAGGAAAGTCCATAGGTAAATTTATTGTCCACTGTATTGTTTTAGTTTTTCTATCTGTCATACAATCATTCTCCTGTTTTTATTCCTAATACTGCAAATGTTGATAATTCCTACGCTCCAATCTGTTCGGTTGAATCTGTCATTTATTTTGTTTCGTATTTAGCTTTTAATCTTTCTAATTCTGCAAGTTCTTTTTGTTTAATTTCTTCTTCTTTTCTTATTCTCTCTTTTTTTTGAATGGTGCTACGAATTTATCATTCATCAGTTAAATCTTTTAATGGCTTTACATAATAATCACCATTACCACATACACAGCAATATTTTTCTGCATCTTGACGATTGGTGGAATATCCGACTACATACCAGTCACTATAACAACCGCCAAATACTCCATAAACCATATTTAACACCTCAATATTTTCTATTATTATTTATAAAACTTTATCAACAATTCCATATTTGACTGCCTCATCAGAATGAATATAGAAATCTTTCTTCTTTTCACGAATTTCTTTGATGTCATCTTTTATGAGATTGGTTCTGTCGATTACATACTCTTCATTCTTTTTATTCAGCCAGTCCATCTCTTCTCTATCTTCAACTAAATCCTGATATTTACCACTTCTCCAACAACTCATTTGATGATACATAAATGTTGAATGCTTATAACAATATCTCTTATGACCTGCTAAGAAAATCTTAAAAGCTGCACTCATTGCATATCCTGTACAATATGTATAGATTGGAGTTTTACTATTAAGAATGACATCAATTAATCCCCACATATCATAAACAGATCCACCATACGAATTGATATATAGTTTAATTGGCTCACGTTTATAATCTTTCTCTTTCTCATCCCTCTCATCATCTTCTCGAATTTGATATAAAATATCCCACATCAATTTGCCAATAGATTCGTTATCTACATCATCTGATAAATAAAATGTCTTTTTGTTGGTATTTGTATATGTATTGTCTCTTGTTGAACTCATATGTCCTCCTATTTTGTTATTTTATCGTCCACAGACACAATATATAGCATATTTTCATTTTACTTGCATACTATATACTGTGTTTAAAAGAAATCCGTCTTTCATTGGTTTTTTGAGTCTCTGAAACGCCCTATTTATGGGCATTCCAAAAATCCTCTACTGTATTATTCTCTACAATTGAGCTAATAAACTCTTAATTGGTTCTCTATTCATGTTTTCTTTAGCCCATGAGATATAATCAGGATCAATTTCTTTGATTTGTGGAAGTGTCTTTCCTGAATATTTTCCAAATGTAATTACATAAGAATCAAGGTCTGGCAAATCTTCCTTTGGAATATCAACACCACCTAATGCAGAAACTACATCATCAGAATATGTCATATCAAGATTTGACCTACTTGCTAAATAATCGCACATATGTACAAAGAACTGCTCGTCATTTTCAGGCTTTGGCAATACTGTCTTACTTCTTTTTGTAGAAGTCCATTCACCCGAATGACTCTCACATAATCTTGCAATATATACTTTTGTATCATCGTCTACATCATGCTCAACAGATGTATTTCTCACCCACTTACCTGCAAGTATTGGATGTTCGTGTACCGTATATTGAGAACCATTTAGCCCACATTTAATTGCATCATGAAAAATTGGTGTGCAGCGCAAACAATCTCGCTGTCGCTCATTGGTCTTTTCTTTTACATACTCTAATCCAAGAACATAATTCATTACTTCTGCAAACATTAAAACGTGAAAAATCTGACCATGTGGCTGACACTGTGTTTTATTATGATACTTAAAAGATGTACTACTTGGAATTGTGAAGATATAATCTGGAATTTCCTTAATCATATCAGCACAATAATCTCTAATCTCATCTGTCTCAAACTTGTTTAATAGTCCTTCAAAAACTTTTACTTTGTCCATATTTTCTCCTTTACTTTAATATCTTTGAATCTAAACAATTTTTACATAATTCGTATATCATCCTACCCATATATTCTCTCTATCGAAGATAATTCTTTAAGAAATATTCAAAATATTCTCTGATAAACAGTCCTGAATATTGATTATTTGGCATAAACATAACTGGAATATTATATTTAAACCAAAAGCTGTGTATTGATGCAATAAATGATTTTCGATTGTACTTCGTATCATAGTTCCCTATTGCTATATCTTCATAAGAAGCGTTTTCGATTAGCAATACTTTGGTCTTTGGTGCAAGACATAATTCTTTTTCAAATCTATCACGCTCTTTTGTCAGATTACCACTTATCTCTTCAAGACTTGCTTTTCTCTCAATGACACATGAATTTGTAAAATACAAATCACGAAGTATTCCAAGCTTTTCATTAGCTGGTATCATGAATGAATAATCACCATAGCTTAAAGCTTTCTTTTTATATTTAATTTCTTTTCTATCAAAATAATCTGTGATGTGGGAATTGACTTTTTCTCTTGTGTCAACAAGGATTACAATGGAAGATATTAACTCTTCCATTTCCTTATCTGTGTACTTATATTTGTTAAATATCGTCTTCGTCCTCCTCAATATCGTTTTTTATTACAAATTTACTCAACCAAAATTCAAATTTATCGGGTACTTCTTTATAAATTTTCTTACCTGTAACTGGATTTATTTCACCAGTTGGCTCTTTTTTATTCTTCTTTTCAAGGGAAATAATATATAAGATTAAACCTTTATTGAACGGGTTACGATTGTATGCACTTGTCCACATTTTGACTGTTCGTGTCTTACCACTATAAATCTCAAATAGAGTAATTGTTGTAAGATATTTCGTAGAATTAATGTCTGATACATAATATAGTCGTTTGTTAGCTGTTGGCTGAGTATAAGACACATATCCATATAATTCTTGCTGATAATTAAAAATATCTAAAATAGAAGTCTCTTTATAATCCACATTCTTTACAATATCTTTTAACAACGATATTGAATCAAAATCCTTCCAGATTTTTTCTGTTTGTTTTTTACAGTGAGATTTAACAATATCTTTAGGTAATCCCAATTCTTCAAGTTTATCTATCTTGAATTGTTTTTTACCATACACCTTATCAAAATAATCTGTTTGAGCAAGTAGAGTATTTATTTCACCAAACTCAGAAAAGAAATTCAATTTAATCAATATCTCTAATTGTTTGGAATTAACAGAAGTATTTTTTATATCAATAAGCAAATCTATAAAATCGTTGTACTTCTTATCTTTCAAAGTGTACAAATCATCTCCAACATTATCGCCGATATACTTAATAGACGACATTCCTTTGTATATGGTATTATTCTCTTTATTGTAAGAATATTTTGATGTTGAGTATCTAAATTTAATATCGCTCAATTTGATATTGAAATAATCCAGTTCCTTTTTAAGCTTATTTGTTCTTACTTGATCATCTGCGTAATTATTGAAACATACACTGTAATATTCAAGTGGATAATTAACCTTTAAATATGCACCATAACACATATCAAGAGATGTGGCTGCCGCATGAGCACTACAGAATCCATAACTCATACAGCTCTGAATCATTTTCCAAGTTGTATCAAACCCACCCTCTGAACCAGTATTGATTATCCATTGTTTTCTGATTCTTTCTTCGAGATTAGCAAAGTCTTCTGGTTTTATTTTCTTTTTAGATATCTTTTTGATTAATCCAATAGACTCAGCAGGTGTTACACCAAGCCAATCAAAATATTGCATTAAAGACTCTTGGAATAATATATATCCATGTGTATCACTTAAAACTTCGTCCAATTGTTCTGAACCAGTTGTATAATCTTCTCGATTTAAAAATTGCTCTCTCCATGAGTCAAACGATGGTCTGATAGCTGCCGTTAAGTGAGCACCATCTTCAAATGAGGACACTTTATATCTTTTTGCTTGTTGCGATCCATTGTCGCTATCCACCTGATTAAGAGTACAGGTTATTCCATTCTTAAATAAATCCCATATTCTCTTATCATCTTTGATAGATTTTAACAACTCATTCGCTGTAATAATCGGTTTTCCAATCTCTTTAAACGTTTCATCAATTAATTTCCAAACCTTGACGATTAGATAGTCGTTTTTAAGCACTTTGTATTCATCAGCTTCAGATGATGTTATTAATACACAAAGATTTTCTCCTAACCTAGTTACACCATATTCGTATAATAAATTCTTATCGCTTAGAATGTGGGCGCAGGGATGTACTGAACCAGATACGATTGTTCCTACATATTTATTCGCTTCTTCTATGATTGGTTTCCATTTTTCATCATTTTCATAAGCTTCAAGATTTTTTGCTACATCATTAAATTCATCAAAATCCATACCTTTTGAACGACATACATTTCTAAATGCCTCTGAAATCTGCATAGTTCCAGGTGCATACATTGGATAACAACCATGCTCTCCCAATAATTCTCTTGAAGCTTTAACGAATGGCTCTTGACTTTTAACATTAAAATCAATATCTGGGAGGGAACGATTTTCTAATAATCGAGCAGTGGAAGCAAATCTATCAGGGAAAAGTGGAAGATTAATTTTAAATCTATCAAGCTGAGTCATTCCCAATATTCTATTTATATAAAAAGAACCACAGCTACCTCTTCCACCTCTTGTAAGTACTCCACCATATTTATTTACTGCTAAATCAACATTTTTCTCATTAAATAGGAAATAATCTGCCGTATGAACTTTATCATTTGTATCCTCTATGATTTTCATTTCATATCGAATACCATCTCGGTATCTTTTAAAATCATCATCAGATATATTTTCTTGTTCTCTAATGACTTTAAATCGCTTGTTGATTTCTTTTTTGAGGAGTTTTACACGCTGATTTGGCGTAAGATTTGGATAGATGGTTGGCATCTTGATAGAATAGTCAAGTTTGATTTCTTCACAATTATCAAATATCAGAGTATTATTAATCGCATCATCAATTTGTTTATCTGACAAAACATTTTGTTTTTTGAATCTCTCTATCATTGTCTCAGCAGTTGGATAATCTAAAATAAAATCATCCTCACTACCATAATTAATATGTTTACCTTTTAATAATTCAAGACGTTCTTGTTTGCCTTCTTCGTTAATATAATGGGAATCATTGGCGGCAATCAATGATAACCCGTATTCATCCGAAAAATAAATAGCTTTTTTGTTTATCTCTATCTGAATGGGATCAAGATGAGTTTGGACTTCAAGCATTACATTATTGCCAAAATGTTTAAATAATGGCTTAAATATTTTTTCAATTGAATCCTCATCTCTCAAAAGACCTGCTACGCAGGCAGTTGTAATATACACATCATCCCTATCCAAAGCAAGTAAATCCTTCATAAAAAATCTTGGTTTATAATAAAATCCATTGATATTCGCCATACTTGAAACATAATTCATCTTTTTTCTTGCTTCATCAGTTTTTGGAATTACAATAATATGGTAATTCCTTTTATCTTTCTCAGAAGCGTCTGGTACAATATATCCTTCAATTCCTGCTATACACTTAATACCGTACTTATTACAAAGAGTCTTTGCCTCAAATATATCGCCAAACGAGCCGTGGTTTGTCGTATAATAACTTGTATGACCATATTCAAGTGCTTTCAAAATATATTCTTCTTGCTTGGTGTTTGTATCTGGCGAAAAAATATTAGAGACATGATCATGTTTATGATAATTGTTATATCGCATATTGATTCTCCTCTGATATAAATCCAAACTTCCATCCCTTGTGTGTCTTTTTTGAATGATTAGCAACTTGTCTTACGCAATTACCAAGTAAATCATGTTTTTTAGCAAATTGATTAGCATTGTCAAAATTATAGATATTTCCATCTGGATCAATTCCATAATACGTTCCTTTATCAGCTTTTCTATGTTGACAAGTTTTATTGGCTTTTGCTGTGTTTTCACTTTTAGTTATCCATTGGCAATTACTAGGTTCATAATTGCCATTCTCATCAATTCTATCTATAGTTAAACCATCTTTATATTCATTATTAATTGCCCATAGATAAAAATTTTCATATCCATTTTCCCCAAGCCATTCTTCGCATAATACAACTCCTTTGCCACCGTAATTATGGAATTCATGCATATTAGGGTTATAACATCTATATTTCATATTGGCATATACAGAATATAATTTTTCATTTTTATTTTCATATTTTCTTAATTGACAAATACAAGATGTATGTTTTCCATGATGTATTTCATAGGCTTTACATGTTTTAATATTTCCACATATAATACATTCTGTCGTTGCCATTTCTACACCATCTTCATTTTTAAATACTTTAAGGAGTTTTCTGATTCCATATATTTTACCAATCTCATAAGTATATTTTTTATTCATATATCAATCCACCTCCTCAATCTCATCACATATAACCTTTAGCGAAAACTTCTTACCAAGCCAGCCACTATTTAGCGTTCCAACAACCTGTAACTCATCATTCATTAAACTATGTTCATCCATCTCATCAAACGAGCCATTAAAATTCCACTTGATAATTTGTAGATAATCATTTGGTTTTATTACAAGATGTTTATAGTCACTCATTTGACTGATTTCATATTCATCAATACCATCAATAAATACTTTTACAGGCTTAAAATTTGTACCAGATATTTTATCTATCTTCTTTATATTCTCCACAAGCTTGCGAGTAACATCCGAAATATTAATCTGGATATCTACATCTATAGAGGTGTCAGATTCCAATTCTGGAAGAATTTCTTCTATATATAATACAAACTTATCAATGTCAGATTTTTTTATAGTAATACCACTTGCTAATTCATGCCCATCTGCTTTTGCAAAACCACTGTCGTTACAAATCTGGCGAAAATCATCTACCCCAATTGCTCGCATTGAACCAGAAAATGTATCCTTAGTGTCTTTTAGAACAAGAATAGGTTTTTGATACCTTTCCAATAACTTATTTCCAAGTAATCCACTAACCCCATAAGGTGTATCTATATATGTAATAATCATCTTCTTATCTGACTGAGCATTACATTGTTGTAATATATCTGGTAATAGTCTATCTACTTCCTTGTTTTGATCTTCCTTACATTTCTTTAGTTCTTTTACATAGGCTAAAACTTGTTTATTTTCATCTTCTAAAAATGCTTTCATAGCAATTTCATTTTTACCCATGCGATTACTTGCATTGACAATTGGTGCAATGCTGAATGAAATAGCGGTACTATTAAACTCAAAGCCACCAACAATTTTCTTAACTGCTGGATTATATATCTTCTCTAATCCCTTAGATACAATATATCTATTCTCCATAACAGTCATATCCATCATATCTCCAACAAGACCACATGCGGCTAAATCAACAAGTTCATCTGCATAATCTGTAAGATATTGTTCATCAAGATATTTACAAAACTTCCACACAACACCTGCACCTGATAGTTGAGTATTTTCATAATTCCTCTGGGAAGATACAAGAATTACATAATCATCATATGATTCTTTCTCTTTAATTGCATGATGATCGAGTACAATTACATCTACTCCCATTTCTTTTAATAACTTATATTGAGATATATCTTTATCCAAACTATCTACAATAATAAGTAAATCAATGTCTTCAAACTGAGATAAATTTTGCCCAATCAAACCATGCATTTTACCCTCGTCAATATAAGTTTTAATGTTATCAGTAGAATGTCTGAAATACCTAGTCATTATTGTTCCTGATGTAATTCCATCTAAATCTGTATCAAATAAAATTCCAATACACTCATTATTTACAATCGCTCTATCTACTCTTTGATATGCTTCGTCAATACGAAGTAATGAATCTAGGGGAAGCAAATCATCTTCTGTAGGAGTCAAAAAATGTTCAACGTCATTAATTCCTCTTTGACTTAAAATCGTATCAAATACTTCATCCTCATACATCCCACGACAATCATTTAGTATTCTATAATTCGTCTTCGTCATCTTCATCTCCAATCATTGTTATTTCATTCATTAATATATTCTCTAAACATTCTTTCCCTAAATCAGACGGCGAAACTTTATCTTTATATCCTCGACCAAAATAACTCCAATAGCCAAGTTCTATCTCTGTAAACCTAGAATAATTCTTTACCATACCAATATTTCTCATAATATTTTCTAAGCCATATCCGACATCATGTAAGAAAATTATCTTTTTGGGATTTAATTCGAGTAACATTTTAACCTGTTGAATAGAAATAGATCCACTTCCAAGAGATACACAATTTCTTATTCCGTATGAATAACATTGCATACAACTCTTTTCAGCTTCAAAGATATAGATTGTATTATCTACTAAGAATTCATAATTTTGAGAATAACCAAATAATGTTTGACTCATACTGCAAGGTACAGCATAAAAATATTTCATCTCACCATCAGCAACATCATAATTAAATCGTTCTTTTACACCCATAAGCTGTCCAAACTGATTTCTTATAGGGATAACAATGCCTTGTGATTTTACATCATATCTTATGCCAAAAAATTTTTGTGAAAGAAGTGATATATTATCAGCAAGAAACTTTGTATTCCCACAATGAACATAGCAATTTAAGATGGAATCATCATATGTATTGACTTTATTCGTTCTTCGTTTTCTAATCTTCTCATAAAATCCTCCAAAAATTCCTCTATTATCAAAGAAATCATAGTAATCTGTAATACCTAGTACGTGTTTTACTTCATTAAGTACGTCTATAAATTCAACTTTTCTTTGGTCAATAATATACGAAAAAATATCTTTTCTTATATTTCTCGCATAATCTATAATGTACAGATATTCATTATTTTCAAGATTAATTACTATACTTTTCTTTGAAGATTTCTCATCTCGCCCAAATGAAATATATTTGGGACGAATTACTATGTTACAATAGCCAAAATGTTCAAGAACATCTTTTAGCTTATCTGGGTGATTTATCAGTTCTTTTTTAATATCAGCTAACATATATCACTCCATCCATAATTTGTTATTTTATTTCACACCATATTGTTCATATAAATGTTTCTGCGGTGCAAACTCTCCATAATATTTATTCTCCGCTTTAAGCCTAGCAACCACAGCTTCTTCAAACGAATTGCCTCTATATACGGTATATTGATGCTTGTCAATATTAATTCTAGCTTTCCAAACTCCTGATTGATTGTCGAAACTTACACCAATTACTCCGCTGGTATTGTTAGATTGCTTTGTCCTATTTTGTGAATTTTGAGAGTAGTTGGCGACACGCAAATTATTTCTTCTGTTATCAAATGTGTTTCTATTTATGTGATCCATACAACTTTTACCAGTCAATATCTTATGCATAGGAATCATTTTCCCGTCAGTTGTTGTTACTATTCTTCGATATGCTCTATTACCATTTTGTATAACCCAATAATATCTTGAAACTAAATCAAAATCTTCTAAATCAAAAATAAATGTTTCGCCATTTTCAAAATATCCAACACCATATTCGTCTGATAAATCATATTTATTTTCTTTACGTTTTTTACATCGAATAGCTTTTCCCATATTTTGATTATGAACTATTGTTAGTTCCCTTCTTAAACAACCACAAGAATTAGTTGTTCCTGCGCATAAATTTGCACTAGATACTATCGTCTCATTTCCACAATCACACTTGCACAGCCAATGAGGACGCTTATATTCTTTATCTGTTGCCCTCTTAATAACTGTTAATCTGCCATATCTATTGCCCGTTAAATCAAGTAATTTCATAATTATTTTATCTCTCCATGCTTAAATCTCGCTTGCGCAACTTCCCTAAAGATACAATGGTCGCCGTCGTAACGTAATAGATATCCAATTCCATTATCGCTTGAATTAGCACCACTACGACATTTCTCTATAAATATTGCTCTCCAAACCGCATTCGGATCTGGTTTATATTCCTCTTCTATCCATTTATCATTAACCCTTTTAAGTCTAAATGGACGACAATAATATTTACTCTTCTCATCTAATTCTTCTGCATATACAGTCCTCATTAAGAATAAATTCTCTAATATCTCTTTGATCTGCTTAGAATTGCTCAATGCTGAAGCGTCTAAGAATAACTTACCCTTCATGTATTCAGCTAACTGAACGGAGGCAAGCATTATAAGATTATATTTTTTTGCAAGTTTATCTAACTCACGACTATCTCTTACAAGTGCCATATCTTGTCTTGTTGTTGAAAAGTCACCTTCTTGGATTTTAAATGTGTCATATAATACCGTGTCATATCCATATCTTAAAACATTCTCACGAATTTTTTTCTTAATAACTCTCATATCAGCATCATTAATAGAAATAAATTTGACTCTTCCTTTATAATTATCTCTCCAAAATTTCTGAACATCAGATAATTGTTCTCTACTCTCAGTATTGATATCACCAGCAGCCATTTTTTTCTTAGTAAGTTTAAAATATCTATTACGCTTACCCAATAACCAAACCATGAATTTAATCTTAAATTTCTTTATGCTCTCTTCATTGGATATAATAAGAATCTTTCTGTCATAATGCAGAAGTGCCATAAGAACTGTAATCCACCATGTAGATTTACCCGCACTAGAGAAACCACCCATCATAGTAAGTGTCCCTTCAAGTAACCCCATTATCTGTCGTGATAGAAAAGGAAAACAATTCATTTCCTCCCCATTTTTATCATATCCTGCTATATCAAATGGAACACCATTCTCTTCACCATCTTTACAAGATTCAATAAATTCATCATCAAAATCTATTTCTTCCTCTTCAAGAATCTTGCTACTATATCCTGTACCATAACTGGATATACGAGCTTCATACCAATCTGTGACTTCTTCAGCAGTCATTTTTCTAAATAGTTTTAATGGGATTACCTTTTTATCTCCTACAGTTATTTCTTGCAGAAGATTAAAACCATCTTTATACATGTTCATCATAATATTCTCTCTATAAAGAATATCTATGTATGTGTCAAAATTCTGAGTATTGATAATATCAATTTGGTGCTGAATTGCTTCCCAACCACCTTTATCCTCAAATTTTTCAATAACTTCTTGATTCGTATTAGACAGAATGGTAATTTCATCAAGAGAGTAAAAGCCTTTCTTTCGTAAATTTTTCAATAACGAAAAATAAAAAAGACCATCTGCTGTAACAAAATCTTTCTGCTCAAATGTTGTATCATCAAGTAGAAGCATATCTTTGAAAAAACAACTAATGACATTGCCCTCTATTTCAATCCTACCTTTTAATAATTGAGCAGGATATTTTTCTTTCACACCTGTAATAAATTCACTTATGTCAATCACCTACACTTTCTTCAATTTCAGATAAACTCCTACGTTTATTTCTTCTCTTATAATTCATAATTGGCATATCTATATCCACCTCTTTATGATTTTCAGGTTCTTTCATCTTAAAATCAGCAATATTATTTTTCAGTATTGCAGAGAAGTATCGAATCTTTGCATATTCACTTACAAAATCCTTTTCAAGAACCCTTGTTATATACTCTTTATTCTCTGTTAGATATGCCAAAATATGTTCATAAGAATACACATCTAATAAAAGATTTATCTCTTTGAACAAAGCGGAATTCAAAACTTTATATCCAAATATCTGATTAATGCACTCATATGTATTATCTTTTACTTCTCTCTCGTGCAATACTTTTTGATATTCAGCTTCGTTGCAATAGTAAGTGTTTTTACCACCTACTACTACTTTGAATGCTTCATTTCTATCTACCTTAGTACCGCACAGTCTGCATTTTACCAGCATGTGCTATACCTCACTAATTCATCATATCGTAGATTCTTTTTAATCCATCCTCATCAACATCATTGAGTTTACCATACTCAGCAATTACATTCTTGACTGATGCCTTGAGTTCTGCATCATTGCACTCCTTATACATCTTACGAATAACAGCATCTAAATCGTCTGGATATGTAGATATTTCAGCCACTTCCTCTGTTGTCTCTTCGATTGGTGTATCAATGTCGTCAATATCATCCTCAATTGGATCTGGCTCTACTGGCTTTTCTTTCTTAATTGGGACTGTCTTCTTAGGAGTATTCCCAGCCTTCTTCTTAGAATTCTTAATAGCATCCTTTAATGCTCTAAGAAGTTCATCAGCATCAAGTGGAATCTCTGGCTCGATTGCTGCTAAACGAGATTTACTATCAATGCTATAGTTATCATCTCTAAATACAATCTTTCTTTTCTCTTCCTTAACCTTGCTAACAGTAACATCTTTCTTTGTAACAATATTCTTTCTACCAGTTGACTCAATATCAATAGTTCTGTCGATACAAGCAATACCGATTACATGGAATTTTGTCTTAAATCCCTCGAAAATTCTCTGAGAAATATCTGTTGAGAGAACTGAATACTCTTCCTGTGTAAGTGGATCTACTTTATTTCTCATCTTAACATGTCCAGTAAACCATGTATTTACACCAACCTTCTTGAGCTCCCATACTCTATTAAGTGCTAACTCAACAAGCTTATCATCAGCCTTACCAAAACCAGACCACGCAGCATTCATGGTTTTGGCTGGCTCAAAATTCTTTTTACCCATATTCTCTGTATTCCAAAGCTTAATGACATATGGTGTCATAATCTCTACAAACTGATCGAGAGTATCAATAACAATAACTTTTAAATCTGGATAATCAGCGTCTTTGTTTTTAATAATATCCTTAGTTACGTCATCAAATTTCTTCCAATCTTCGCAAGTCTCATATGAATAACCTTCAAGAGCTTCCATACCTTGTTCTTTACCCATATCAAGAATCATGTAACCGTCAGCACCAAACTCTTTTTCACAAGCCTCGGCAATTGTTGATGTTTTACCAATACCTGCCTCTCCAAGTAAACAAATTGTAAAATCATTTAACTTCTCACTAATCGAACTTCTTTTTCCGTATTTTGCCATTTATAATTCCTCCATATTATTATTTAATTTTGAGAGAGGGCAAATGCCCTCATCTCTTTTAAAGCTCGTCATCATCATCTTCAAATAAATCTTCTGTACCATCTGGAAGTTCCTCTTCGAGTGGGTTGATAATCATGTCATCTGCTGAATACACCGTATCAACACGCCCACGAGTAAATCCTCTTGCTGGTTTCAAGAACTGATACTCTCTAATTCTTTCACCATATACACTTTCACCAAGCTCTGCACGAATATCATCCATAGTAATTAATCCGCACTCTAAATCATCTCTCTGTTCGTCAGTAAGCATATCTTCTGTAATCTCTGTCTTCTGAGCACCATTAAGCATATTAACGACTGCACCATATTCCTTGAATGTATCATCATTAACAATAAATTTATGCTTGATTGACTCAGCTCTCTTCTTAGCCTTTTCATCTGTATCATCTGAAGGAACTGGAATTGTAATTGTAACTGGTACAGGAATATTACCCTTACGATTATTGTCATACTCCATCATATAACCATTCACATAATATTTACCCTTTTCTTCTACACTCATATCATCTAAACTCTCTGAGTTAAATAAGATATTAATTGTAGCTGTAGATGACTCTTCTGCATCATCTGCTGCAAGATAAATACGATTAGGGACATAAGATTCATATACTCTCTCGTTTTTATCTGAATACTGATATTCTCCATTTCCACGAATAAAGAATTTCTTATCAGAATACTTTCCACTATCAATTACCTTTTTGATGAAATCAATAAAATCCCACTCAGAAATGAACTCATGTCTTCTCTTATTACTCTTTTCAAGTTCGGCATTTACATCTGTTTCGTTCTCAAGACTAATCTCTTTTAACTCTTCATCTGTAAGACTCGTACCTTCCTTAACCTTTTCAGCAGCTTTCTCAAGCTTATATCTACGACCAGGCTTCTCAAGATCAAAGATAAACTTCTTGAATTCGGCAACCTCTGCTAATTTTGGAGAAATAAGTCTCTCTTTGAATGGAATCTTTAATGACTCTCCCTTAACCTTATTACCATCTTCATCTACACCACTCTTAGAAAATGTGTACACATCACCATGTCCATCTGCGAAAGCACCAGATGTAACAGTAAGCATATGTCTGTTGTCACCACAAGCAACATTGAACATTAACTGCTTACGAATCCAACCAGAGTCAAACTGTTTCTCCTGATAAGGATGAAACTTGTCACTCTCCTTACTAATGCTTAACTTTCCTGTCATTTCAAAATTCATTAAATGAATCCTCCTTATAATATGTAATAAAATTTTTTGATAACTATATTTAAACAGTCTTGCGACTGGAACACAGAAGTTAATTTATGTAAACATCTATGTATAATCAGTGATTTTTGGGTATACAAACCCAAGGGTATGCTGTTCTTCCACCCATATTTATATTCTCTATTCAGCTTTGATTTTTGGAATTTTTGAACTGAATTGTTCAAGACTGATTAGATATTCTCTAGGATATTTCCTGTTACTTCATACATTTCTAAATCATTTAATTCACACCATGATTCAAAGTTATCTCTCTGAACATACCAACCAACATTCATTCCGAGAAATTCATTCTCACCATTTCCATAAGAGACTACATTATATAATTCTCCGTTTAGAATGTCGTTTTCAAAGATTAACTTACCATTCTTATCATGGCTGCCTGTACATCTACACAATGTCTTTGGATCTATTTCATATTCTCTAAACACATTTGGTAATCCCCAATCTGTCATCTCATCACAGATGATATAATGATGTGTCTGAACAGGATTTCTATCATAATCTTCTTTAAAACAATATGTAGTCTCTTGTTTACTCGCATAAAATCCTGTAACCCATGTGTTAGAATTTAGCAATTTTGCTTTACATAGCTGTGTATCCATTTCTCACCTCCTCAAAATCCACATGAAACAGTGAAATCCACTGAACTGCTTTCAGTTACTCATTCTCTATTCGATTTTCAATTATTTGTCTTTTAATTCTCCCATAATTATCTGTTTAGGTAAAAAATTCCAGCAATAATAACTGCTACTAAATGTTATTTTGTTTTGAACTTCTCCATTGTTCATAAATTTCATTCTCTTATCAAACATCAAAAGTTGTAAATCTTTATCTTTAAACAACTGTTTAGGAGCAGAATCATTTAGCCAAGTATTACTCATTATCAACGCAAAAGGTTTGTTAAAACTCAATGCTCTCTCAAAAATTAATCTTTTATTAGTAAACGGTGGATTACTTACAATACAATCCCAATGTTCATTAGGTTCATATGTATAAAAATCTTGTCCGTTGTCAATATGAGTAGCAATTACTTTATGTCCTGCTTTCCTTATTAGCTTCACAAATTCACTATCTTCCTTATCAAAAGGACACCAAATTACCCCCCATTAGGGATATATTTGATAATAGGCTCTACTCCATAAGCAGGAGTTATACATTCATCATTATTTCCTTTACTATATAAAACTTCTTTACTATTAATCATTTTTCTTTAGAAAGGTACAACGTTGTTTATCTTGCAAGAAAACCTATATCCTTTCTATAATTTATTCTCTATTCGATTTTCATTTTTATTGGAAATTGTAACTCGAATGAGTCTTAAAGAATTTCAACAACAATACCAAAGATATTGCTTCTTGTAATTGTACCATTGACATGACCATGATTATTTGAAATCTGGTAACTAACACCATTTTTGATTGCTGAAATTTTATGTAAATAATAATTACCTTTAACCTTACAGAGTACAATATCATTCTTTTTTAACTCTGTATCTTCTGTCACAGGCTTACAAATCACTGGTTGACCTGATTTAAGTATTGGTGTCATTGACTGACCAAATCCAACTACCTTACAGGTTTCACCTTTTTTCAAATGTTCTGCCGTGATGGCATTTTCTTTTCCCTCAAAATCGTACTGTATTGTTTTCACCTCCAGTTTTATACTCTCTTTACTTTAACAAATCTATATGGTTGATGAGTATTTAGATACTTCTTTTTATTTACTTTACTAGAAAACATATCATATGGTCTAATCCACACTTCTTGATCTTTTAAACTCTTATATACAACCATGTCCTCTTCTGTTTCTGTATTAGTTCCAATAGCAACAATCGTATACAAACCACCTTTAAAATGCTTAACTACATCTCCTGGCTGAAAATTTCTATCATATGCGAAGAAATCATTAACTCCGTTTAATTCTACATGCCCTAAAAGTTCAACTTTTATATTTTCATCAGACTCACATATTGGATTTCCAGTTATACTTTCTATACCTTCTTCATTGTCATAAATATCGCTTAATCTAATACTTTCTTTGTTTCGCAACCTACTTATTAACTCTTTATCTTTTGACATTATCATTTTTCCTGTGTTTTTATTCCTTTATATAATAAGACATTGTAAACAACATTGTTCCCAAGGATGCTCCAAATCCTAATAACCCTGCTATATCATTCATCATAGTAAGCTTAAAAAGGCAAACAGCACAAAGTCCTAATCCAATAATAAATTTTAATATTTTCATCTTTTATCCTCCAGTATAATATTATCTCTTTACAATCTCATAAATAACACTATCAAGATAATTGCCATCTCTATCTTTAATAGAATCTTTTAAAATATGTTTATTACCATGATGCTTTTTAATAAACTTATCATATCCTCTACAGACGGGATTTTCACCAACAGCTCTCCATTCAACTCTATGCAATGCACAAACTAATTCTTCTAGTTTAGCAAATACATCTCTTCCAATTACTATATTTCCTCTATCAAATGAGAATAATCCGAAGTTATACGCATTAGATGTATACCAATCTACTAAATAGTCTAAGTAACCAATCAAATTTTCATTTTTATCAACTATTGCATACTGGAACTGATTCCCGTCAGGACAATCGAATATATTCGGTGTCCAATTTCCCATACAGCCCATTTCATATAACATATCTGTTGTATAAAAATACTTCTGAAATTCTTTCATAATCTGTTCTTTGTACAAAATTGCGGGAACTAACATACAACCACCTCTTTTAAAATTCTTCAAAATGTATCATGCTTATATTTTATCTCCTGTACCGTAATTCTTCTGTAATGCGAACATACATAAATTAAATTCGTTTAATCTTCTCTTATCATTTAATTCTCCTTTGAAATCTATATTTCATCCAAACATTTATTTGAATGTTTAATGGAATATTTAAGTCTATCACACTTAAATACCCACCCTATATCAGTATAGGTTAAAATAAAAATTAGAAAAGAAAGCGGGAGTATTTTTAAACACTCCATTAAGCATTCAAAATTTTATATAAAATTATTCACCATTTACCAGCCTTGCAGGTGCTTATAGCCAAATACAACTATGCTAAACTGTATATCAAGGATTTGATAAATCTTTATATCTTTGCTGTTTACTCTTTTAACTTTGACTCATAATAAAAACTTTGAGTTTTTAGCGTTATTGTTTAAGTTTTATAGCTTTAAACTTTACAGAACATACTCGAAATATCGAAGTAATAATTAATTGTATATTCTATATGTTTTATTTCTACCAAATTTTAAGTTTGGGTAATATGTATCACACAATACTTAATAGCTACAGATTTCTTTTCAGTTTTACATAAGTCTATATCTGCAAAAGACTGATGAGTTGTAGTTTAAAGTTTTCGGTAAACAATGAATAACTTCTAATTAACTATTCTCTTTTTAGTAATTAATTTCAATTTCTGTTATAGCATTACTAACTGAAAGTGCAGAGTCTATTTCTGCTTTAAAAGAAGCAATCTTTTCTTCTAGTATATTAATCTTGTCTAAAATCTTAATAGGGTCAACTAACTCATATGAATTTGCATTAATAAAATATTTCTTTGTTTTTTCAAAATCATCTGTATTAGTCTTGCCTTCTTTAGAACCATAGATACCAATAACATACTGTTCTGCTCGCTTTTCAAGGTCATCACCATTCTGTTTGAGAATTTCAGCTTGTGCCTTATCATAATATTGCTTCAATGCCCAAAGCATTCTTTCGTCAAACTCTACACCATGATTTTTCATTTCAATAGCTTCTGCCACAGTGTATTCTGCATCATTGACTAAAACCTTTGTAACGGCATGTGATAAAACAACCGCTCTTTTAATAGCATTTCTCCTTTTAATAAGGTCTGTAGCCTTATCGTAACAACCTTGCATAACACCTTCATATTCCTTAACTGGAACACCTTTAATCTTTTCATTAGAATGTTTATTTGCTACACAATAAACACCATTATTAATTGCAGAAATAATTCTGTCATCCATAAGTTTTAATTCTGCAAGCGCTTTATGGATTGTCATTTTTTCTACTGTCATAATATTCTCTCCTTTTAACTGTGAAATTTAAACTTTATATTTAGGCTTATTGCCTTGTTACATTTTTATATTCTCTTTATTTTTATTTATCTTTTGCTATTTCTATCTAATTAATTTATTTTTCTACTGTTATATGAAAAATTGACTTCAAAATACGGATAATCAACCAAATACCAGTTGCAATAGACCACTTAAATGTCAGTCCAAAGCACATTGTAATTAACTTTATAACTCCACATATCACAATCCAACTACCCCCATAACAACATGCTAGAATAAAAATAACTACAATTGCCGTTACACCGCCTCTTGTTAAATTTTCTTTTAAATTATTCATTTAATTATTCTCCTAATCAACTTCAATTTCTTGTATATCAACAATGTTATAAGCATGTGGAGTTTCACCAATTTCTTTTATGTAATCTTCTACAAGTTGCAAAAACTTTTCATTGTATTTTTTATAAATTGGTATTCTATAAGCATAATTGCCAAAAGTAGAAGAAATATCCCTTCCAGCTAACATTACAGCACCTTCTTCATCTATATATTGTTCCATCTTCATAAGAACATTTCTAAAATCAAAACCACAAAAACCCACATCTTGGCATTTCCCAATATAAATTACATCTTCAGAAACTACTTCATACATCGCTTTTGCATCTTCTATGCATTCTTCGATAGTATCTCTTGTCTCATTATTCCATCCTTTTTCCCTTACATCTGTCGTCCATGTATACATCTAATCTCTCCTTTAAATTCCAAATGAAAACCAATCTTCATCGTCTACATGCCTCTATATCTCTTTAACATCTTGGCATAAACTTCGTCATTAGAAGCATAATATTCGTCATCCAATATCTTCTGAATTTCCTGTTTACGCTTGTTCATTTCTTTCTTTAACTTCTCTTTTTCTTTGCGTTGTTCAACTCGTTTTTCAAATGCTGAAATATCAACTTTACCTATAACTTCTGCTGTGATATTCTTTTTGCATCTTTCGGCTGCTTCTTCTACACTAATAATTTCAGAAATCTTTTCTGGAACAGAACTACCACTCAATATAACATAATCTCCAACATTATAATCATTGCCATCTTCATAAATTGCAAAATGATATGAATTACAACCATAGTTAATAACAGCTACCTTAGTGAAACCTTCTAATTTTAATTTTGCCATAATAATCCTCCTTATTCTGCATCAATAAGTAAATTCTCGTCACCGTCTACATAAATGTTTGCCTTTGATAACTTCGTAGACACTGAACCATTATTTGTTTCAATAATAATTTCTCTATCTGGATATATATTTCCAATTTCTGTCAACATATTTTCCACCATATCTATTGAAGACATTTTACCTTTACTAACAACCCAATTTGCAAACTCCTTGAAATCTTTTTCAGTCATAATAATATCAGAGTAGTAAAAATCCTTATTTGCAATAATCGCCCAAATTTTCTGAAGCTTTTTAATAAATGAGCTGCCTTGTTCTTTATAGAAGTTGCCATTAGTGAAAGCGATAAAGGCACGATCTGTTTCGTCTTCTTCTTTATTAATTTTTATATGTATACCATCATTACAACCACACTTGCAACTTACAATTAATTCATCGTTTTTAAAATTTTTTAATACTGCCATTTTAATTTCTCCTTTATATAAATTATTTATTGCATTACTTTAAATAACGTTTTGGCGCTTTCAACAATTATTCCAACAAATGTAACACTTAATCCAATAAGCATTCCATATATAATGGAACTGCCGATAATATGCTTTATATCAAATAATTTTACACACATATTTCTCAATTCTTTAAATCCAAAAAGAACCAACAAATATCCTACTACGCCGACTACAAAACCAATCAAACCAGCTTTACATGCCATAATTCCAAACATTAGTTTTCACCACCTAATAGTTCCAAAGCTACTTTATAATATTTAGTTCTCCCTTTATATTCAGAAGAACTAACTTTGCTTAACTCAAGTTTTATCTTACCAATGGTATATTGATGAGTGATAGCATCTTCCATAACCTGAATGAATCTTATACACTGCTTTAATTTCTTATGCCTGTCTCTAATATCATCTAGCAAGTAGCCAACTTTTGCCATTCTATGAGCCTGTGGCTTTTTACCACCTCTATTTTCTTTATAAGTCTGTAAAGCATGCTCAATATCAGATTCGACACTATCACATCTACTCAATTCTGCTATAAATAAGTTTTTATATGTATTAAGCTGCTCCATATCCCAGCCTGCTAATCCTAGAAGATTATTTGTTTCGTTTATTATCTTATCAAGCATAGTATAGTCAAAATCGCTATCATCCATATAAACTCCATCATTACCCTTATAATAAAGAGATAATTCTGATTCTTCATTTTTATCTACATCAACAAGCTGATAGTTTTTTAGCCATGATAACCTTTTACCACCTCTCTGGACTAATGACCTTGCTTGTTTATATGTAAATTGTTTTGCTTTTAATGGCGAAGTAGTTGCTAGATACTCACCTATCTTCATAGGATTTTCCATCACATAATTTTTACCATTAGTTAAAATAAACACTTTCTTATTCTCCTTTCTTACTGTAAATAACAGGGCTAATCGGATTCGAACCGATGGATGCAGAGATCAAAACCCTGTGCCTTACCGCTTGGCGATAGCCCTATATTTTGTGATGAGTTAACTCATCACAATTATTTTCACTTTTTGTTGCCCAATTTAATAAATCTTTCGACTAAATTGAAAGACATTGTTACTAGAGCTACTATGATAATACTTGGAATAGAACTGAAAAAATAAGTTAATTTTAAACAAATTCCAAATATGTTATTTTCAGTAAAATCAAAATATCTTTCAATAATATTTCTAAAAATAACATATAAACAAAAATCAATTATTGTTGATTCGTATATCTATCATATGATTCGCTCATCATTGTCAATAAAACTAAAAATTCCGCAAGATTTACAAATATTAAATATATAACTAAAACAAATTCTAAAAAGCCTATCAACATCCATATCACATCCAATCTTCAAAGTCGACTATTTTTTTGAAACTTCGTTTATTATATAGTTCACTCTTTTTTCTTCGTACTATTCTGTTTGCATACTTCTTGGCGTATTTAAATAAACTCCAATTAGAGCGAACATAAGATTTAGAGATTATATCAACTGGAGGTGGATAATGACCAAAGCTATGTATTTTTTGCAAATGCTTCTTATATTTATATTCGCTTTTTCTTCTCTTGCGATGTTGTTTCTTTTTATAATCTGTTGCCGTAAGAGTAACATCATATTCTTTCACATTATCCACTCCCTTTAACATTATTTATACAGTTTCATCATATACTCTAATAGACTTTACTGCTCCTTTTAGACCACCAGACGAAACATAAGACATGTCTCCCATTTTCTTACAAGTCTTATCTAATGATTTAGTATCAACAATGAATTCTACGATACAACCATTTTTACCAAGTCTGTTACTTGAATCGGTATGTTTATTATCTTTACCGTCTGCAAGAACACATTTAACTATTGTTCCATTCTCCATAATAATATCTAGTTTTGTACCAATTGTTGTACAGTAATAGCTACCTACAGCAATACAGTATCTGCCATCAATAGTTCGAATACCATACTTGCCAGTAGTTGCTCTTTTCTGTAGTTTATATTGGCAAGAAGTTCTGTCCGTTATAGATTTATAACTCATATAAGTCTTCTTACTTGCTCCTACAGGAACTGCCTTTGTTGTATAACTAGCTCCATATGTATTTAAGCAACTAACGACTATTGCCGTTATAGCTATCGTGCTCTTAATAAATTTCTTTATACTCATATATTCATCCTTTCGTACTCACTATCCAACCACGTTATACAGGCATTGATAGCATCTTCTTTTCTGATGAATGTTTCGCCATTGGGAATAGAAAATTTAAACCCGTCTAAATCGACTCTTGTCATACTAACTAACAATGGCGCAATCTCTTCCAATGACATATTCCTTAATCTATCAATCTGTCTCATATGTATATTCCCTTTTTAATATCACTTCTTATCTGTTACTACAGTTGATGTACCATTAATTGTTACCCAACCATGCTTAACTCTAGCTTCAGCTTCTTTCATTCTGATAAGTTCATCGGTAATAGAAGAACTTAACTGTTTATTTGCTTCTGCTTGAGCTTTTGCTTCGATTAATTCAGCGTCTGCTTTAGCCTGTGCTTCTGTTCTTGTCTTTTCAGCATCGGCTTTTGCCTTTTTAATAGCAGTCTGATTATTAATTTCCTGTGTTTCTGCTGCCTGCTGTGCTGTAATCTTTGCGTTAATAGCTTCCTGAGTCTTTTCATCAACAGTAATATTAATAAGTGAAACATTACTTATTGTTATGCCGTAAGGTTCAAACTTCTTATTAAGATAATTTGTAAGTGTAGTATTAACATTTGCTCTTTCTGAACCAAGAATATCTGATACCTTATAATTTGCTACTACTTCTTTAGTCCAAGAGATAATATTTGGTTTAATGAAACTATCTCTTACTTCTCTACCAGCCTGACCACGAAATCTTGTGAATAAATCAGCAACCTTGTCGGAATTATATTGATACGTAAATGTAAGGTCTATCTGCATAGCCTTACCTTCTGATGAACTGGCTGAGAAGCTATCATTCTCCCCAGAATCTCCATTCTTACCAGCTGTTAAATAAGACTGTTCAAGACTTGTTGAATACAAAGTCGTCTTTACTATAGGTGATTTGAAATGCCAACCTTGAGTTAAAACCTTGTCTTTAACGCCACCATTCATGCTATATTGTATTGCCACATAACCAGCAGGCACTCTTACTGTTGATTTTACTAATAAAATCACTACTATAAGTAATACTATACCTGATATAATTCCACCAATTGTCTTTTTCATTTTTTAATTCTCCTTTTCTTCGTCTTCATTTATAAAACTATTTACTATATCCATTACCCACGAACCAATCTTTATGAACAATGGTGACATCAAAAGCCATAAGACTATTAATGCAATGCATAATAGAATTGAAAATACCGACATATATAACTTCACTCCTTCCTAACAAAATTCTCCATCTATAAACACATAACCATCTTCATCTCTATAAAAATAAGAAGCAGCCTCAAAACGATTTAATTTGACATATTCAATATGGTCATAAGGAATGGTAATATCATAATCATCCTTCGTTCCTTCAATAAAATACTTAGTTCCACCAAACAATTCATCAGGAACGCCTTTTGGAACATATTTCATATATCTAATTTCCTGATGTTCTTTCCAATCAATAAGTTCCTCTTGTAATTCCTTAATTGAAATCTCAGTACCATATTCATCATAAATACCTATAACATCGTGATATCTGGATAAAAATTCTATCATTTCTTTCACCGACTTATATGCTTTGTTATGTCTTTCAAATATAGGACACCAACCATAGCTTCTTTTACCTATATGTATTTCATATCCCCAATATGGTTTATCCACAATTCGATACTCATCTGGAAAATACTTTTCTACAAGATTTTTATCTGTTATTATCATGTAATAATTTGTACTCATCTTTATTCTCCGTCATATAATTTAACTGTTCCGTCTGAATTATATATAGGTGTGATACCATTTTGGCATTCATAATACATTACTTTGGTATTTTTATCATATCTTATTGTCGCTCCAATATCACTTGAAGGTATTGCAACCAAATCCATATATTTAGATCTTAAATCTGATGCTCCTATTGAAAAGACAGCTGCGTCTTTACCTCCCACCACACAAAAAAACAACATTAAACCCAATATAATTAATAAAAATTTTCTCATTGTTTTATTCTCCTACTAAAATCCATATTTTTCTCTTCTTGCTGATCTTCAATTCGTTGATGAAGTCTACTTTATCCAAATTGACAACAAGATTTGGCTTATTTCTTCGGATTTCGCTTATTGACGGATAAATACCTAACTCAACAAGAATTTTTGGCAAGTATCTTTCTTCTGTATAATAGGTTTTTTCCTGCTCAAAGTTTTTCCAGTCAGTTTCATCTAAAGCAAAAATATCTTTAGGAGAAACTAAAGGCTTTCCTATTACTATATTCTCTATGTATTTCAACTTAATCACCTGCTTTAAAATACCGATTTCATTAATTGTCAGATTCTTCGTCTTCATCGTTTGCAAAGATTCCATGTTGTCTACGCAAACAAGTGCAACCCAAAATGCAACTATTCGCTACTTGACGTGTTATTCTTGACGCCATTTTTAACGACTCTCTAATAACCGTTCCACTCCTACCGTTTCCTTTGCCGCTCTTAACCTTTTGTACTTCGGCTTTTGCTATCTCAAGAGATTTAATTGCATAATCTATCTTCTCTAATTGTGTCATATCATCTCAACTCCTTTGGCAATTCAGGAAGTAGCATCCAATGCGTTATAGAATCAGTTACTTCATAGTATCCATATTCTGAATCATAGTTATAGAACCCATTTTTGTTTTTCTTGTCAAAAAAATCATAGTTGTCTACTTTATATAAGTTCTTATTCCAATAATTTATTTCAATAACTTTATTATTCCCAACTGTAATATATTGCCCATTTTTATTAGGTAATCTCTCTTTAACAGAAATCCAATTTGATTCATTGTTCATTTTATTTCCTCCAAGTCTCTGAGTTCACAAGAGATATAATTGTAACTATTCAATATATCTCTAAGCCTTTTAATCTGACTATTTATATATTCTCTATTTGCCTTTTTATTTTTCCACGCATTCTGTTTCTGGCGCTCTAGTTTTCTAAGCTTGTCTAAAAGTCTTTCGTATTTAAAAGTGATGTCTACTTCTTTAACAACTTCTACTTCTATTTTCTCTCCACAATAAGGGCAATAATGAATAGTAGAGTTATAATTTACTTTCTGCAAACTATCCCAATTTTGTAATAGCTCTTGTTTACATAACTTAAACTTAGGAAAACCATTACTGTAATCAATCTTATCTAAACACTTACACTTCTTACATTCGTCATCTGGATAAGTATCTCTGTTGTCACAACCAGAGCAAAATAATTCAGGTGTTTCAATACTATTTGTTAATCGAATCATAGGGTTGCGTTCTAATTTCTGACAGCAATAGTGAAACTGCCTATATTTATATGTAATTTTGTCGCCAATAATATATTTAATTAATTCTACTTTCACGCTGACACCCCGTTAAGTTGATTTTTGATTCTAATAACTTCGTCTAAAGCACTTGTTAAAGAGGCTTTATGTTTTTCTCTATACAATTCAACCGCTTTAATGTAATTACCAACTCTAATACATTCTTCTACTGTTGGTTCAAGAATTTCTCTTTTTATACCTTTACAAGAAGCTGCATATTGTCTTATCGCAGGTAAATCATCGCATGGAATACTCTTTTTATGATTTACATTTGCAATTAAACTTAATTCATAATTGGTAATAATGCCTCCATTTACCAGTTCAAAATACAAAACTTTACTCATAACCCTCATCCTTTCTGTATCTACATTGTAATGAAGTTGTCTACATCATTCTTCATCACTAAGTAATTCTCTCTTTGGTCTCTGATATATGTATTGTTTTTATTGAAGTAATCGATGAACCAATCTTTCAGTTCAATTTCCTTTTCGAAGCTATAAGCTACAATCGATAATAAAGACAACCTATTTTCTTTTTCTAATAGTCTTGAGCTGTTGTCTACTTCGACAGTGTAGTCATCTAACATTGAACTGAACAATTCCATTCTATCTTCATCTACTTCAACAGAAGTAACATCTGTTACAAACTGTTCTATTTCTTCGTCTGTATATTCTCTTGTTACTGGAATTTCCTCTTGAAAGTATTCTTTCATTAACTTTTCAAGCATATCTAATTTTGCAAAGACAACCTTTTTATCTTTGCTATTCTTATCCTTATCGTATGTATTAAAAGTTTTATCCTCATATTCTGAGAATGTTTTGTTATGTAAGTTATTCTTAAATTCTAAAAGGAAGTCATTAAATCTCGCAGCTTCTATTTTATAGTCCAAGAATTTATGGAACAAACTAAAGAAAAGGAAACTATTCTTTACATTGAATAATTTACCTGTTTCTTCATCAACAATATTAGCCAACATGTCTAATTCGTTGTTCAATGTATCAAACTCTTCTTTACTTGCATTTTCATTTAAGTGTTTGAATAAAGATTTCCCTCTTGTATATTCTTCAGCATGAAACATTATTGTTATAGCTTCATAGACAACTCTATTAAGCTTTCCGTTTTTCAATGCTGCTTCTCCATAATCTCCACAGTTTTTAAAGAAATTATTATTAATTGTATCTTTTATATATGTAGCAATATTTGACATTGGAAGAATACTCTTTTCTTCTGCGTTCATACTTGTTTGTCTATTGTATCTTGCCATATGATATGCTATTTCTTCGTCTGTACAATCCAAATGTTTAACTACATTGATTGGATAACTGTCGAAAGCATCCTGCAATTCTTCGGGTAAATCTTTAAACCATTTACCTCTTAAATCGTATTCAACTACTTTCATTTCTCCGTTTATACACTGTTGATAATACACAAATGGCATTTCTAAGCTCTTACTTATTCTAAAAGCACCATTTCTGTACTCTTCAAGTGCAGTCAATCTCTGCAGTCCATCAATTAGCCACAAAATAAAATCTGTTTTATTTAAGATTTGCTCACAAATTTTAAGTGAATCTAAATCTTCTCCCTTTATAATAGTAGAGACTAGACCACTTTTTGCAGTATTTTGCCAACGGTCAGCATGTCTCTGTAAAGGATGATTTTTATTTAGCTGTCCTCTCTTAAACATTTTTAATAAAACTTTAACCATGTACGTATCTGTTTTTGTCTTGTCTCTACCAAGCATTTTTCATTTCTCCTTTTATCTTTATTTAATATTTTAACTTTAACAAAATTTTGTTTATGTAAATAAAATAGAAATATTTCTATAAGCTTTTAATCCTTCAATTGAATCTAAAAGTTCTTTTCTATCTATCTTTAATATTCTCTCAATTTCACTGTATGTATAACCTCGTAACAGCAATACTGCCACCTTCTTTTGTTTGTCAGACAAATGTTCTAAATATTCATCCAGCTTTTCGCTTGCTTTTCCAAAGCACTGTTTGTGGACATCGAAGTCAGATTTAAGTCCACTGAGATAATTCTGAACCTTCTTAGTAGGATTCTCCAAAGATATGTTCTTAACAAAAACATCATTGCCTTCATCATCTTTCATAACTACACTTCTCTTTTTTCTGTTTCTATCTCTTATGTATGTAGAATATAATCTCTTCTTTAATGAAGAAACTAGGAATGGATGAAACTGACATATCTTTTCGTTATAATTTAAAAGACTATCTAAGAATACAACTTGTGCCAAGCTATACAAGTCATCATAATCCTTTTGGCTTATTCCACCAATCTTAATGATGATTGGATAACAAGTTTGTTTTAGCTTCTGCATATTATTGTCACAATACTGGTGCACAATTTTCATTTGCTCACCAGTTAAGTTAGAATATTTTTTACTTTCCATTAAATCAAAACCTCCTTTACTTATCACTATTCGCTTTTTGTTCACTCAACATTATTGTTCTTTATCCATTCCCAAAGAATTTGAGAGACTAAAGCATTTCGTGTATTTTTCATCTACAACTTAACCATATTTTAATAAAATATCCTCTTTTATGAACAATATATCCTCAATACTCTATATAATATATCATTTTCTATATTATATGTCAATATGTTTTATATATATTTCTATATATTTTGTGTTGACTAATAGATTTTATATGTTACAATATAAATATGGAGGTGACATTATGTTTTCATACAAACCATTGTTAAAATTACTCATAGAAAGGGATATGACCAAAACTCAACTTCGTGAAGCCACTGGAATGAGTATGAATACCCTTGCTAAAATAAGCAAAAACGAATATATTTCAATGGCTACCCTTGATAACATCTGTTCTTATTTACATTGTAATATTGAAGATGTAATTGAATTTATTGAATAATTTGTATCATGTCACATAAGTGACATTCACTATCAAAAGAGGTGACATTATGGCAACAAATAAACGAGCTTTTACAATGAGAATGCAAGCAGAGAACTTTGAAAAAATAAAAATCATCGCCGAATGTAACAAGTGCTCAATTGCAATGCAAATAGAATATTTAATTGAGAATTGCATTGAGCAATATGAAAAAGAGCATGGTGAAATTAAATTTTTCCAAGACCTTTCTGAGTAACCCATATTAACATTGCGTTAAAACTAATTCCACTTTTATCTGCCTACCTGTTGTATCTGATTCTTTAATTCAACAGGTAGGCGAATTGTTAATTGTTGTTTCTCCATTTAATCACATCCTTGCCCAATCTTGTTTGTCATTTACATTCTGAAAATGTGCAGCAGAAATACATCTCTGTTTCCAGTCCAAATAACCAGCACATCCATCATGACAACCAACATATCTGATAAGACATTTATAACATGGTGAAATTTCTTTTAAAGGATTAATTTTAATACTCTTTCCTTTATTGTTCATAATATATTCTCCTTTTTACCTAACAAAATGACATTTCTTTTATATATTCTCCAAAATTTGTGTATTATATAAGGAATACCCCATACAGGCATTCCTTATACAGTGAATTATTCTATTTTCTCTTCTTCATTGTTCCGTGGTACAAGTAGAAAAGTGCTAACCTTCCCTTCTCTTTGTATCTTTTTAATATTTTGTTTAGTAGAGTAAGCATCGATTGTTTGAACCAATTCGTCACATCGTCTTGCCACTGTCTTTGCCTGTTTAATCATATCTATACAAGTCTCTTTGAGTATGGGTAAGAAACTTTCTACACAGTTTTCTTCTAAGTTGCAAATAGAAACAGGAATTTTATTACCCTTAGATTCTTTTATTAACTTTGTAGCTTCTTCTTCTGTTATTTCGATTATTGCAGCTTTAAAGCACATTTATTCACTCACTCCTTCTATGTTGCATATATAAGCATTATAAATTTGTTGCTTATATTTTTTATCTGTTATTTTTCCTCTATAATCTAAAATTCTACTCTTATCTACTTGACGAACAGCTTCGCCTAAAACAATACTATCTTCTGTTAAAGCAGATATAAATTCGCTTTTAAGGAGGACATGTGTTGGTTGTTTTAAACTTTTCTTTTGAGAAGTCAATGGCAATACGATTGTTGTTGGACTATAATAATTTCCAATATTATTCTGAATAACCACAGCAGGTCGAATGCCTCCTTGTTCACTTCCAATTGGGACATCGCCAAAATCAACAGTAACAATATCATATGCCTTAATTTTTATTTCTCGTTTACATTTATGTTCTTTTTTACTCTCAACCATTTATTATTCGTCCTCCTTTCTTTAGTTTTTTATGTACTATTTTGTGTCTTTCTTACTCTCTAACAATATATTAATAATATTACCAACAACTTCTCTTTGAGAATAAGACAATAGGTATAACTTATGAGTAATTTCTTCTTCCGTCATAGCGTCACCTTCTTCTATATTTTTATTAAATGTATTTTTAACTACATTCATTTGTATTTGTAGCTACATAATAACACATAATTGTTGTAGTGTCAAGTACATTTTTAGCAAAAAATGACTATATTTTGTATTTTTAACTACATTGGTTTGACATCAATAATAAACGATGATATAATCAAAAAACATAAGGAGGCGAATTTATGCTGATTAGCGAAAAATTTGAGCTTATTAGAAAAGCGAACAATTTAACAAAAATGAAGTTCTGTGACAAAGTAGGAATGTCTCGATCTCATTACGACAGTTTACTTGCTGAAAAAAACAGCGATAAAATTATCAATAAGACTACCAATATATCTATAATCAATAGCATATGTTATTTATTTAATGTGGATAAACAATGGTTGACTAATGATGAAAGCAATATTGATTTTTTTGATAAAAAATTTAATCAACAAATTGTTGATAATTATATGTTGCTGTCAGAAGCAAGCAAAAATATTGTTGATAATCTTATTGATGGTTTATTGGAATTAAATAACAATCAACCGTCAACTACTCAACAGCCAGTAATCAGATTAGCTGTATATGACCAACCAGTATGTGCTGGTAATGGTAACTTCATTACGGACGCAACAAAAACATTTAAGGATTTCCCTAATGCCCCGTCTGATGCTGATTTCGCAGTTAGAGTTCAAGGCGATTCCATGACACCTGCTTACAACGATGGTGATTTAGTGTTTGTTAAATCTACCGACACATTGAATAACGGAGATGACGGTATTTTTATCGTAGATGGCGATATAACGCTAAAAAGATTTATGGGTAATGAATTAATCCCATTAAATCCAAAATACTCTAAAATAAGCCAAAAAGCTATAATTCAAGGCAAAGTGGTTGGCATCGCAGAACATCACTCTGATTTAGAGGCTGAAGTTTTAGATATTGTAAACCAAGACAAGCCGCAAAACTTAAAAAAATCTATTTAACAAAAAAGGCAAGAAAAGAACTTTAAGCTCTCTCTTGCCTTTTCTCTTACTTAACCGAAGTATAAGTAATAAATATTGCTTGATCTATCAGCTTGTAAGTTTATCAATAACAATTGTTCTTTGCACTTGTAAACTCCCTTAATATGCTTTCCAATCAAGCTTTTAACATAATGTACCTGCATACCGCTTGCCTCCCTTTCCATCATATTCCCTAAGACAATGGACTGTTTAGCACCAGAAAAGAGGTACGGAAAAATATTAACATAAAATGACATAGTTCAACAAGAAGCAACATTTTCCATTTTTTGTCCTATACATGTTATAGGATTTATGTTATAATACAAACAAAAATATTAAATTAGGAGCGATAAGATGACACAGATGCAAAAAGATATTATTAGGTTATATTTACAGCTAGATGCCAAAGACGAGAAAGAGTTTCTCATGTGGCTATTTAGTTTAAGTAAATAATAACCAATATTCTGTATATAATAGCCTTATGTATTTTACAAAGGCTATTTTTATTTTATTGATTCTCTTAACTCATTCGCTTTCTCTTTGTCAATAACACTATAGTTCAACAAAGTGTTTATTGCCAAATTCGCTTGTCTAGTGATTTTCGCTTTTATGTCATATTTTGCTCCAGTAAGCAATGTGTCCTGAATAATTTCCACATCAGTTGGCTTTTCTTCTCTGAGAGCTTCTGTATATGCTCGTCTTATAATTTCAATTTCTTTTTCAATTTCTTTTTCATCAATCAAATATTCAACTGTAACTTTAATCATATAATCCTCCTTTCTTTGTCTTTATTACTTTCGCCCATATATATCTGCACTTACTTTAGCTTGCCAGTAGTTATGACTAGAAGTATAAGAGTTAAACAACATTGCAATTAAATAAGCTTTAATATTTTGAATCCTAGTTGGATTTTCTTTTAACGCCACTATCACATACTCTATATGGTCGTATTTCAACTTCCAGAATCTTTGTTGCACAATTGTACTTGGATATTTCACTCCAGAAATCATATAAGTTGTGCTATCAACAGTTACAACTTCTGTCATGAGTTCAACTATCTCATCAATGATTTCTTTGTCGTTAGGGTAAGAGATTATTAAATCGCTATAACCTATATTTTGTTTTATGATTTGACATAAACGAATATAATCTTGTGCCGCATACTTTGGTTGTCTTTCTCTATCTATCAATCCACCTCTTATGTTATTAATATTATTATAGTTAGGTTGATAGATTGATTGTTTAATACTTAATTGTTTAGTATTTAATTCTTTAGTATTTAATTGTATGCGGTTTTCCATATCAGGAAATCCCCTATCTTGGTTATCCATATCTGGGAAATCAGGATATGGATGAGATACCAGTAAATCTGCACCTTTCAAAGGACAACTTTCTTTTTCGCTTATGTAATCTTCAATCGAAATATTGTCAGCCACATTTAAATTTTTAGTATCATCATAATGTATATCATTTGTATTAAAATCACCATCTTTTTCTTCGATTTGTTTAACATTAGTATTATTATTTTTAACACTATTATTAACATTATCTTCATTAGTATTTTCGGAATTAGTCTTATTATCATTACAATTAGTAGCCTTTTGAGGTTCGTCATAAAGTGTATAATCCACATCTAAAATTTTGCCTTTATCATCTCTAATTGTAGTTCTAATTAAATAACCCAATTCTTCTAATTTTTTTAATCCACTTGTAATGGTTGTTCTACCATCTGGTAAAATTTGATTTAATCCATTAATAGAAAAATCCCACTCAGATGGCAAACTTAACATTGTTATAAGCAAACCTCTTGATTTAATATCTAAATTCATATCTCTTAATATTGAGTTGTTAACAATTGTGAAATTATTTTTTAGTTCTTTCTTTAGTATGCCCATAACAAACATTTCCTTTCATATTTTATAATTTTTATACTATCCTGAGTTTATTCGCCATATTTATAGCTGTTTGATACTTATCTACATCATCAGTAAGATACCTAATAATTTTTCCTAAATCATCAGATTTTAAGGAGATAACAGGCATATTCTTGACTATTTCATCACCTTTACCAGCCAATACATTGTGGATAAACTCACCATGGTCATCAATCAACTGTCTATTTTTCTCTTCTGTTAAACCGATGTAATTCATAGTGATTTGCAAATCTGTATGATTAAACAGTTTCTGCAATGATAACAAACAATCGGGGTCAAATGGATGTGTCTTATGAATCCAGTAACCAAAACTCTTACGAAGAGAGTGAGTGCTTACAGCGTATTGTATATTCGCTGCTTTAACTGCTTTGTTTAACTTCTTTCTGTAAACCTCTGTCTGCTGTTTTACAACATCGTTATATTCGACTACATAATAAAGATAATCTCCAAGAGATAAGTATCTTTGCTGTTTATTAAAGTCTTTGATTATTTTCTCTTTTCTATCTTCTGATATAGTCTTATTTAACGCTTTACACCAAAGTTCTATATCGTTTTTACTGTATATATCCAAGCCTTTTCTCTTTATCCAGTTCGTTTTAGGAATATACTCGAAAATATATTCGCTGTAATGTTTCTTTATATCAACATCTACATTTGCTAAATACTTATCTAAGGCTTCAAATACAGTATTACTTATAGGGAGATTAGTAACTTTTCCTGTTTTTTGTTCTTCAATTGTATTTATTTCTCTTTTTCTGCTTCCGTTTTCGTAGTATATATCAGACCATTTCATCATTACTGTATCTCCAATTCTTCTACCAAGCAGGAGTTCTAACATTGTAATGAGATAACCATCCCATTCATGGTTATTTTCAAACCATTCAACTACATTTCTAATGTCTTCCATTTTCCAAAATGGATATACTTCTGTTTTCTCTTTTCTTTTTGTCATATTTATCGCCCTTCTTTCGAAATTTTTGCAACAAAAAAAGAAGTAGAAATTAATCTACTTCTTTTACAATTCTCTCTTTTGTTATTAAATTAACATAATTATCTTTCCCATAATTTATCTAAAACATCAAAATCACTAGGGAGACAAGAATAAGTTCCACCCACAATATCCAATTTTTTATATTCTTCTTCAGTTATAATAACTCCTTCGTCACCTATTGCAGTTTTATTATAATCCAAACTACTTGGATTTGGATTATTAAAATAAAATTTTCTATACTCTGTTGTCCCATCGTTTAATATAGTTTTAAACAAACAAGCTATAACTTTTCCCGTACTTATTTCTGTTGTTACAAGGTTGTCAAATCTTGGGTCATATTTGTTATAAGCAAGTTTCCCACGTTTTAATGCCATCTCTCTATTTCCTCCTTCAAGTTTACGCATTTCTGCAACTCTTCTGTCAAATGAATCTGCATAAATCTTTTTACTATTTACTCCTATAGTATATGTATGTCTATTTCCATATCTATCATATCTTGTATGCTGATAAGTTTTTTCACCATCATAAAGTTCATTTCCAACTCTATCATAGCAAACTCTATTACCATTCTCGTCTATTCTCATAGTTTCATTTTTTGACTGTTCATTCTCAATCGCACACTTTGTACCACTAATACCTAAAGCTCCTAAAAAACCTAAAAAACCTAATAATCCTAACATAATATTACATCCTTTCTTAAATATATTCTCTGATTATATTTTATTGTAAATTCATTATTTTTTCAATATAAATTTTCTATTCTCACATTATCATCATACAATTCATTATGTTTCTCTACTGCCATTTCCATAATATCAGGAAAATAATCATTTTCTCGAACTTCCATTGTCTTTACATCACCGCACTTTATACAAACAGAATCTTTAATATGACCATATTCTCTTTGGGAAGAACCTCTTTGAATTCCATTTATTGCTACCGTATCTGTATGTAAGCAACTCAAGCAAATAAATCTACTTAACTGCATATAGTTATTTTTTCTATTTCTATGTCTACACATTTATTTACCACCTCGTTTTTTGTATTAAAAAAGAAGCAGGAATTCCCGCTTCTCACATTAGTTTATTTCCGTTGAAATGATTATTTCTTTGTCTTAAAAATAACCTCTTATTAATCCACAACTTTGCTTAATTCTTCCCAGTCTTCTCGATTTCCTGTTCTGCTCAAATGGTAATGTCCACCGTCAATTGCTACAGCTCCACATTTACAAATTACAAATTGATGTTGAGTCTTACTTTCGATAACATCTCCGCATCTCTTACATCTAATCTTATTTACTAAAATCTTTTCCAATATCAATCACCGTTACTGAAAACTTATAAAAAGTTATAATTATTTTATCTTTTATGTTTCATTCCTACTTCTATGAGTATGCTTTTGAGGGTTGCTTGCAACCCTCTACTTACAAGTTCTTGTACTCTCCATAGGCGTAAATTCCTGACTAACGAATCAGTACATATCTGTGATAACTTGATTGTGTTATACTACAGATTGTTTTAAAACATTTTCTCCATATCGTTTTAGATTTAAAGATGCTTGATAGTCTCTGTCAATTACATTTCCACATTCACATCTGTAAATACGGTCTGATAAACTTAAATCTTTCTTGATTGTTCCACAACAACTACATAATTTAGAACTTGGAAAGAATCTGTCTACAATGATTACTAAAATATTATTCCAAACAGACTTATATTCAATTTGTCGTCTAATTTCATAAAATCCTTGTTGTTGTACTGCTTTGGATAAATGCCTATTCTTCATCATTCCACTTACATTCAAATCTTCTAACACAATAAAACTTGGTTCTCGTTTTATAATCTCTGAAGTTATATGATGTATGTAGTTCTGACGAATGTTTGTTAGTCTATGATTTAATTTTAATAAAAGTTTTTCCTTTTTGATTACATTCTTTGTTTTACAGTAACTTTCTCCTTTCTTATTTTTTCCATATTTTCTGGATATAGAACGCTGTAACCTGCGTTTTTGTTTTTCTAACTTCTTAACTCTTTGTGTCTTGTTAATGTTTTGATATTTATTACCATCAGAACATATTGCTAAATCTTTAATTCCTAAATCTATTCCAATTCCTTCATTGGATGGGACAATAGTAGAGTCTTTGTATTCAATACCCACTGTAAGATACCAGTTTAATCCATCATATTTGATACGAGGATTCGTGTATTTACAATCTGTAGGTATTCTATTATGTTCTGCAAGTCTAATCCAATTTAATTTCTGTTTATCCTTCTTTTTAGAAGTTGTAAATCCTTCAACTTTTAAATGAGTATCAGAAAATTGAATTTTTACATTATCTTGATAAAAAGATGGTGTTGATTTCTTACGGCTTTTAAACTTAGGAACTTTTGAATATCCATTGAAAAATCTCTTATATGCGTTACAAGCATCTTTAATTGCTTGTTTTGTTACATTATTAGAGATTTTATTTAACCAAGAATATTTATCAGTTTTCTTCAACTGTGTAAATTCTTTTCTCAAATCTCCATCAAATATGAACTTGCCACCATTTTTATAGTTTTCTTTTTCTCTACTTAAAGCCCAATTATAAGCAAATCTGGCAGTATTAGCATATTGGAAAAGTTTAGTCTTTTGCTTGTTATTTGGAAGTAACATTACTCGAATTGTTTTTATCATCTTTTTCACCTCCATCCTCTATAAGTTCTCTTACAAGTTTTCTTGATTTAATTGCCCGTGTGAATAATACCTATACCCATTACTAGATGTATGGCGAGGACGTAGTTTTCCATTCTTATCCCAATTTCGTAATGTTTTGTGCTGATACACCTAATATCTTTGAAAACTCATTGATAGAATAATATTTACTCATAAAGTAAATCCTCCTTATAATGTTTATACTTTATTCTATCAATATATAAGTTATAAAAATCAACACTTTTTATATGTTTTTATAAGTTATATTTAACTGCTAAATACCTCTTTCTTAACAATCTTAAAAGTTAAAATTCATCCCATAATTTATCATCTTCATTTCCAAAAGGTGTGCTACAATTTTCTTCGGCAGCCTTAATAAGATATTTTCTTTCTAGCATAGTCATATCAGATACAATTTCTTCAGCTTGTTCTTTAGCTTTTAATATTTTATTAATCAAAAAATCACATTTTTCTTTTACTTGATTTTTAACACCATCAGGAATATTATCCCATTTAAGATAACAATTCAATCTTTCTTCTATGTCTTTATCATCTCTTAAATCATTTCCACTGAAACAAATTTCTCTTATGTCTCCATTTATATCTTTCCCAAAATTATTTTTATATCTTGAAAAATTCTCATAATGATCTATATATCCACCAGTATAGTATTTACTATAAAATACTTTTCCACAATGTTCGCATATCATTTTATTTATTTCCATTCTCATCATTCCTTTCCATAATCATAATAAACTTAGGTTTCAATTAACACTTATACTTAGAAACTATAATATCTTGTCAAATTTATTATCCAAAATTGATTTTACTAAATGTTTTTTGTAAAACTTTTTCAATATTGTCGTTCTTTGAATACCATCAACTAAAAATTTGTCTCTATCATACATAATACCATCATTGTTGCCAACCAATAATAACTCTGGTATTGTTATAAATAATTGAATTTCTTTTTTCATCTTGTAGTTTTTTCCTTTTGTTTAATACTTAATAATTATTGAGCAAATAATCTCTTGTATACTCATCGCCGAACTTTCTATACATCCATTTCCTATAATCTAATGTACAATACCCCGAATGTTGATAAACTTTTACATTATAATCTGCAATTGTATAATCATCATAAACAGTAAGAGTTTCATTTGAGTCTTCTTCAAGAATTTCTATGTAGCCTTCAAGGTCGATAGAATTTTCATTTCTTGTAATATTTAATTCATTAATTTTATCTGAATCAGTAAGTAAACTATAAATTTCTCTTAATTCTTCATCTGTTAATCTATTTGCATATTTCACAGTATCACCTCTTTAATAAATTGAATAACACATTGCCATCTTGTCACCCATTGGATTAATCACAACATAAAAAATATTTCTATTGTTCCACGTGTATTTAAAAACATCCTTTGTGTTTGATGGTTGACCTACTGTACATACTGTGTCACCAATATTAACCTTCTTAGTTTCAGGAATGCCTAAAGCTTCTCTTATATCTTTCCCAAGTCTACTACCTTTTGCAATTTTATTGTATTGATCATCACTTAATGTTGTCACTTTATCCATTATTATTTCCATAATTATATTCTCCTTTCGCTTCCGTTTGAAAACTTGGTTTCATTTATTTATATTTAGTCTCTTTTGTTCTTACATCTATTCCTATGACTTCTTTCTCTCTCTCGTTAAATATAAATTTTAAAACAGGTGTGCCGAATTCCGGATCAATAGTAGCCCATCCTCTAGCTCTTTCATCATCAACTAATTCTACAGACTTGTATCCCTCTTTCTTTTTCTCTTTAAGAAAGGTTATTACACTATCAATATCTGAACTAATTCGCAATATTATACACCTCTTTCAATAAATTCTTTGTCAAATTCTCTATCAGTATCAACAAATTCACCTACTGAACCAATAATAGCCGATTCAATATCATCATCTTCTTCAATGTATTCGTCTTCTTCATCATCCCAATTTTCTTCAAATTTAAAAAAACCATCGCATTCATAAATACTACCAACCTTTTTAATTTCGTTCTGCTGTAATAAATATTCTTCATCAAGAAGGGTATCTGCAAGTTCTTTTAATAAATCTTCATAATCACTACCACATTCGCAATTTGAAATTCTATGTAAAATTTCACTTCCTTTATCTGTATTTTGATCTAACCAATTTGCATAACTTGATATATCATTACGCCAACCGTCAACATAATGTTTGTTGTCAAATACATCACCATCGTTGTACCATTTATATATTAACTTACAAACTGCTGTTACAATCTGTGTTGCTTTTGTATTCCCTTCTCCCCAAACGGTTAAATATAAATCGTTTACATTTTTAAATTTTTTAAAATAAATTCCTTTTACTGACATAAAAATTACCTCGCTTTTTTCATATTTTATATTATCTTATTATAACACAACATCATTTTTTAATACAGTATGCCAATCATCAAAATAGTATACATATACCAACAGTATATCTGGATGTATAGCATATTCAACATACTTATTTACTTTTAGCATACCAAATCTTTTAAGCAAGTATTTAGTCATATCAACTCTTTTCTTCAATACCTAAAACTCGATTGATTTGAGTAATTCTAGCAAGTAGCTTTTCTTTTTCTGCTATTAATTCTGATATTTCTTCCATATCTTCTCTAATTTCTAAAATCTCAATTTTATATGGAAGATTATCTTTCTCTTTTTCAAATATATTTTTATTAACTTTTGATAAATAAAAAACAGACCCAGCAGATACTTCTGAACGCCAATATTTTGCACTGCCTCCACTTTTAATCTTACCAGAAATAAGGACTACGTCCCTACCGACTCTTGCACCACTATCTCTATTATAAGCACTAGAAATATCTTTTCCAAACACTCTTATAGACTCTTTGCAAGCAAAAGAATCTTCTAAAAATTTTATTTTAACATCAATTGTTTCATTTCTATCTATGTCAGAATAACCAAAAACATCTACCATAATATTTCTTACATTATCAATATATTCTTTTGGAACTGTCCAACATTTATTTGATGAATTCCATCTTGCAGAACCTATGTTTTTAATTTTAATAACAAATTCCTTATTGTACGGTGTATAAATATTTATTGAACTACTTCCTAGTACGATCTTAATGTCCATATCTTTATCCTCCTTGTATAATTTCTCTAATTTGTTTATATAAATATAACCTCAAAAATAATTTTTGAGGTTATATTTCTTACATTAATGCCATTGTAAATGTTTGTAGAACACAGTAAAAAGTCCCATTTTTAGGATAATCTTTATCTTTTTCATCCCAATCAAGAAGTAAAATATCAAGGAACTCTGAACTAATATCTGTCAATAAGTTTAATTGAAGAATGGTATTAAAACAGCCATCTCTATCATGATATTCCATGTAATATACTAATTGTGTCCTTAGTCCTTTTAGTTTATCACCAGCCACTTTTTTCATTTCTTTTCCAGAATTATATGCTTTTTGTACATAGTTATCTCTAACTATATGATTAAGTTTTTCAGTTATTAACTGTTCTGCATAATCAGTTGGTTTCTTATCTGCACTTATCCAATTTTCTAATGTTTCAATTTTAACTTTTAATGCTTCTGCTAATTCAGGAACTGTCTTAACTCCTAAATAATCCTTATATTTTTCCCAATTTTTAATAGTTATTTCTAACATAACATTCACTCCTTTTTTAATTATGTTTTATTTTTTTAATTTAGCTCTTGACATATAATTAGTTTATTACACATTGTGTAGTATGTCAAGTGCTTAGTATGCTTTATCTAATTCTCCTAAGATTTCCAATACATCTCTTTCGTCAACCTTCATATGCTTATTGTCTCGAGTCTAAAAAGGAACATAATCTTCATATTTTTCATACAACTTCTCTAAGTAAGTATCACAGTCTTCTACTATTTTATCTATTACATCACAAAATTCAGAAAACGATTCTTCTTCATATTCCCACATATCTCTACCTGTACATCTAAATACGTAATGTTTCCCTAGTTCATCGTCATTTTTATTTTCTTCTTCTGCTTTTCTTTCCCCCTCTTCTTTTTCCTCGTCTGGTAAATAATCATAATCAATCGCTAAAGGAATCCAACGACTCTCAATCAAGAACTCTGGAACTGGAAGATTTTCTTTTCCGCAGAAATCTCTGAAATTATAGTCTGAATCGCTCAAGAAAAAATCTAACGATTCAGCATGGCTACTATCGGGGAAATATATATCATGACGATATTTAGACAGTATTCTTTTGTGACGTTTTAAAGTATCAATTAAACTTGTTTGACTTTCTGTTAACATTGTTTTGTTTTCCATATTTATTACCTCCTATTTTGCATTATTTTAACATCTTTAATTTCTACAATCCCGTTTTCCTCTGCAAAGTCGAAAACGTAATGTGTTGCGTTCTCTTTGTTTTCGTATGCAACTATCAAGTTTTGCATATTTCTGGTGTGCCTAATTAGATTTACTCTTTCGGTTACACCTGCATTAATAAAAGCTTGTCTAACGACAAGATGCAACCTTAAATCACCAAATTTTTGACCTTTAAGTTGCTTTAAATTTTCTAAAATTTTATCCATACTTATTCCTCCTAAATATTATTATATTAAAATTTCATCTTCCATGATTACTTCCTTAAAATAAATAATTTTATTAATTTTTTTAAAATCCTTGACAAATTGAAAAAAGCAATATATAATGTAAAAGTAATTTCTACTATCGTAGATAAAAAACATATTACAACAGGTTAGAGAGGCGGGGTTTATATCCGTCTCTCTTTTATTTGCTCTAATTTTACACCCAAACATCAGTTACTTTATACCCAATTAAAAATCCATTGGTGTTATATAATTTTTCGACCTGTACAGATATTACTGTAGCATCCTTACTATTTACACAACATTGCCACACCTGTCCATCTCCACCAAACACAACCTCATCATTAGGATCAAAATTGGATTCGAAATTTTCAAAAGCACAGATAATATCATTCGCTAATTCTTCTGCTTGATTTTGTTCAATTTCACCTTCTTCGTTTTTATATTCTTTTCCTATTAATATTTTTAAGTTTCCAATAACTTGTTCTAAAGCAATCATATTGCTTACCTCCTCAAATCTAATAATTTTCTCTCTTTCTAAGTATATTTTGAAAAATTTTATACTTGACAAACTAAATATTTTATGTATAATAAATATTGTAACACAACTTGTGTTGCTGATTTCTACTTAGCGTAGATGAAATGCCCACGTAGTGTATTGGTAGTAAATGTTGGGCGACAGAGGGCGTAGTATCCAGATTGGCTACGCCCATTTTTATTGTTTTACTCTATTGCGTCTCTAAGAATTTGAATAAAATTCTCGATGTTTTTTACATTTTCTTTATCCATTTTTTTACCCCATTCTTCGACCTTTGGAAGACGTATCCAGTCTTCATAATCATAGTCATCAGGAGAAACTGGGCAATCGAAAATTTCGCATAAATATTTTCCATCATATCCAAGGTTATGTTCCATATTAGAATATATATAAGGATAAATGTCTATAACGTTTACTGACTCTGGAACTATAAAATCATAGTCTCCTCCTACACAATATTCATCTAAGATACTGCCTATTTCTTCATATGTCTCATTCTCATAATGTGTTGACAAAAAATCTATATAGCCAACAGATGAACTTAATTCCATAATGTCTTTTTCGATTTTATCAATTTGTGTTAAACTTAAATTATATTTATTTTTCATAATTTTACCTCCGATTAATCTATAATTTTATTTGTGATAACTTCATAAAACTCATTACCATTCGCCAGATTATTGTCGACATATATTGTTTCTATATTTTTAATAGAGTAAGGAGTAAAACCCCAATCGTCTTCCTCCGGTTCTTGATACTTCGCTATAGTAATCCAATTACCTTTCTTAGCCCTGACAACGCTTTTTTCGCCGTAGCAAGAAATCATTGAACCGACACCATAACATTCTATAGTAGTAGCCTCTCCTTGAGAACATACTCTTGTGTTATTAGCATATATAGTCACTTTTATATTACGACAGTTTCCACTACTATTAATATTGACTTTACTATTATTACCGAATATATTAATTGTCGCACAACCTGAGTCTATGTTCGCTACAGTGTTACCGTAAATATTAATTGTGTCATTACGACCGTTGGATACACATAAGCGACTTTTGGTCGCATTTATAATAGTATTTGACCCAGAATATACAATGAAGCTATTTATTCCGTTTAGCTTGCCGTAACGCATTGTAGCATTTATGTTGCAACCAATAGCATTAACAGTATTGTTTTCTCCTTTAACATTTATATTTCCCTTATCGGAGTATTTACTTACATTAATAATAGTACAAGAATTTTCAACATCTACATTTATTTTATCGTCACAGCCACAAAAAAGAGCAGATTTATAATTTTTTATTTCAACTTTATTAGACTGTTGAGTAGACATTATAACGCTACTGCGAGGAAATCGAACTTGTGTCATCTCATAAACACCATTATTATTTGTGATTTTCACTTCATCCGAAGTTCCTTTTTCAGAAAAAGAGGAGGTTTTTTCTGCTAATAATCCTATGTATTCGTGACCAATGAGTAGCATTGTTTCAAAATTTAAAATGCACAAAACAGTACACTTCTCAATCCCATTCTGCACTTCACATAAATACGGGATTGATGGAACAGAAATATCACAAAATTCGACCTCACAGAAGCTAAGACCAGGCTTTAAAGTACAGTCTATAGTTGCCTCAAGAGGGTTTAGCCATATACAAGGGACATCAATGTCATTCATATTCTTTATATTAATGATGTCCCCTACTTTGTAATTTTTGTTGTTAATCATATATCCTTTCATAATAATCTCTCCTTTAAATATAATTAATAATTTTCTCTCTTTCTAAATTCTTCTTCTAAATCTCTACTTCTTTGTTCAGCCGCCTTTCTGTCTAACAATGAAGGAATACCAAATACTACAAATAACGCAATGGCACAGCTAATTAAATCTACGAACATAATAATCTCTCCTTTTTATTTTTATAATAACATAATTAACGATTAAAAACAATACTCTTAGTAAAAACATTTTTTAAACAATTCATCTTCTAATAATTTCTTTGCGTAATCATTAGTCGATAAATATTCACATTTGTCTTTTTCTTTGTACTTCAATAATCTATCTGCGTCCACAGAAGACAAAGTGAAATTTAAGTTTATCACCATATAATCTCTTCCTTTCTTGTATAATATCATTTATGTAGTCCTATAATTAGGACTAAAAAAGAGATTAGAAAATTTTCTAATCTCTTTATGAAATATGAATTTCATTAAACATATTGTTCCTGTGAATATTTATCAATTTTCTCATATAACTGGTCACACAAGTTCAAAATACCACCAGTTCCGTCTTCTTCGCCGTCATCATAAATTTCTTCAGATGCCTGATAACATAAATCAGAAATTCTTTTTAATAAATCCTTTCCTGTTTCTTTATTATCCATAACTATCACCCTTCTTTTATTTATAGTATTCCAAATGTATAAAATGTGGTTTGTCTATTATATTTAATTCGTTCATATATTTTTTACATATTTCTTTTAAATTTTTTCTTTTTAAGTTCTTTTCTTTTTCGTTATAATCCCACGGATATTCCATTAAAAAAAGAATTGATCCAAAAACTCCGCAACCTACGTCTTTTGGGAAATACCCAAATGTAATTCCAGTTTCGTTTGTCATAACATTACTAACTATACTACCTAGTCCTTCAAATTTACTTAAATCACAACAATAATTATAGTCACTTAATAATCTCGCTAATTCACAACCTTCTATATTAATTATTTCTTCATATAAATCCTTTTCAGCTATCTTACAAAATGTTTCCTTGTGTAGTTTAACAAACTCAATTAATTTATCTTCACTAAAATCACATTTAAATCCATATCCATAAAAAACACTGCTGTTTATACACATAATTTTCACCATTTTAACCTTTCATTTAGATTTTATATATAGTTCCTATTCTTTATTCAAATTCCTTATTAACCCAATGAGCAAATCCCGAAGAACCAATTGTATATTCTTCAACCAAATTTACCTTTTCTAACCATGCACAATCACCATTTTCACACCTAATTGGTAACCATGCAAATACAGTAGAACGCCTTAACTCTCCGTAACAAGGCTCAATTTTTATTTGCTTTTTCCATCTCATAATTTCCACCTTCTTTTTCAAAATAAAATTACTCAAGTTTTCTTGCAATCGCTTTTATTCCTTTTATTATTACTTCATATTTTCCTTCCTCGTTAAATGACACTATATAAGGAAACGGAAATGTTTCACAATAACCACGTACAGATTCACGTTTTGTATGTCCATTTCCTAATTCGCAATCAATCCTAATATTTTTATTATTATCTTCAAAAGAAGTATCTTTTTCTCTTTTAATATAGGCTAATATCCCTGATTGTCCAGGAAATTCTTCTATACACCATATTACTTTATCAACTATATAACTCTTTCCTTTAACATGAATTGTATCTCCAATTGTAGGCTTAACACCTACTTCTAAATTAACAACCAAATTATCTTCTTCACATTTAAGCTGTACTAACAACATATTTATTCCTCCTTTGTATACATTATTTCTTATTGCATTTATGATTCAAATGTGGTTTATAAAATAATCCACATTTATCACATTTACATACTGTGGTCTGAGAATTAATATTATTTCTAAACCACTTTTTTGTATTTTTATCATATATGTTTGACACGACTACTCCTCTTTTCTAAAACAGATAAAAACTTTAATTGTTTTTAAATTTAATTTCCCTATCTTCTAACCAATCAATTAATGGAGCAAAATATGCTTGTGGCATTTTTATTTTTAATTAATAAAAAATTTTTCCAATATCTTCAATTAAATTCCCTGTATCTTTTGCCAACTTGTATAAATATAAACCATCTTCTTCGGGAACATATGTTTCTAAAAAATCTTCGATATTTTCTTCATTGTTATAATTAGGACATTCTTTCCAATGTAATAATAAGAATTCTTCAGTAATAACAAAGTTTGTTTCTCCAACATTTTCTCCAATATCATCTGTAACCCACTTTCTATTGAGTTCATATTCTTTTCGTATAGTCATATAATCAACCTTTCTATTTAAAACACTAATTTATTCTGTTATTTCAACTTTAATTTCTGTATTTCTCCAATTTCCTTGTAAATATTTTTTAGATACGGATGTTCCAGATTTGTAATTATCAATAAATTCTGTTAAGGACTCCATAACTTTATAAAACATTTCAAGCAACCAATAATGAGTATATGATATATGTATACCATCGCATAAAAACTCCCACAGAAAATCTTTTGCATCATCTTTACAAATCCAATTTTCTTTGTCTATAAATTCTACTGAACCGATATAATCATAATAACTACGACTAGGTATTGATATTCCCTTATCAAAATCAATAAAATCATAATATTCATCATCATCTATTATCACTTCTTTATCCGTACAGCCAAATTTATCAGCATTTCGCAGCCAGTAATCGCCATCAGTATATAATTTATAAGTAATAGTTATTTTCATTTACTTCACCTCTTTAAATAAAAAGTTATCTAAATCATCGTTTCATACGTTTAATAAATTCTATCTCTTCGTCAAATTTCTCTTCACTTTCATTCTTTTCTAATTCGTCCATCCAATCAAGTAACATTTCATCTAAAGATTGATACTCAAAATGACCATAATCGTTTTCTCCTCTCCATTCTGAATCTTCGTTTAAAAAATCTGATAATACTAATCGTCCATCAGGATAAAATCTCCATGAATAATCATAAAAATCACAAATAACACCCATGATTTCTAATTTATCATTCCATTCGTGAAATACACCTTCTGTTAATTCTGATACGGTCGTATCATCTTGAGTTACAATCATACTTCCATAAGTATATCCACGATTTTTCTTATATCTACTTTCCATATAAATCTACCTCCAATCATCTAAAGAAACTCTTGTTTTAAAGTTAATCTTTCTTGCATCTATAATAGCTTCCGAACCATACAAATTCTGGATTCATAATCGTACCAACATTTTCTTTAACCTGACCACTATCTTTAAATCCTTTTTCAGTCATTTGTTCTGCATGTTTATTACGCTCCTCTTCTGAATCATAATGGTACTGTTCTATCACTTCTGTATAAGAAGTATGAACTCCATTTTCATATGAATGTTTCTTGATAATGCTTTCTTTAATAATTTTCATATATCATCACTCCTTACTACACATACACATTGCAAGTAATTCTGCTTTCCATACATTAGTATCTCTAACGGCTGTAAAGATTACTGTTTTGAATTTCGCTTTATTACATTTGCCATATTAATCACACCTTTCAATCTCAAACGTTACATTATGAATATGATCTGAATTATATCCACCACCAGCAACCAACTTTAAATCTCGCTTTATATAATTGATACAATCCTCTTGTGTATAATTATCATCAAATGCATATATATCATAAAAACTCAGCACTTTATCTTCCGTCCAATCTTTCATATATTTAATATCTGGATGTTCTTTATCTATTGTGTAATTAATCTTTCCATAATATTTCATTTCTATCGCACCTCTTATCCTCTTAACTATCATAAATGACTTTTGCAAGCATATTAACGAGTTTCCACATAACGTTGGTTTTTTCTTCTTCTGTCATAGGCAATTCATACCATACCTCATCATCTTTTTCACCATGATTGCATACTGCTTGAATGGATACAGTTTTCTTTTCTATATCAAATAGAAGATAAAAATTATAATATACTTCATTATTATCATTAACATCAACTAAATCTATATTACCTTGCTCCTTTCTAATTGCATTCACAATATCAATTAATTCGTCATTTGTATTAATGATAAAGTTACCCTCACTTCCGTTGTTAGAAGTAAAATCTAAACAATTAATATCATTAAAATGTGTTGTAATATTTTCATATCTCATTTTTAACACCTCAATCTATTCTCTCCAGTAATCTTCATCCGTTTCCCTATCGTCCTTTTCATACACTGGAAATCTATGAAGTTTCTCACCGTCACAAAATTCTACATATTCATACTCAAGAATTTCACACTCCATTCCATAATCGGAAGGGTCAATTGTTTCAATATCAAATACTTCATGCGTTTCTGTGTCAACTTTACAACTTGTTTCAATTTCTCCATCTGTCCATACAGATGTGTATTTACCATTTACAACCATCTTCATCACTCCAATTCAATTTCAACCTACATAATTTTCAGTTACATCGTAAATTTTATTTACATCAAAAAACAAAATTGTTTCATCTGGTAACTCATCATCAAAACGATTTTCTCTTTCTTCGTATGGCAATTCATAATATTTGCCTTCATTTGTTGTGATGATTACATAGCCCATTCCATAATCATATATTTCTGCCCCAATTTCTTCAAGAAACTCATACAAATCTTCATCTTCATAAACTACATTATCGATACATTCTACTGGAATATCTCCTTCATAAGATTCCTTATTATATTTTTCTATAATTTCTTCAAAAGTGAAATGCTTTAACTTATCTAATAAATTTTCAAAATTCATAATTATTCCTCCTTAATATTTTCCGTTTACCTTGTTGTCCCACATATTATTAAAATATAGTAATGATGCTTTAATTCTATCTTTACAACTATCACAACGCTTGCCAGAATCGCATAATGAGCAAGGTAGTATTTTTGTATGACAATGAGAACATACAATAGATTCGTCTTTCATTGGGTTAAACTTAAAATTCGTTTCTGTTTCGCATTCTGGACACAGATCTGAGCCTTTAAATTTTCTATTTAAAAATTTCGCTTGTTTTTTAGATATAGTTAAACTCATAATTATGCCTCCTTTTAATTATTTTTCATCCAATCATTGATTATTTTAACGATGAGTTTTTTATCCATAATGTAGTTTCCGGTAATTCTGGCAATATAGATCATATCTATTAATTTTTTTACATTATCATTATCAGTAACATAAACGGAAGTTTCTTTCTCTTTTTCATCGTATGAAACATAAATTGCTAAATCTTTATTGCGGATAAATTCATCTTCTAATCTATTTAATCCATCATTAAAAGTTGTAGAAAAGCCAATTCTTTTTACAGCTTTAGCTAAACTGCCTGTAATAATTTGATATAAACATTCAACATCACTTTCCCTAAATCGACTATCTCTTTTAATAAGCAACATATTTTCATCTCCTTTTCTGATTTTAATATCTTCATCTTTCCCTTCAATTTCAAATCCGTAATGACAAAATCCATATTTATCAGATAACCAATCAGAAATATCTGGATAATACGTATCTAAATTTGTACCATCATAACCTTTTATCAACTCTTCTGGAATATTAACTTCCGTTGGAAGGTTGTCAGCTATCGCATTTATCATACTCGATGTTAACGTGTCATTCCATTCTTCATCACTTGTGTCCCATTTAATATTTATTGCCTTTAACATATAAATCACTCCATTTCTTTTAAAATTCTTGCAAACGCTGTATGCATTTCAAGTTCTTTCTGTTCACAATAAAGAAGTATTTTCCAACCTTCAGGTTTCCTTTTCTCTTTTTCAAATTCTTTCTGATATTTCTGTATATATTCTTTATTGACTTCTATCATTCGCAAACAATTTTCCAAAACTTCTTCTTTAGTTCCACATTGATTTACTGGAAGTCCCCCCATACATCTTTATGATCCATTTCTGTTCCATAACCATAGAAAGTATCGCTATACTTTGCTAAAATAAATTTACTACCCATTCCAGTAAGCATTTCAGATAATACTGTCATATATTCACCATCCAATCTTAAAATGAAATTGCTATTTCTTATCTCTAATCTTATCCAATTGTTTCTTTAACTTTCCATCGTTAATCTCGACATCATATCCTAACAAATAAGAAACAATGTCGCTTGCTCTCTTATTACTCTGTGTAATACATACAAGTACTCCATCAACTGCAATAACTGTCTTGTATGTACTGTTATACTGCTTTACTCTTGTCTGTGTAATTTTCATTTCCATCACTCCAATCTTCTAATAACTCATACACTTCATCTCTATGGTCATATATATATTGAGCAAATGCTTCATAATCTCCATCCTTTTCAGGAAAATCTTCAATAAAGCTTGCATACATTGCATCAGATACAATATGTTCATTGAATATTTTTCCGTTGTATTCGAGGTCTGAATCAGCCCACGAATTATAATAAATAAATCCAATATCTGGTATTCCACACCAGTTAGGATATTCTTTCATAGGGAAAGTTGCTCTCCCATCTTTAACTACAAAATCTCTTTTTATTGTGCTTGTCATCTCAATCACTCTCCAATCTCTTTAAGAAACAGTTCTTTCAACTGGTTTTATTTTATAAAAATATACATTCAATTACTTCAATTCCATTTTCTTTAGCCTGATTGTATAATCTTTCTTGTTCTTCTGCTTTCTGTTTTTCACTATCATCTATATATCCATATTTTTCATGGAACAGCTTACTTTTTATATTTCTGAAAATATACATTGTGCCATCTGAAATAATACAATCTCTTATACTAATTTTTCCATGTAACCCCATATCACGGATTTTTCTATAGTAATCCATCTGCTTGTTAGCTTGTAAATCATAAAGACTCACTATATTTCGTACAATTCCACAAGTTTTTCCTTCATCGTTTTTGATTGTAATACTTCCTTTACTTATTTTTACCTTTTTATTTATGCAATCTTTAATTTCTGCCATATTAACCAACCTCTCTTTTATAAGCCATAAGTACTAATGTCAATTCTATTCAACTTAAAATTCAAATTCCTACTCCAATTTAACTCTCCTGATTTTACTGGCAAATCATTATCGTCATAATATCCATAGATATTTGCCTTATATACATTCCATCTTGCACCATCTACGTGCAATACTGAATAAATCAATTTGTCGTTTTTATAGAAGTCATAGCAACTACAATCAATATCAAGATAATATTTATATCCGTTTTCATCTTCTGTATTGATTACAAAGTCTTCTCTGTTCATCCGTGATATTCTTGATTTACCTATTAGTTCTGCTTTGATTGTGTTTGGAATATCTTCAATATTGTCTAACAAGCTTGAATCAATGAACACAGGTTTCTTTTCTTTCCGTTCATACAAATTCGAAAACTTCTTTCTAAACTGTGCTGCTGTTCCACAAATATATTCATATTTGTTCATTTCACATTCTCCTTCCAATAAATAAGACAGATACATTCCTGCATCTGCCTTATTATTCTCTGTATTAAACTTCCTTAACTTCTAACATTTCATACTCAACATCACCATTATCAAGTCCGTAAATTCGCTTACATTCTTCAATAGATGATACTATACAGCTTTGTGTTCTCCATTCCCAATTACTCATTACATCTTTATATTTGAATGTTATATTAAGCATCTGCATTTTCCTCCTTTGGTGTAATAAGCTTTGTGATATTCTCTCTGAAAAATTCACAATATCCGTTAATACTTCCGTCATTGTAAACCCAGAACCAATCCTCGTCATAATTCCAAAAAATCATTACTTCATGACCTGCTGTAACACCGTCAAATACGTACTTGTCTCTCTTTCCATCTTTTGAAGTAAAACATTCCTTTACACTATCTTCACTTGCTCCATTTTTACTCATTTTTAGATATAAATATCTTCTAAGATTTTCTAAATCCCTTTCTGTCTGTACATCAAAGATTTCAACCATATCATCATATGACAAATCATCGTTAATATCGTTCTGAGAAACACAATCTTTTTCTGTTAATCTCTTTAGCTCTTTACTAATTGCAAACAGTGCTGATTCTTCATATTTTTTACATTCTTCTTCGTTACTAAATACAGTTCCATCCTCTGCAATATACTCTGTTCTTACAAGTTTCTCAATTGTTTCTGTTTTTCTTACTTCATTTACTTTCATATTTTTAATCTCCTTTTTCTTATACTATATATTGTAGTTATTCGTTTTATGTACCACTATATCTTGTAATTATTTTACCAAGAATTTACAAATATATTACTACTTCTTCATTTATCCAACTAACTTCATACCCATCTGCTTCTAATTGTTTTTGTGCAGCGTTTAGGCATCCATTACTATCCCATTCACTTTCATTTTCATTTTTATAATTGTTAATTGCATTTTTTACTCTACTAACAATTCCAGCTGTAATAGTATAACCATAAACTTTTGCAGTAATGTTTATGTCAGTTCCACAACCTGACATATCTTTATCAATAAATGTAATAAATTGTTCTTTCATATAGCCACCTCTTTTACATTTCTTCATTATTAGGTGTAAAATAATATCCTTTATGTCCTTCTTCTGGCGAATCTTCTGTAGTGTCTTTCCATTTTGTGATAATCACCATCTCATATTTCTTATTTCCATCATATTTTACACCAACTAATTCTGCTGTGTATAATTTGTATTTGCTCATAGTATTTATTCCTCCGTTTCTGTTTCGTGCCACTCTAAACCTCTTGCCTTATACAATGGAATCCAATGTTCAGCATAGAAATCATAACCAGCTCCATCAATTCCGAAGAAGTAACCAAACTCTTCGTTTTCATAAATTCTGAATCCGCACTGAGACATCAATTCAATTCCGTTATCTTCTTCTAACCACCAATCATCACAACTATCTCCGAAACTCCACATTGTTCCCCACATTGGAAGATAATCATCGTAATCAACTTCAAAATCGCCATTTTCACATTTGATTTCTTCTCCATTGTCAAGTGAGATAATATATTCTTCCGTTTCTTCGTCAATGTCTGTGATTTCTCCATAGTCTCCATTATCGAATACATATACTCTGCCATATTTACTTGGCTTTGTAACTTCTGTCCAATCATCTGGATGATCCTGAAATAACTGTGAAATCATTCCCTGTGGAATTGCATTCATTTCATGTACCCATGCTTCAGTTGCTTCTTTAATTGTTTTAAATCTACTCATAATCATTTCCTCGCTTTCTTGTAATAAAATAGGCAGCTAGATATTTATTCTCCTAACTGCCTTTGGGTTTTACATTATTTTGTTTAGTTACTAAGCTTTGAAATCTTAGTTTCTTTGTTAAAATAAATCATTCTTTTTTATTTCTTTAAGAACAACATCTCTGTTCTTCAAAGTAATTGTATATGGTATGCCTCCTCTATATCCAAATATTTTACCAGATTCACGCATTTTTCTGTTGTCTTCTGCTGTAAACCTCCTTCCACTACTAACAACAGATCCAATTTTGAATAATTCAGAATTAAGTTTCTCCTTTGCATTTGCTTCATTATCAGCTTCTATATTCCTTGTATATGTTTTAATCTCTTCTTCCTTAGTTGAGCTATCAACATAAGTTTCTGAAATTTCAAATACATATACATTATCATAGGCAGGAATACCTAGTTCCCAACATACAATTTCTTTTGCTTCTGCTTCTGAAATTCCTTGTAGGGCTACTCGAAAAGAAATTCTTTCATCCTTTGAAAGCTGTTCATACTTTTCCATTCTTTCTATTTCAAATGGAAATTCATAATCAACCACTCTGCCACTATCATAAAGAGCATCAACAGTTGCGTCATCACAAGTAAAAAATGAACCATCAGAGCAAACAAACCAATTTATCTTTCCCTTTCCCTCTACATCTTTTACAGTTGCGAAATCTTGATACATTTCTGTTGGACAATCAATCTCTCCAATGTATCTATACTGCAAATCTTCTTTCAGATTTGCAACCCGTCTCTGTGAATCTTCCTCTATAGCAGAAAATAAATTCTGCCAATCTTTATTACTTAACGCCTCTAACTGTGCCATAATATTTGCCATAATATCATCCTCCATTCAAATTTAGTTTGTCATCATCAGTATGCAAGTTACTATCTTGCATAGACCGCCTGTAATAAGGCGGTTTCGACTTAATTCTTTGTAATGAAATGCGAATTTAGTCTGCTATAAATATTCAACCAAATCTCTTGCAAGTTCCATATCATTTTTACCTTGTGTGATTCCGACACATGCAGCTTTAAACATATTTAAACTTGCCTGTTCACTTTCTCTATATCTGTCTATAATAGATTGATGATACTCCTTTTCAACCTCCCTCAATCTGGTATTCTCCTGCCTTAAATATCTATTTTCCATCACAATATCAGCAAGTCCCAACACCAATTCTTCTATATCATATCTTTCCATATTTGCCTTCCTTTCTTCTAAATGAAACACGTATTTAATCTGCATAATACAACCCCCATTTTACTTCGACAACTTCCCAAGTCCATTCATATTCTCCATCGTAGGATGAAAGATATGCTGTACCGTCATCACTAATTGTTAAATCAATTAAATCTTTATCTCCGTCATCTGCATTATTCACTTCTTCTTCATAAGTGTTTTGTGCATCCTCTTCGAGAAATGCATAAGCATCATCCTCATTATCGAATATATCATGGCTTGCAATTTCCTTTTCGTGAACCGCATAACAGATTACTAAATATTTTTTCATATTATCACTACCTTTCCTTTCAATAAAATGTTGCTTTTTACTCTAATCTTCGGACTATTGCCTTTTCCCTTTTATTATAATATTATTTAAAGATAGGACTATTGGGAGTCAAACCCATTTAGCGACCTGTTACGCATAGCCCTTTTGCCTTTATAAATGTTCACTAATCCAATTACAAGTGGCAATTATGTTTGCTCTGTTTTCGATTTCCCTTTTTCTTTCCATAGCTTCAAAGTGTTTTTGGCTATGTAAAATAGATTTATAAACATCTATAATTATTTTGCATAACGCAAATAATAATATACAAGACGCCACAAATAATATTCTTGCTATTAAATTATAAGGCAAGAAAAAAGCCACTAAGAATATAGTGGCAATAATAATTTTTGTATTTAATTTTTTAAGCATTTGATTTGCCTCCTTTTAGTCTTCAACTTCTTCACAATAACTAACATCTAAAACAATATTATCATCTTCGTCATCTATTTCCCAATACCATTCCCCCTTCAATATGTTTTTGAGAGTTTTCTCAAAATCTTCTGAATTTATAATAGCATCTACTTCTTCGGAAGTTAATATTATTGTACTGCTTGTGGCTTCTATTCCATAACGCATACATTTATTTTTAACTTCTTTTGTAATTCTTTCAGCAAGGTTATTTAATATTTCGTTTTTCATAGTATTTTCCTCCTTAATTTGCCTTTACAGATACAATAATATCGTCTGTAATATTATTAGTTCTGTTGTCGTTCATTGTCATTGTGATTTTTTCAGCCAGTTCGTAACCCTTTATGCCTTTAAATTGCCACATTTCGCCAGTTGTGTCGGTTACTGTAACAATGTTGGTTATATCATCAAGGTTTGTTATTTTGCCTTGTAATGTATAAGTAGTAGTAATCGTTGTGGCTTCTATTGGTGTCATTGCAATACTTAAAATGCTTAGTGTTGTAAATATTGTTGCTGTTAAAAATCTTTTAAATTTTTTCATAAAATCTCTCCTTATTAATTTGCTTTTAGGCATAAAAATAACAGCCACCGTTTGATGACTGTTATTAGTTTTGGTTTCGCTTAATCTACAGATATAGATAAATCTTCATCTGTATTGTCTGTTTCGCTTTCAGGTTTCATATATTCTATATAAAGTTCCCCTGGTATATAGTAATGACGGCTATCGTTTTTAACAATAACCTCTTTAGTAAACTTCTTTTCTGCCTTAAAAGAAGCAATTTTTTCCTCTAACTCTTTTGTAGAAATAATTGTATATTCTCCACAAGAGTAATTGGACTTGCACCATGAATCTTCGTCATAATGGTCGTTGAATTGACCACATACGGGACAATAGTCGAATTCTGCTGTAGTTCCATAAGAAACTTTCCAGTTTCCGTTATGAAGGTTCTCAAATTCAGTCCAGAATCCATAACAACCTCCGTTGTTACAGAATTTATTATTATAGTTTGTAAAGTCATTTAAATATATGATTTTACATTGTTCTAAGTTTAGCATTTTAACTCCCTCTTTCTTTATTATATGAAATAACACCCTAAATTTTATAGGGTGTTAGTGTTTAATCCATATTTTTTAATTTTTCTTGAAGTTTTGCAATTTGAGCTTCGATTGCTATTTTTTCTGCGTTTGCTTTTTTGTATTCTTCGTCTGGTATCCATTCCATAATTTCGAAAGGTTGTACTTTAAGGTATTCACAAATCTTGTTCAAAGTATCTGTGTTTATATTTTCATTTTTAAAAAGTCTAGTAGGCATATTTTGGGAAAGTCCTGCCTTTCGTAAATCTTTCCATATCATATTGCGTTGTTTTAATATTTTTGCTAATTTTGTATATATAATCATTTGTTATTTTCCTCCATTTCACACCTTCCATCTTATCACAATCAAATATAAAAGTCAAATTATTTTTTTGAAAATATATACCATAAATACAAAATTATTTTAATGCAAGTTTTTCACAATCGTTAATTAAAATTCGAATTGCCTCAAATTCCATTTTAATTAATTCATCGGTAGGTAGTTGTTCTTCTACAATAATTGTAAGATTTTCGGTAATTGCTTTAATATTTGCATTAAACTTTCTTTTTTCTATACTATTCATAATTATGTTTTCCTCCTTAATTATAATATTTTTTAAAATCGTGCAAAGGATTTTTTGAACATTCATAATCAGTAATGCTTCCGTTATAAATGCGTGAACCACCTCCACACTTTTTCCGTTTACAACTATGACGCATCATATTTTTATACATAGAAAAGCTGCCATTTTTCTTTTTATGGTGTTTACGGTAATAATCCCACATCGCTTCTGTGTATTTATTTTTTGCATATGTGCGAACCCACTTATTTTTACTAGGCAACCATACTAACAATTCTAATTTTTGCTTTCGTGAATGATTAAACTTATTGCAAACAAAAATTACTTTATTATCAAGTTGTAAAATTATATCCCCCATATGAAAGGTTTTATTGTGTAAAACTTCCGTATTGAGTGCTTTATAAATTCGCATACTACTTCACCTCCTGACTATAATAAGTGCCACTTTCTCTATCAAAATGCCACAAGGTCACTTGTATTCCAAGTTCTTTTGTTGCATTAAGAATTGCAATTAATGCAACCGTTAACCCTGTCATATATAGATTTAACTTAGATACGCCAAGGCTTGCAAGTTTAGTTTTTGCCTGCATTTCAAGCCCAACTATATCAAGAGGATTTACCTCTGTTTCAAATATAGCCCCATCTGTAGCAGGTGTTGCGTGTCTGCCTTTGCATAATTCCATTGATGCAGTTGTAGTTTTATTAATTTTATTCATTGGTATCCTCCTAGTATTCGTTTTTTATGACGCAAACCCTCTTACATTATTACACCTTTTTCTTCTAAGCATAACAATAAAAAATTGAGCGTATCCAACTTATGATTTTTCATAGTTGTGTACACTTCATAGATGGCATCATAATCATCCTTAAAAGCTTTTCTGATACCGTTTAAAAGCATTTGGTTAATATCGGTGTTATCAATGTCGCAATAAATTACGACAAATTTTTTAATTGACATAATACACCCCCTTATTTTAAATGTTCTTTATATGAACCATTGCAAGTATTTTATAATACTTACATTTTTCGCAACAAGGATTGCATAAGCAACCTGTATTTTCACAAGACATACAACTTATTTTATATTCTTTACACATAAAAATTTCGCACGCCATCATAATAGCCACCTTATAGGTAATTCTACCCCTTGCATATTTTTATACGCTTGCAAGTAGCGTTATTTTTTTGGCTTGTCATCATCAGTATACAAGTAGCCAACTTGCATAGACTAGGCATAAAGCCTAGTTTCGACTACTATGCAAAATAGTGCTTAATTACAATGTTTGCAATAGTGCTTGCAAGTCCAGAGTAATCATATGCAACCTCACCTGTTTTACGATTCTTTTTAACCTTAACAAGTGTATTAATTTGACGCTTTTTAAATGATATTATACCACTTTCGTCACTAACTTTGAATTTGTTAGTGAACCCTTTAATATAGCAATCATTAAGTAACTTTTTATCATCTGCTGTAAGTTTTACTCTTGTTTTTACTGTGTATGGAGTTTCAAAAGGTAAACTAAAAGTTGTTTTGATAATTGTTTCAAGTTCAGAGCTAGCCTTTTTATAAGCATTTTTAACCTGCTGACTCATAACAATGTTACCGTTATCGCCAGCTTTAGAATTGATATGGATATCCTCTAAAGCTTCATAAAGTTCTGGACTTTTGAAAGCTGGGATAATTGCATATTTTACCAACTTAGAGTTATCCCAAGTTGCTAATACTCTAAGGACTGTGCGAACTACATCTTTAGAGTTGCCAAAGTGGTCAGCGTTCTTTTCAGTCATAGCAGTAATAACCTTATTGTACACCTCTAAGGTTTCAGCTTGTAAAGTTTCTGCTTTAACCTTTTCATTTTCGGCGTCTTTAATTGATACAGTCACTCCGTCAAGTTTCTTCTGTTTAGTGCCTGTATCATCGTCACCATTTTCATCAATATCTTTTTGAATAGATAGAGCCTGTTTATGTAAACGGTTCATAGTTTCGTCAAGCATGGTTATAGCCATACTAGCTAACTCATAAGAAACAGCCTGCATAAACTCATTTTTGAGTTCATCTGTAATAGTAACATTGTAAAAATTGATTGATAAAATATTGTTTTTCATGAAGCATACCTCCCAAAGTATGAAATAAAATAATAGTTATATTTATTGTGTTTATAGCGTTATACACACTATAAAAGGTACAAACATCGCTTGCTTCTGGTGTCTGTTCGGGACGTTTTTCTATCTGAAACCCTTAGTTATCAATGCTTATCCAGAGCTATTGCATTGAATCGCATCTAAGTTATTTGTACCTTCTAACTATGTATAACTTTGATGTGGTCACATAAGGAAACTATATAATTATACAAGTATCTTAATATTATAAGCATTACCCCATTAATAAAAAGATAAACGGAGGTTTTACCCTGTATCCGTCTACAACTACATAGCTATTATGCTTTTATTTATACCTCTACCCTGCTGAGATTATCCGTACCACTTCGGATAAATTTTAAATTTATATAAGTTTTTCAACTCCTGCCGTTGTCGTTCCCATTATCGTCCACACCTAGAAATATAAACTAGAGTTCGACCCGTTCGCCTATGTCTTTTTCTGACATTTTCCGACAACATTTTTCTATGTTCTCAGATGGAGGCACATATACCCTATACCGGAATATGGATATACTCTATTTGTTAAATAGAGGGCTACACACCATTTCAGATGTGGTCACTGCCGTCCTCTAGTGGTTTTCGGGCAACCACCCCAGCCTCAATATTTAATTTGTATATAGAGAAACTCAGTGAGAATACCTCTATAGAATTTTATATATATTTTATAACCTAAATCCAATATTCTAGGAATACTAGATTGTATCATAAAAACAATATAAAATTGTTTTTTTCGTTTTTGGGATTGTATTTGTAGACTAGATGTGGTATAATCAGACTTGCGACGATCCTAGATTATACCACTAATCTAGTCTACAAACCAAACTAGGGTTATTACTTATTAGATTTATAATCTTCTAAGTAAGCTATAACTGTTTTTAAAATAACTATAGCTTGTCGGGTGTTACCACCCAACAATAATCCTAGTACAACCCTTAATTGTGCTAGAATATATTCAATTTTTAATTCCTCCTTTCTATGGTTTAATTATATCACAATTTATTGTGATTGTCAATAGTTTTTTTGAAACTTTTATTTGTTTTTTCAATAAATAAAAGTTTTATCATTTTGACAATATAAATATTATCACAATTTATTGAATATGTCAATAGTTTTTATATAAAAATCTTAAAAATTCGATAAAAATATTTTTACCTCATTTACCAGTAATAACCATAGAAAAATTACTGGTTATTTTTTAATTCCTTTATATCATATCAACTTGCTAGGATATAATGTAAAATATTGTTTTACAGTCATTCTGGGGAAATAAAGGGGGTGGCAAAAACTAGAATTTTAGTATCAAAATCACTTCTAGGTATAAGCTATTTCATCCACACACCAACTCAAAAATTTACCAATTTTCCTCTACAAAAATAACCTCTCAAATCCCCTATTTTACTAGCAAAATTCGCACTTTTTACTTTCAAACCATTTATCGTACACCTTATCGTTCAAGCCCTTGAAAATCAGTCTTTTCAATACTAAAAATTCATAAAAATAAATAATTACCAATTCAAAATTAATACACTAAATCATCAAATAATAAAATAAAATAGTAATCAGAACGATAACACTTTTATGTCAAAACCACTTCAAAAAAATTTTAGAAGAAAGCATCAAATAATTTTCTTTGATATATCCAATTATATCCAGTTATTTCCACATTAAATACTGTTAATTATAATAAATTCAATACTTTTATTACATATTGCTATACTAAAACCTATATATTTTTTAAAATATTTTAAAGAAATTTAAAGAAATTTTCTTAATATTTTTAAAGAAAAATAAATTAATCTCAATTAATAACTATAGATTTTTTCTTAGATTTTAATATTACATTTCTATACTCTTCTATTTCCTATTAAATAAATCTCTATAAAAAATAGTCCCTTTGATAAGGGACGGTCTTTCTGAAATTATGAGCAAAGCGAATAATAAAAGAAAGAATTTTGGGATAGACAAAACTTCTTATATAAACCAATTATAAATAGAGAATATATAAGTGTAATAAAATTATTTTATATTAAAGGAGAGAGTATAATGAATGCTTATTTAGTACCTATATCAACCAATAAATCTAAAAATTTTAATTATCTTAGACTTTGTTTTGCATCTAGTGAGAAAGAAGCTTACATTCGGACAAGTAAAGAATTTCCCCTTAATGAAATTCAATCATACAAAGAAATTCCTTATAACATTTTTGATATTAATTTTTTTAGTATAAAAGAATCTATCATCTTTAATAAATCAAAAAAATATGATATAATAAAGAAAATATATACTAAGGAGAGGATTAATATGGATATTTATGATTATATGGATTGGGGAGACTATAATGCAAAAATCAAAGAACTTGCTGGAAAAGCCCTACCCGAAAAATGGAGTTTTGATAATAATGAAGATAATTATATTTTAAAGAATTATTTAAAATACACTTTTAACAAGCTTCAAGATGAAGGTAAAGTTATAGAAACAGAAGATTATTGTGTTTTTGATACTGGATTATTTTCTTGCTATTATGAACCAATTTATGCTTATGGTGAACTAAATAAAAATAATGATGAAAATGCTGAAAAATGGTTCTTTAAAGGATTCAAGGATAAATATGAATTAGGAGCATTAGATGTAATTAAGGATTTTCCACAAAGAGCAGATTTCTTTTCTGACCCTTCAAGATTAGTGTTTAATTGGCATTTAGAAGTAAATAAAAATTATAAACACATTCTTGATGACTTAAATACATCCCAAAGATTGCCTGATTCTATTAAAAATAGCGAAAGACCTTTAGATGTATTAAAAGGAGTTATAGATACTGCTATCCAAAAAGTAATAGCAAATTATAAATTAGCAGTTCCTCATTATTATCAAAATAAAATACAATTATTAGTTCCTTTATGTTTTGGGAGAGATGATAAACCTGATGTGGCATTAGTATTGGATTTGAAGAAAAATGGATACTATCAGGCTACAACATGTTTATCTATGGAAATGGCTTATATGGATGCAAGATTAATAGCAAAGCCAGAATCTAATTGGTTAATAGCTGAAAATATAAAAGAAGATTAAAATATAAAACAAAATAAGATTAATTAAGTAAAAGACAGTTGATTTTTCACTGTCTTTTTTTTATTGCCTATATTACAAGCTTCGGTATAAAAGAAGAAATATTTATCCAGTATAGATTAACAATAGTGAAAGTAAATAGAGAATATACACTATAGATAAAATAATTTACTATAAAACACCATTATAAACATAGAACTTCAATATAGCCAATATAAAAAAGAGAATGTATATATGATTTACTCTAAGAAAATAAAAACAAAATTATATATAACATCTTTCTCAAAGAGAGAAATAAAGATTATAGACATAGAATCATTGATATTTAACCACTACAAAATCAAATGTATAAATAAATTCAATGTATAAAAAGAGAAATATATTTTATCAAGATAGCTGTAATTTATTAGTTGTACTGTCAAACATGAGATTAATGATTAATAAAGAAGTTAAATATAGTTGTAATAGAAATGAAGATATAAACAGAGAATAAAGTATAGAGAATACAATAATTTTATTGCCAGTGGCACTATTGGTCATTCATTGCACGCAATGAACGCCCTTGTGTCCTGCTAAAGCAGTCCACAAATATATTTATATTATTCTTACAACTTTTTATATAGTTCTCTTTAAGCAAAATCTCTTAAAACCCTTTATTTATAAGGCTTTTATTTTAATTTTAACTCTTTTTGATGTATAAATGATTTTACCCTATTTTATAACTAATCATTATTTTTTCCTTATTTTATAGGTAAAATATGTAAACACTTTTTTTAGAAAAAAGGAGTTAAAATTTTTATTTAAACCAAACATCAATTGATTGAATATTACAACCTTTAATAGAGAATATATAAATAACAGCTAAATTATTAACAAAACTAATGAACGAAAGGAAGAAACGAAAATATGAAATTTGATTGTAAAGTTAATATTGTTGATGCAATTATGGGTGCTGGTAAAACAAGTGCCATAATCAATCATATTAATAGTTCAGATGAAGATGAAAAATTCTTAGTAATCACACCATTTCTTGATGAAATAACAAGATATAGAAAATATTGTAATAAGAAGAATTTTAAAACTCCAACATTTTTAAAAGACAACGGAAAGGCTAGTAAATTAAACGACTTAAAGAGATTAATAGATAAAGGTGATAACATTGTATCAACTCATGCTTTGTTTCAAAGATTTGATAATGAATTAATAGATTTATGTAGAGCAAAAAATTACACACTTATTATGGATGAAGTAGCAAATGTAATTGAAGAATACAATTTAAGTAAACAAGACTTTGAAATTTTAAAAAATACATATGTAGATATAAATCCTGAAACAAAACAACTTATATGGAAAGAAGACTACTCTGATTATCAAGGTAAATTTGATAATGAGAAAAGATTATGTGAATTAGGAAGTCTAGTTTGTTATGGAGACAACCTAATGGTGTGGTTATTTCCAGTAGAGACGTTTAACTCATTTAGAAATATTTATATTCTAACATATTGCTTTAATATGCAAATGCAGAAATATTATTATGACTATTATGGAATTCAATATACTTATTGGTCTGTACAAGGTCAATCTTTAGAAGCATATCGCCTAATCCCTTATGATAGTGAGATAAAGTATAATTCTTACGATTACAATAAGTTAATTCACATTTGTGAAGTTGAAAAATTAAATATGATTGGAGATAGAGAAACTGACCTTTCCTATTCTTGGTATAACAGGAATAAAAATAACGCCTCTATGAAAGTTCTAAAAAATAATTTGTACAACTATTTCCATAACATAAGAGAGAATAAAGCAGAGGACAATATCTGGACAACGTTTAAAGAGTATAAAGAGATACTTAAAGGAAAAGGATATACAAAAGGATTTCTTTCGTGTAATGCAAGAGCAACGAATGAATATAGAAACAGAACTTCAGTTGCATATACAATTAACAGATATTTAAACCCATTCATTAAAAGTTTTTTTAAAGTGAATAATATATCAGTTGACGAAAACGGCTATGCACTCTCAGAAATGCTTCAGTTTATATGGCGTTCAGCTATTCGTGATGGGAAAGAAATATGGGTTTATATTCCAAGTATAAGAATGAGAGAACTTTTAAAACAATGGATTAAAGATAATTCTAAATAAGTTTATTACTTAAACATAAAAAGAGAATAACTACATATACAACCAAATAAACTTTGACAACTTGCCAATACAAAAGCACGCAATTGTTAAAGATTAGATGGAGAATATAATAATGAAGCACTTAATATGTGTCTTCATCTTAAATTATTAAAGAAAGGAAAGACCTAAAATGAGTAAAGAAATAACTAATGTATCTATTGATGTATTAAAAATACATCCACGTAACACTGAATTTTTTGATGATATATCTGGTAAACAGTATGAGGAATTTAAGAACTCTATTAAAGAAGAAGGTATTATATCAGAAATTATTGTAGCACCAGATATGACCATTATATCAGGTCATCAACGTTATAAAGCTGCGAAAGAACTTGGAATTAAGATGATTCCTATTAGAATCAGAGAAGATTTAATTGATGAGAATAAGAAATTAAAAGTTCTTCTTGCTGCTAATTTTGGTAGAAGTAAGAATGATGAATCAAAACAGCGAAAGGTTGCAGTTGAATATGTAAAGCTATGTGGATATAAGAACGGAGAAATGGGCAATGGTAGAAAGAAGAGTTCTAAGCTTACACTAGACCAAATAGCTAAACAGCTGGGTATGTCAAAATCTAATTTAAAGCGTGTTTTATCTATAGAACGTAATCTTCCAGAGCCAATAAAACAACTTCTTGATAGTGGTATAATTTCAAAAACAATTGCATCTGACTTAATTGCTTCATTATCTAATGATGAGCAAGAAGAATTAATCAAATCAATGGATACTACGCAAAAAATAACACAGAAACAAGTTCAGCAATACATAGATAGGATTAAACAGTTGGAAAATGATAATCCAAAAGTAAAGGAATTACAGACACAGCTTTCTGAATTAAAAACAGAGAAGAATATATTGGAGCGAAAAGTTAAACTCAATCAAGAGGAAGCTGATAAGTACAATAAATTGAAGTCTAAGATTGAATTTCTTACAAAGCAGAAAAATGATTTAGGTCGTCAAATTGATTCTGCCACTGAATTAGCTGGTTTAACTGTAAGATTGCAGGAATTGTTAGAAACAGAACTTGCACCAATTAAATTCAAGCGTTGTATAGAAGAACTTGGTTCTAGTGATGTGTGTGTAGAGAATTTAATGGATGTCATTGATAAGATTGATAATTGGTCTGATGAAATGAAGAAGCTTTTAAGTTATAACATTAATATCAACAAAAAGCGTGATGAAAAGATTAAGATTATGGAGCAAGAACAAGAGAAAACATTAACAAAGGTTGAAAAATTAGAGAAGAACACAAATGTTATCTGCTCGCCTTTTCATTCAAAGAGAAAGAAGAACTTTAAGAAGATATGTAAATCAAGAGTTTGGAATCTTTTCAATAATGAGTCTACTAACTATGAATATGTTTTGTTTAGTTCATTCTTGTTCAAGAAGATTTATGCAGATATTGCTTCTAAATTTGAATTGGACAGTTGGTTTGATTTAAGCATGGAGAATTATGAACAGGATAATAGCATGTATTCTCAAGCGAAAGATTTTGTAACCTACTGGATTCCTACCGCTTGGTATATTAAATATTGTTTGAATAGCTTAATTGAGAAAAGAGATAACGGCTTGCTTAGTTCTGAAAAATGTCGTGCATTGACACAGTATTTAAAAGCAACTAACAATGGCGAAATCAATCCATTCGACATTTGTTGATGTAAAAGGATAATAAAATCAGATAATAAACGATACTTCTTGCTTTATTCTATAAAGTGAGAAGTGTTATAAAAGGAGAATAAAAGTATGAAGAACGAAAAATATAAAGATTTAGGAAGCGCAATATCAGTAAACATTTCAGGCAACTTCCAAATTGTATGTATGTACAAGCATTATAAAGATGTACCAGATGACGAATACTATAAATTATATCTGTACATAAGGAAAGAAGATATTGAGATTATGGATATTATATGGGATTATGCTGGTTATCGACTTAAACTTCCAAATGGTGTTCCAAGTAAAATTGGGATTAGTAAATACATTCGAAATTTAGATGAGAATGGTAGTTTAGATACTTGCAAACAAAATTATAATTCATTAATTGATTATATAGATATTGGTATAGATGTAACAGAGAATAATTAAAAAGAGAATGTAAGTATAGGCGACTAACCTATAATAGCTAGTCGCCTACAAAGAAAAAAGATTATAAAACAATAATATAAAGAGAATTAAAAGAGCAACAAATAAAGAACAGAATAAAAAAGCATTTAAACTTCCATCATAAAAGATGAAAAGCCTTAAACTTTACTGTTAGGCTCAAAATATCTCTTTTTTATGGGGTGATGACTTCCCCTATTATATTATTGTTTTAGCATAAAATTTATGCCAATTTTATTATATTATATTTGCTTTGATTTTTCAACACTTATATTAAAAACATATAAAGAATATAAAAAGTCACATTATTTCGGAAAGGATGATGCGATATAAGAAAATTATTTAAAAAGGAGAAAGAAAACATTGAGAGAAAAATATAAGAGAGTTTATTTAACACAGGAAGAAGATTACAATTGTAGATTTGGTGGATGTATTTCTGAAGATGATTTTACTACTAATTATAACAGAATGCGTAATTCTACATCAATAGCAGATAGGATTATGGCAGATATTAACTTTAATCAAAGATTACAGGCTGTCACAAAAATCAAGAAAGAAAGAAGGAATAAAAGTGATAAGTAATAAGTTTTATATTCCTTCTATAGATGCAAAAGATATATATTTGGCATCACATTGTAACTACAGCGAATTAAAAGAATATAGTTTAAAGCTAAAAAACGGAGATTACAATCTACGAAAGTTCATTAATTCTTATGATGATAGCCTAGATTTAATAGAGTTGTTAGATATTTATACAAAGAAGTATAGAAGAAATGATATTATTTTTAAAGTTAAAAAGAATAGATATTCTGTTCATATAATCAATCTTACTTTTAAATATTCTGTTAAAGAATGGAATCAAATGAACAAAAATACTTTTGTTAAATTTGGATATAATTACAGAGATTTGTTATTTGAAGATTGTGTTGCAAAAAATGAAAACGGAGAAATAGTTGGAGTTCAGATAAATGAAAAAGTAAATAACATAGAGACTTTACCAAAACCGTTTTGTAATAAAGAAATTCAAATAAAAGACAAGAAAGATAAAACCATTGTTAAAGAAGTTCAAATGCAATACTCAAAAAAAGGTGATTTTAAGATTATAAAAAACAATTCTCAGCTTAGAAAGGAATTGTACGAAAACGGATTTTATTGTGATGGTATTAAATATTGCCGTCTTAAAAGGTCTACTGGTTCAGCAAGAGTGGGAAAATGTTGGTTTATCAATGAGGATTTATTTGAACCACTTTTGAAGTTTAGTTCTGGAAAGATTATTCCAGAGTTAGGACAAGAGATAGATTTGGCAGCATATGAAGGATATATAGCCCTTCCCTCTAGCAGTATTATTGATATATTACCTATTAAGCCAGAAAACATTTTGTTAATTGATGATTATACAAGCATGTTTCAGGAAGATGTAATTGAGACACACGATGAAGATGGATACTTAAAAACCACAGAAAAAAGATGTGATATTGAAAATGTTATTTGGGATGGGCAATCTCTTTTAGATATATCTTTGTTTGGAGATTATAAAAATTATGGAATGCTTCTATTGAGAAATCTAATGTTTAAGTCTTGTTGTTTTAATTGTAATATACAACAATGGTTTAAAGATAATAACATAACAAGCATATCTCAGCTTAATGGAAAGACGATAGCGACAAAAATTGAAGATATAAAATTAATTACAACGCCAAGTAGTATTAAATATTTAAAGTTTGGAACATGGGAAGAATGGTTAGAAAATTTATATCCTAATTTTGGGGTTGTAAAACATGACAAGAAAACTCATTTCTTTGGTGGACGATTGGTACAGACTCACTATCAATTGATCAATACTCTTCAAATGTCGAAAGATGAAGTAAGAGAGTTTTTAGAAAATTCACTTGCTTTTGCTCAAATGTTAAGAGATAGACCAGAAGTTGTTCGTCATTATATTAAATATCCTGATATTGACGAAATGAATCCTTTGAATTCACCAATGAGCAGAAAAAATGATGTAGTATATAATTTGATGTGTATAAATGATAATTTTACAAAAACAAAGTATTATCAAGAATTTCTTATTGATTTACTTCGTTCTTATTATAAGAATCTCAAAAACGGACATGTTTATGTAAACGGTAACTATTCTACATTATTAGGCAATCCAATAGAAATGCTCAGACAATCTATTGGTAGATTTGATGGGAATAGCCAAATAGGAGCAGGAAATATACATAGCACACGTTTTGAGTATAATAAAACTCTCTTAGCAAGTAGGTCTCCTCATGTTACGATGGGCAATGTTTGGTTACCATATAATACAGAAAACAAATTGATAGACTGCTATTTTAATCTTACAAATGAAATTGTATGTATTAATTCCATTGGAGAAAATGTATTACAAAGATTGAGTGGCGCAGATTTTGATTCAGATACGGTAATGCTTACAGACAATGAAACGCTTATTCGTGCTGCTAAAAGAAATTATCACTTATTTAAAACTCCAACCTCTTTTGTTAGTTCTACAAAGGTAAAAAGATATTATACGCCTGAACAGCAAGCCGACCTTGATATTAAAACTGCTGATAACAAAATTGGTGAAATCATAAATTTATCTCAAGAGTTGAACTCATTATTGTGGGAAAGAATGTATTATGGGGCTACATATGATGATATTAAAGAATTATACTATGATATTTGTCAATTAGATGTAATGAGCGGTATCGAAATAGACAAGGCAAAGAAAGAGTTTGTAATCAATAACAGTAAGGAACTTGATAGGCTTCGTCAGAAGTATGATAAGGTTTTATGCGAATATGAAGATACTGAAGACGGAAAATCAGTTAAAGGAAAGAAAAGAATGCCACATTTCTTTTCTCATATCGCTAAACAAAAAGGCTATTATAATCCAGTTAAAAAGGATTATGTTAAATATCATACTTCAATGGACTACTTGCAAACTATAGTTAATGGATTTAAAATAAAAAATCCTTATAAGAAAGACTGGTTGCCATTTGTATCTATATTAGATAATTCATTTTTTAGAACTAATCGTATAAATCAGAAACAAATAAATAAAATCTATAGTATCTTAAAGCGATATATAAATGAAAGAAAAAATATTTATGCGACTGATTCAGATACAAAAGAAGATAAAAATGAGAAAACAAATAAATTAAGAGAAAACCTAATCTCAGATATTGAAGATGAAACAATTGGCTTTTCTACATTATATCGTTTACTTTCATCTCTTGAAGATAAAGAAAATTCTCAAATTAAAAATCTTTTATTAGAAATTTTGTATCTTTGTGGCAATGATAGTTTTAACAAAGCTATTATTCAATCCAAAGATGAAATTTCTCAATTAGAAGAGGACGGAAATGATATTAAATTATTTAATATTGGTTTCAAAATTACAAAAAAACAGGTAAAATGCGAAATCGAGGCTTAATTACACCACCTGCTGTGGCGCTATTTTTAAGTTACATAGGAAGGGGTAAGTTGTCTATCTATTATTTAAAGACATACATTGCCGTTTAGCGGTATTTAAAAAGACATAAGTATATTTATTATCAATTTTAATTTAAGACAACTACTCTATTCTATTTTCGTATTATCCAATTTATACTAATTATATCAAAGGAGTGACTATAATACAAGAGAAAAAATATTATAATCAAAAAGATGTTATAGAAGAAATAAATTTAAGAACAGGTTGTTCACTAAAGGATATTTGTAAAATCATAAATACTTTAGGAGATGTGGTAAAGGATAAATTTAGTGATAGTGATAATTTTGTAGAGTTAAAATTATTTCCTGGGCTAAAAATAACTTCAAGGTATATACCATCTGAGCAATCAGTTACAAATAGATTAAATACGAATTCAGATTACTCTATATTTATGTCATCAGTATTTACGGATGATTTTAGAAAAAAAGTCAGATATTTGCATAATTGTGCAAAAAAATAAATGGCTTAAAGTTCATAATGTTACCTCATATATTCTCTTATTTGAAGAGTAGGTATCCCCTACTCTTTTTTGCGTTATTGGTTTAATGGTAGAACATCAGTCTTCCAAACTGAGGGTACGGGTTCGATTCCCGTATAGCGCTTAATGTCATTCAGGTGGCATAATAAAAACGAAAGAAGGAATTTTTATTATTAATATTAGCAAAGAAGAAGCAAAGTATCTTAGAGACAAGGGTCTTGGTTATTTCATTAATCATACTTATACTAGATACAAGCATTATTTCTTGGTCGAAGACAAGAAAGCAATGAAAGCTCTTAATAAATACAGAGAAAATATTATTAGCTATTCAAAATTTGCATAATTAAAGATGGAATGAAAGGAAGATTTTAATGGCAAAGTTAAGTAAAAGCACTACATTTAAGAACGCTACGATAGACTTAAATGACATGACGATTACAGAATACAATAAGGATGATTGTAAGACTTACAGTTTAAGACAGTTACTTGAAGACTGGGATAAGGTTGAAGGTATTTCTCTTACAATTAAACAGGACGATGAAATTCCTGCTACTAATGATTAAGGGAGTGTTATTAACTGTTTAATATTGAAGAAGAATTAAAAAAGTATGGATTAACTACAGATAAGTATGAGCAATTGTTGCAAGATTGTTCAAATAAAGTGCAGCATATTTCTGACGATGACTGGTCGGAAATTTGCGCCAGATATGGTCTTGAATTTAATCCTGATACGATTCGTAAAGGTTCACAGCCTCCTCTTGTAGGTTCTGCGTTTGTGTCAGAATATTATAAGTGGAAAGAGAGTCAGAGTGATTCGTCACACGATGACAAATATCTTAAAGAACTTGAAAATCAGAAGCGTGAATTACAGAAAGAACGAGTGAAAGTTCGTGATGAAAGAAATGAATTAAATCGTGTAATTCGAGAAGAAGCTAGAAAAGAAAGTTATAAAGAGCAGGTAATTAGAAATATTTTAGAATATCAGAGTTCCCCTCTTTTATATGACGAATCAAAACAATTTACTGGCGTTTTAAAAACAGACAATGATTTAATTATCTCATGTACAGATATTCACGCTGGAATTGAAATTGATAATTATTTTAATAAATTTGACGAAAATGTATTAAAAGATAGATTTAATCAGTATCTTGACAAGATTTTTGAGGTTCAATCAAGACATGGTTCAGAAAATGTCTATGTAATTTTATCTGAATTAGTTTCAGGAATTATTCATAATGAATTAAGAATTGAGAATAATCAAAATTTAATCGAACAGTTTTTGAGTGTTACGAATTATATTTCTCAATTCTTAGCTGAATTAAGCTATCATTTTAATACAGTAAATGTATATATCTGTCCAGGCAACCATTCTCGTATTTCTCCTAAAAAAGAAGATTCTTTAAAAGGAGAAAATATCGACCATCTTGCTATTCCATTTTTGGAGGCAAAATTACAGAATTTTGACAACATTAGCTTTTACAAAAACGAAATAGAGGAATCTATCGCTATGTTCACTGTAAGAAATAATGTTGTTATGAGTTCACATGGAGATAAAGATTCTCCTAATAATGTTGTACAAAAATTTACACTCCTTTTTGGGATTCGCCCATCTTTAGTATACCTCGGTCATAGACATAAAAATGGATTAACGACCGTATACAATACTAAAGTAATAGAAAGTGGAACACTATCAGGAACAGATAATTATGCACTAGATTTACGATTACATACTAAACCATCCCAAACCATTTCTGTTATTACAAAGGATGGATTAGATTGCCTGTATGATGTAAAATTTAACTAGACCAGAACTCGACTGGCATTAATAAACGAGAATAACTTATGTTATTTATATTGGTTCACGATTAACCGTGTTTAGAACAAAAATCGTAAAAGTTATGAGAGAATTGACCAGATTGGCAGCTACTCTCTATTTTTGTAAACAAAAAAATAAAAATTATTAAGAATGAAAGGAATTAAAAAATTATGACAAAATTAGAATTAATAAGGGAATACACAGAAAGAGTAAACGATGTTTTTGCAGGTTTAGAAATTAATAAGAAGTTCAATCAGAAGGAAACAGAAGCTTTTCTCTCTACATTTGAAACAATGATTGTAGAAAATCTTACAGCTAATAAGGAAGAAAAGATTCCGTTTGGTAGACTTGGTGCGTTTTCTGTAAAGAATGTTCCAGAAAAGAGTGGTGTTTCTAAGCTTGGTGGAGTTGAAAAGCCATGGCATACAGAAGCTCATTCAGAAATCACATTTAAGATGAACAAGAGTGCTAAGAATATCTAATTTAGAGGAGTGAGTTATTTGGAAACATTAAAATTCTCATGTGTAGAAGATTTTTGTGAATATATTGTAGATACAATACATGACATTGCAAAAGAAGACCCATTGAACGATGTAACAGTTATTGCAAAATATGATGAAATGAAAGAAATTTTCGCAGAGTTAATTAGATATGGTTATGAATGTATGTCCGTTGATGTATTTCATCCTGTAGATTTTGATGGTTATGATGGCGAATATGTATTGATGATTTACGACAATGAACTCTGGTTGAGTTTAGCCAGAAATAAAGAAGGCGTCTATTATGATAACTGTGGTGCTTCTAAAGTCTTTATTTTAGACAATTGCAGCTCAAAGGTAATCCAGACTGTTGACGCAGATAATGCTTTTGAAGTAAATATCGAAGAATTAGAAGAAGATGATGAAGAATCTATATGCTGTGATTGTTGCGAAAAGTGTAAACCTGTAGCAGAAATCTTAAAGGATAAAGATGACAATGTTTGTGGTGTTACGATAACTAAATATACAGATAACGGTTATTCTACTTATTCTTATTTTAATAGTAATGGGTTAAGTGATGACGAATTAATTGAAAAATTAGAATTTGATTTTTAAGCATTTGAGTGCGTGGTAAATACTACGCACTCTTTTTGTTATGTGAAAGAAGGTTTAAAAAATTCTTGAGATTAAAGTTGAAATCTGGAAAGACATTGTAGGATATGAAGGCAGATATCAGATTAGTAATTATGGACGAGTAAAAAGTTTTGCAAGAGGCGAAAATATTTTATCTCTTAAATTTAACAAGCACACAAAATATCTCACGGCTAATTTATATGATCATGGCAAGAGGAAGACTGTAGATGTCCATCGATTAGTTGCAATGGCTTTCATAGAAAATGTAGAGAATAAGAAATGTGTAAATCATATAGATGGCAATAAAACTAATAATCATGTTGAAAACCTGGAATGGTGTACATATAGTGAAAATCTTATTCACGCATATAAAACTGGTTTAAGACAAAAGAAAAGCGCATCAGTAGTGTAATGGTAACACGAAATTGTTTGAATTTGATTGTTGGTTCGATTCCAAACTGATGTAATAATGTTCGATGTTTATTACGAAATAAACAGAGAATGTATAAATGAGGTCGGATGGATAATCCGATAAAGAGTTCATAGGATGGCATTGCCCTCCTATCTCTACCTTCGTTAGTGAGACGCATGTATAGGGTATACTCCTATCGCACTAACTAGCGGAGAGTTTGCAGGATAATTACCTGCCACTCTCCTATCACTAATAACAAATTGTTTTAATAATAGGAGGATTTTATAAATGGACGAATTAAAAGTTAATGGAACACAGAAATTTATGGGAATTGATATTCCTATTGTAGAAGGTGGTTTTGACAAGGATCAGAAAGTAATCTTAGCCAAAACTGTAGCTGAAATACATAAAGTCAGAATGAATGATATTCAAGATCTTATTAGACAGAATATTGATGAATTTGAAATTGGTATTGATTTATTAGACCTTTGTGATAAAAATTTCAAAACCGATGCAATCGGTTTAGGATTTATAACAAGTAACAGACAGAAGAATTGTTTTTTATTATCTGAACAGGGGTATATGCTTCTTGTTGGATTTATGAAAACTGAAAAGGCTAAAGAGATTCGCAAGAATTTAAGAAGAGAGTATTTTTCCATGCGTAAAATAATTAATTCCACTGAACAGTTAAAAGCAACATATCTTTTGGCTATTTATAATGGTGGACAAGATGCTGTAACTGCTTCTAAGAAATTAACAGAGATTGAAGTTGAAGAAGCTAAGAAGCCACTCATTGAAAAGAATGATACTTTGAATACAGAAAATGATTTGTTAGCACAGAAAAACCTTGAATGGGCAGATAGACCTTTGATTAATTCTATTATTAGAGCTTATGCAGCTTCCATTGGTGGAAACTTTGGTAAAGCTTGGAATGATTTTAAAAAGGAACTTTTGTATAAGTATAGTATTAATCTAAATGCAAGAATTACAAATTATCTTAACACATCTGGCAAAAAGACAAAGCCTAAAACTTTGGATATGTTGGACGATTCTGAATTATCTAGTGCAATCAGTACAGTAGTTTCCTTGTGCAGAGAAAATGAAGTGGATATTGATTATTTATTGAATAATAAAGCAAGTTAGTTAGATTTATCTCATAGTCAGTCTGTGGGCTGTTAAAAGAAATTGTGTGTGAAGTACGTTCTGCTATAGAGAATAAATATATGTGCTCATGATTGGTGTCATAGCTGATTGTGGGATTTTGGGATGGGACGAATCGGAATTGCAAACCGATTTGAGTAGAGTCACCTACCTCTTTCCCATTCTATTTTTATGTATAGAAGTAGGTAAGAAAGTAGGTAAAAAAATATGATAAGAGAAAAAATTTGTGGAATTTATAAAGTAACGAATAAAACTAATAATAAAGTTTATATAGGACAAAGTGTAAACATTTATAGTCGTTGGAATCATCATAAAAGTTGTTGTTTTAATAAAAAATGTCATGAATATCATTCGCCATTTTATAGAGCTTTAAGAAAATATGGAGTTGAAAATTTTACATTTGAGATAATTGAACAATGTGAAATAGATGAGCTTGATGATAAAGAAATATATTATATAAAAGAATACAATTCTTTTATCCATTTTGAAAATTCTAATGGATATAATAATTCAATTGGTGGAAATCAAGGAAGTAGATTTAGGATTAAATCAGAAGAGGAAAAAAGAAAAATATCTGAAAATAGAGATTATAAAACTGGAAGAGATAATCCGTTATCAAGGGTTGTATTATATAATGGTCAAAAATATGGAAATGTAAATGAATTAGCGCAAACAAAATTAATTCCATATTCTTCAAGTACAATTAAAAATTGGCTTAATGGGCAAAAATCTATGCCATCTATATATTATGATAATGGTTTAATGTATGAAAATGATAACAAAAGATTTAAAAGAGATAGTAGTTTTAAATATTCAAAAGAAACATGGTTAGATGGAATTTGTTTTAATTCTGCAAATGATTGTGCTGATTATTGTGGTATAAATGCTGGTACATTGCGTTCATATCTTTCAAAAGCAAGAAGAATGCCAAAATCATTATATGATCGAGGTTTAAGATATGACGGAGAAAAAATTGAAAATTATGAATATTTTTAGATGTGGTATTTATATCACATCTTTTTTATATTTAAAGGAAGTGATGCTGATGAACGGTAAAATTGCAGACAGAACCGATGAAATAACAGATGAACAATGGCTTACAGTTAATGAATTCAATAGGAATATGGTAGATGATTATCTTAGTAATCAGACACACCTTTCACCACGAAGTTTGGTTGCATATAGGTCTGCATTAAGAATTTTCTTTTGGTGGGTTAAAAATAACTTAAATGATAAAAAATGTATTGAAATACGAAAGAAAGAATTTCTTAGATATATGAATTGGCTTGCAAATCGTGGATTATCAGAAGCAGGTATTAAATTTAAAAAATCTTCTGTAAGTGCATTCAATAAGTTTATTGAGAATTTTTATGATGAGGACTATCCTCTCTTTCGTAATTACGTCACTGCGGAGATGCAAGTCCCAAAAACAGGAAAGGTTTTTGCCAAAGAGCCATTAACACCTGAAGAAATGGAACATCTTTGTAAAATATTGGAAGAACGAGAAGAATGGCAAAAGTTGGCATATGTCAAATTCACTTATTCGACAGGATGCAGACGTGCAGAGAGTATGCAATTGCTCAAAGAGGTTATTAATTATGAACCAAAAAGAAAAATGGTGACAATACTTGATGAAGATGGGAAAGAACAACAGGTTGAGTCTGTATCTTATAAAACACATGATATTCGCTGCAAAGGACGTAGCTCAGTCGGAAAAGTCAGGAAGCTTCAATTTGGACAAGATGTTATGGATGCTTTGAAGAAGTGGTTAGAAGTACGTGGCGAAGATGATTGTCCATATATGTTTGTAGTAAAATCTAAAGATGGTTCTAATGTAAGACAAGTTGGAGATAGTGTTTTTAATGACTGGTGTATTGGAGAATTTTCTGATATTGTAGGAAGACGTACTACTCCACATAATTTTAGGCGAAGCAGAGCAACAAATCTTGTATGCTATGATCACCGTGCATTAGAAACAGCACAGAAACTTTTAGGACATGAGTCTAGCGAAACTACACAAATGTATGTTATTCGTGAAGATACGGAAGACGCTGATGAAGCGTTTATTTAACTTTTTTTAAAATATCAAGAAAGTTGAACAGAAATCATTATCCGAACTTTAAAATTGACTTCATTTTTCTATTAGAAAAAGTTAAAAATTGCAAAAATTAATATAAATGTTGCAAAAACAAGGCTTTTTGTTTAAAAAATTGGATAAAAATCGTGAAAAATAGGAATAAAAATACCGATTTCCCGAAATATTTTTCTTATTTTTATTGACAAATCGTGAAAAATAATATAGAATGATATAAAAATAGAATGTGTTAAAACACATCCCTTTTTGCTATTCTATATTTAATGTCGGACTTATTATGGGCTTATTAATAGAAATGAGTAAAGTCTCTATAGATAGATTAAGCCTATTGTTCATCTTTTTTGGCTGTTATTGTTGCGCATTAATGATCGCTTTCTGATGGATTGCGATCATTTTTGCTTTTATTTTTATTATGTAATTCTAAAATTTTTACTATCTGATATGCAACAATTTGAGAAATCACATTTATAATAAAAGTTAAAAACATATAAAAAATGTCCTCGCCCATATAACACCCCCTTTCCCCCTTTTATGAGGGGCGTTATTATATGTAAACAGAACGTCACCGTTCTGGGAAGACTTATCCGATCAATAATACTTTATCTCAGCCGACAATAAAGTTGAGGCTCTACTCATTTCTTTTATCTTACATCAATTGGGAAAGTTTGTCAATAAAATTCTTTTTTCGTTTAACAATATATTTTAAGAAAATATAACCAAATAAATTGTAAAATAATGATTGTTTTATGGTAAAAATAGAAGTATTTTATATAATATATCTTTTTAGTTATGTATAATCTTATCTATAAGGTGGAAATGTTTCTTTCTATTCTTTTCATCATAGGCAAATTGTTAATAATTTGGTTGTGGAAAATAGCAGCAATGTAAAATAAAGGCTATTTTGACTGCTTATCAAGAAGATAGGCGACTAGCATTTAAAATGAATGTTCCTTCCGATTTAGGTGATATCAGTATCAGGCTAGGAGAGAATTAGTTGAGAGCTTCGAAAAGTGACCTAGTACACGACTCAGCGAGTGAAGTTGAAATACTTCGACCATCCATAAATAAGGTAATAGTGAGATGGAAATATTATGCAACGAACCTGAAGCCAAAGTCTATTTTTGGGATGCATACCAATCTTAGATGTGCAAGTTCATCACTTGCCGTTGCCCTATTCTATTTGTTAAAAGAAAGGAATAAAATTATGAAATATAAAATTTTGATCAAGAACTCGGATGTAAAATTAAAGAGTCTTTGGGAAGTATACGGAACTACTACCACTACTGGTTCTACTGTTACATTCACAGAATTTACGACAGAAGATGTTAATGAATTACAGAACACAATTGCTGAATTAGATAAAACAATTGGTTTTGAAAATATTAGAGTTGTTGCTGATGTATCTTATACTATTGGTGTGACTGTAGATAAAGAAGAAGAAGGAGAACTTTAATGTCTCCTTCTTTTATTGTTTATATATTAATTTGAACTATCCAATCAGAAACATTATCTTTGGCGATAAATGCTTGTTCTATATATTTATCACAGTTATATTTAAAGTTGTCCCAGTAAACTACAGGAATGCGTCTATTATTAATATTGTTTTCTAAAATAGAAAAGAGTTTCATGTTTTTATAATAATCATAATCCCCTTTTCTATCAGGTAATATTACACCCAACACCGCATTTGATTGACTTATCGTATTTCCTCTATGAGTTTTTCTAAGAGAGTAAGAAATTTCCCAAGGAATCCATTGAGATTTTTCCCATCTACAAGATTCTTTCATATTAGGAGAAATAAGAACAATTGTTAATGAACTATCATATATTTTATCTTTTAGTTTATTCCAGATATATTCTTCAGAATACTTAGATAAATCTTCATTGTCAGATTCACTTTTATAATAATGTTCTGTACGGTTTCTAAATTTATCTTCTAGCCAAGATACATAATCTCTTACTTTAGGTTTGTCATCACTAAATTTAGGAACTGAATAAACATCATAGTCCCAATATTTATAAGAAACAAAAATTTTTCTACCCATATTACACACTCCTTTGTCTTAATTGCTTTTAATTATAACGAATAGTATAAGTAAAATTGTTATACCTCCATATATGGGGCATAAAGTTGGTGAAAACATAACATTTAATAGGCTACGTTTTTTATTATTTAAATTCATATTTTTATTATTAGGATTAAGGTCGTATAGATAATCTAAATTCCCTTTTATTCTCTCTTTTACAACCCATTCATATTTGTCTCTATATTTTTGTTCTTGTAATATAAAGAAAGAGTCAAGATACCAAAAGCATAAATTAGTACAGAATATAACAACAACGAGATATAAATTATTAATAGAATTTTTTGGTATCAATGCAAATATACCAGCAATTAATGTTAGATTCCAACCTTTACAGGAAAAAGAATTCTTTGCCATACGATTTATACAAGATTGTATCAAATCTATTTCTTTATGTAAACTTTCTTGATTAAATTGTTGTTTCATTTGCTTACCATCTCTCTTAACAATATTTCTGAAGTAAATCAATTGGATTTACTTTTTCATCGCTCAAATAATAGTCTATTTCCCAACCCCATAAATCTTTATATGTAAGTTTTGGCATATCTTTTATATTTGCTGTAAATTCGACACTTTCTGATAATGCCTTATTATATATTTCTTTTCTTTTTGCTATTTGAGTTTTTCTGTTAGCACTAATAATATTAACAATATTTAATTCATAATAAATCCAAGGAGACTCGGTTTTCTTGTTAATATTAATAGAGGATGGAGTGTTTAAAAAGAATACATAAGAACACTTGTTTATAGCTGTCATTAGTGCTGAACTTAACATCATATGCACATAAGCTAAATTTTGAGAGAATTGTTGACATTCACATCTTTTACAATAATCTTCATTATTTAAAGTACAGTCATTTAATTGTCTATTTAAATCAACAATATTTCCCCAAACACAAGAATCAATGAAAGACTTAACCCCAAGTTTTGCATGTAAATATCCCGCTAAATTAATAGCCAGTTCTTCATCTTGATGCGAATGTGAAATAAAAATATATTTATCATCTTTAAATAAGTCAGTGGGAAACCATAAATTTTGTAAACTATCTCCATCTATTTTGTCGTTAAAAATCATATCTTTGATATTTGATGAAATATTTCTTTTTAAGTCGGAATACATTTCCAATCCTTTTTGGTAATATTCTTTCCATTCTGATATGGAATTTTTGTTTAATTCTACATTAAATCCAGAAATCATTTTTTACCTCCCCTAATAGTTTGTTATGTCATTATAACACTATATATAGTGTTTTGCAAACATTTTTCCCAATATTTAGTAAATAGTTTTATTTTATTGGGTAATTATGTATTAATTTAATTATGCTTATAGACATTCTTAGTTCAGTGGTAGAATAGTGGTCTCCAAAACCGAATACAAAGGTTCGAATCCTTTAGAATGTGTTCATATTGAAAAATAAAAAGAGAACAATAATATGTCCTCTTTTTTAATATCAATTATTAACTTCTACTAAGTAATCTTCATCTACAAAAAATGGCTCGGTTTTCTTATTACATTCGTAACAAAGTGGAACTATATACCATTTGTTATCTCCATGTGTTTTTCTCACATGTGCTCCTACTTCTGCATTATTTATACATTCATTGCAGGCACAAAGCGGTAGTAAAAGGGAATTAAAACGCTTTTTCCAATAATCAGCCCATGAAGAACCTTCTTTAGGATTTGAATATCTATCTTTTGATGTTCCGTTTATATTTTTAACTTCTACCATAATTAAATACCTCCTATATATTTTCCAATATTTTATCACTATATATCGAATGAGTCAAGTTTTTATTGTGTAAAAAGAGAATAAGTTATTAGCCAACTATAAGAGGATTATCACTGTTTCGTTAGCAGGTAGTTGGAATTATAGAGTGAGAAGCCTTTTGACTGATCATCTTAGGTATAGTAGATACTCGCACTACTCTCTCACTCTGTTTTAATTAGTTTTTGCGAGTGGAAAGCGAGAAATGAATATATGAAATTTATTGATTTAACTAATCAAAAGTTTGGTAAACTGACTGCGATTTCAATAAATAAAAGAACAAATGGAAAAATTTATTGGAATTGTAAATGTGACTGTGGCAATAAAGTTATTGTTGAAGGTCGTAGATTAAGGGATTTACGAAAGACCAATTGTGGTAAATGTGTAAAGAAACCATTACCACCAAATTTTACAGACTTAACAGGAAGACGATTTGGTATAACAACTGTATTAAAAAGAGTTCCTAAACCAGAGCATTTAAAAAAAGAAGGCGTCTATTGGTTATGTAAATGCGATTGTGGCAACGAACACATTGTTCCTACTTGTAATTTAACTTCTGGGCATACTCAAAATTGTGGATGTATAAGGAAAAAGAAAACATCAGAAAGATGTTTAATTGATTTAACTGGTCATAAATACGGAAGATTGACAGTTTTAGGGCAAGCAGAACATTACATATCTCCTAATGGGTTTCAAAATACACAATGGGAATGTTTATGTGAATGTGGTAATAAAACCATAGTATCACAAGCGAATTTAAGAAATGGTTCTACACAATCTTGTGGATGTTTATTCAGAGAAAAAGCTTCTGAAAGGTTCTTTGAAGATTTGTCGGGTCAAAGATTTGGTAAATTGACTGTTCTTAATAGGACTGAAGATTTACAACATCCTAATGGTGGTTATTCTGTACAGTGGAATTGTATTTGTGATTGTGGAACAAAAGTTGTTGTCACTTCTGGCAACTTAAAATCTGGTCATACAATCAGTTGTGGTTGTATCTCATCAAAAAACGAATTAAAATAGCAAAAATTCTCCAAACTTTAAAATATGAATATGTAACTCAAGCTAATTTTCCAGACTGTACCGATGTTGGATTATTAAGATTTGATTTTGGTGTTTATAAAAACAACAAACTGCTCTGTCTAATAGAATATGATGGAGAGCAACATTATATGCCTGTGAAATTTTGTGATATAAGTGATGATGAAGTTCAACAAAAATTACTTGATACGCAAAGAAGGGATAAAATTAAAAATGATTATTGCTTAAAAAATAATATTCCATTATTAAGAATACCTTATTGGGAAAAGGAGAATATGAAAAAGATTATAACAGAATATCTATTGAACTTAGAAGAGTCAGTTGCTTAACTACTCTTCTTTTTTATTGGAATAAAAGGAGGTGGCTGTTAATTGGCTACAAGAAAAAGCACTACGCAACCAGTTAAATTGACGGCTGCTGAAGCTAGAGAAAAAGTTGAAGAGTTACAGTATAAGCTTGATAAATATTCAGGTACTGCTCACTGTCCTATGTGTAATAAGCATAAGGATATAGAAACAAAATTTTATTATGATACAGATCCTTTACTTGGTGGAAAAAGTTTTTCAAGAATTTGCCGTGATTGTGCTCGTAAAATTGCTTTACGAGTTGACGAACGAGGCGAGGAACATGAGCCAACAAAAGAGAGTATACAGAAAACATTATATTATCTTAACAAACCTTTTCTCGAAACTGTATGGAATGCAAGTATTCAAGAATCTGAAAACATGGTTACAGGCAAGGGTAAGGAGAACGTCTGGACTTCATACATTAAAAACATTAGTATGAAAAATTATGTTGGTATGGGATACATGGATTCTGACATGTTCAAAGAGAAAATAATTTATAAAGATGAAGAAGGTACACAAGAGAATAAAGAAGATGAATTATCTGAAGATGTCATTGAAATGTACAAAAAGAACAAACGAACAGTTCTGAGATTTTTAGGTTATGATCCTTTTGAAAATGAACCAATTTCAGAACAGCCTATTCTCTATTCTAAGCTTGTTGGATATTTCGATGAATCTGTAAAAGATGATGGATTAAAACTTGAAGCTGTAATCGAAATTGTACAGAGTTTCAAGGATGTAAAAACAATCAATGATACTATTTCACAATACAAGAAACAGCTTGGTAGTAATCCAGGTGTCATATCAACTATTAAGTCTCTAGCCGAGACAAAACAAAAGATGATATCCTCTGCCCTTGCATTAGCAAAGGATAACGGAATATCTGAAAATAACAACAATAGAAAAAGCAAAGGTGCTGGCACTCTTACTGGTATCATAAAAGAATTGCAAGAAATGGATTTAGATGGTTCTGAGGTAAATACATTCGATTATGAAACTAATATGGCAATCGAAGATATTATGACAAGAAATCATCAGAATCAATTAAAGCAGTTGAATCCTGATGAGAATGACTGGGAAAAGGAAGTTATTCACCAAAAAGGATTATTATTTAATCTTCAAAAAGAAAGAGATAATGCTGTTGAATTTAGTAGGTTATTGAAAAAGGAAAATAAAGATCTTAAAGATTTCTTATTTGAAAAAGGTCTTATAGATGAGAAAGGGCAAGTAATCGAAGATGGCTGATGATAAAATTGTCCTGATGGGTGATTCTATAAATGAATTTACTCCAAAGAATTTTACTTTTTTCAAAAAACCTACTTATTATGATATGTCTGAATTAAAATTAGAGGGTTTGAAAAAATTCTCTGAAATAATTCAGTGGGGACGCAGAAACCCAGTAAAATTCTGCGAAAGATTTTTTGGCATCGAATTTCTTGATTATCAGAAATATGTATTTATGATGTCATGGATTACACCAAATGTTGTTTGGTGTATGAGCCGTAACGCAGGTAAAACTACATTGGGTAGCCCATTCCTGATGGCTAAAACAATGTTACTGCCCAAATTTGAAGGCTACATTTTATCAAGCACAGGTTCTCAAAGTATAGGTATGATGAAGAAGATCGAATCTATCGCTAAGAAAGAAATCGCTTCTTTTACTGGCTTGACAGATGTGTTTCTAAACGAACTTGTTAAAAGTTCAAACAGTGAGGGCTTTCGGCACGATCCAGCATCTTACTCCTTTAAACTTTATTCAGGATCGAGCTTGGCTACGGTCAACTCAAATTTTGATGGATCTCGTGGTCGAAGAAGCCGACTTAATTTCTATGATGAGGCATCGTATGTATCTGAAGATATGTTCGCTGCTACTCTTCCATTCGTCACTCAGAACAGTGACTTCGCTCTTGGTGGTGATGTTGATGTAACATTGCTTCCACCAAATTTCCCAAACCAAGTTGTATGTGCAAGTTCAGCAGGTTCTATGGATGATGTTTTCTATAAAAGATATAAAGAAGCTGCAATGCACTCTATGGCAGGTGACAAGAATTATTTTTGTGCAGATATAGATTGCGAAGTAATTCTTCATGCTACTTATAACGGAAAGGTTTACCCAGTTCCATTACTTACACAAGCGAAGATTGATTCAGAAATGAAAATGAATCCTACTAAAGCTACTCGTGAGTATATGAATAAATTTGACTCAGACCTTGGTGATGATATTGCGGTTAAAAAATCACAGGTACTTAGAAATAGTGTAGTCAGACCGCCAATGCTCGTCAATGATGATAATTCTCTTATGGTCATCTGCTTTGATCCAGCCAAAAAAAGAGATAATAGCTTTGTATTAGTTGGCAAATTACATAGAGATGATAAACGTGGTTGGTTATTAGATGTTGTAAATGGTATCAACTTGATTGATAAAGAAACGCAAAAACCACTTACTACTCCTGAACAGGTGACAATGCTCCAAGATATTATAGTTAGATATAACGGATATGGCGTTCCTGATTATAAAAACATTCATGGTATATACATTGATGCTGGTTCTGGTGGTGGAGCTACGCAGATATGCGATTTACTTTTTGATAATTTCTATGAAGCAAAGCATAAAGGTGAAAAAGATTATGAACATCATGGACTGATTGATGCAAATTATGATTATGCTGTTCCGTATGTAAAAAGATATCCAGATGCTATTGATATTATTCGTATGCGTGAACCAGCTAAATATAAGGCAATTATGTATTCGCAATTATGTGAAATGATTGATCAGGATTTGATTAGTTTTACTGCTGAGTATGATTATCACGGAAATCTTACTATGCTCGAAGAAGAAAATGGCGAGGTTGTTGAAAAGAACTATAAGTTATCTCTTGAAGAAGAAATTGGTCTTAAACAGCTTGATGCTATGAAGGAAGAATTAACCCACATGTACAAGTACAAATCTTCTAATGGAAATATTAGATACGACCTTGCTCCTGGTTTTGAAAACATTCTTCATGACGACCGCAGCTACTGTCTCGCCTTAATGGGACACGCTTTGTTTACATTAAGAAGTCAAGATCAAGTAAGACAAAGAAGACCAAGGGAGAAAGGTCAAACAATTGTCAACAAACTTCCAATCCGTCAATCAAAACGATTTAGCCTATACAATTAAAAAGGAGGTGTGCTATCAAATATGGCGCAAACAAAAAACAAGGTGTCAAGCACACCTACTCGTACTGCCGCAGAAATTAAAGAGTGGTATGAGAAAAATGAAAAAAATATATCAAATTTTGCAAAGGCACAAAATGCCCTAAAGCAGTTAGTAGATCCAACAAAATCTACAACAAGAACATATTCGACTTTTGATAAAACAAAACTTCGTACATATATGAAGAATCCACCAGCTCAGTATAAAAACTTACGAAATCTGAGTAGGTATCTTTATTATAGAAGTAGTGTTTACAGAAGATTAGTTTGGTTTAATGCCACAATGATTGATACAAATGCTCGTGCAGTAATTCCAATCATTGATATTAATAAAGGTGGAGATAAATCAAAGGTACTTAAAAGTTATTATGATACACTCTCTGTTTTGAATAATATGAATTTAGCACTTGAATTTCTCAAAGCATATATAATTGCTTGGCGAGAAGATGTATTCTTCGGTATGGCTTTCTATGATGATACAGGATATTTCATTCTTCCTGTTGATCCAGATTACGCAAAAGTGAATGGTGCTTATATGACAGGCGATTTATCCTATGTAATGGATATGTCATATTATTCAAGACATGAAGATATGGTCGAGTGGATTGGTGAACCATTAACATCTATGTATCGTCAATATCAGAGTAATACAACTGAAAATCGTTGGCAACAGATGCCAGATGAATACTGTGTATGTTTCAAGGTAAACATAGATGATTATGAAATTCCACTTCCACCATATATGAATTTATTCAATTCTCTTATTAACCTTGCAGACCTTGAAGATATTCAGGCTGTAGCTGATGAGGCAAATATCTATAAACTGGTTACTGCTACTATTCCACTTTCAAACGACCAAGAAGGCGTAGACCAGTTTTTAGTAGATCCAGATACCGCTATAGAATATTATAATAAGTTTGTTGATTCGTTACCTGATTATATAGCCGCTGCTATTACACCTATCCCATTAGATGTGCTTACATTTGGTGATGACCAGGCAACAGATGTTAATAAGATTGAAAATGCTACAAAGACTGTATTTAATACTTCTGGTGGCGCACAGTTACTTAACTCAAGTTCTATCTCAGGAACTACGGCTTGGCAAGGGGCGATTAAATTCGATGAGAAATATGCAACATCTTCTCTTCTACCTCAGACGCAAGCTTATCTAAATAGATTTTTATCTTATCAAGTTTCTAATCCAGCAAAAGTCAAAATGTTGGAAACATCCCCATATACAAAGAGTACATTGAAGAAAGAATTGCTTGAGGAAGCACAATATGGCATTCCAAATGCTTTAGTTATTAATAACTTAAATGGATTCAATGAACTGGAAACATTGAGTATGAATTTCCTGTTGCATGATACATTGAATATTACTTCTTCCTTCGTTCCACTTCAATCGAGCCACACGCAGTCTTCTTCTGATAATCAGGGTGGCGGTCAGACCAAGGATATTGGTGGAGCTGATTCTATTACAGATGCTGGGGAGGCTTCGCAGGATAAGAGAGATCAGAGCAATGGATAAGGAGTAAAAGGATGAATGATAAAAAGTTAATTTGCACAGCAGATGAAAATACTGCTTCTGCTCTACGCAAATCTGGTTTCAAAGAGATGAAAACAGGCAATAAAAACATCTACACATTTCTGAATAACACAACATTAAAATTTTCAGAAGGTGTTGATATAAACAAAATCAAGTATAGCAATATGCTTACATTCTAGTTGTCCTCTTGGGCAACTTTTATTTTGCAAAAATTCAGAAAGGAGGAAACATGGATAAGAAGCATACTTCGCTAAAATTTAAGGCAAAAGTTACGCCTATCGAAAAGATAAATGATGAATTCACTTTATGTAAGTGTTATGTACAGGGCGTTGGAAAGAATAGAAATTTTTCTTATATGAGTAAGGAAAATATTCAGAGATGCTTACCTACTCTATCATATGCGCCTGTAGTTGGACATTTAATTGATAAATTAGATGAAAATGGAAATCCAACTGGTGAGAAGTACATGGGTGGTCATGATTACTATATTGATGATGACTGGAATCTAAAAAGTGCTTGTGTTCCTTATGGTGTAGTAAAAGCAGATTCGTTTAATTTTGAGACTGTAAAGGAATACGAAGATGAAATCGAAACAGAATATCTTACTGCTGAAGTTGTTCTTTGGACAGGTAGATATCCTGAATTAATGGAAGCTATTTATTCTGATGATTTCTATTTTAATGAATCAATGGAAATTTCTGTGTCAGAATACAGACCTTATGAGGAAGATAGTAATTATACAGAATTAACAGACTTTACATATTCTGCTCTTTGTCTTTTAGGTAAGGCAGATGACAAAACAAGTCCAGAGCATACAGAACCATGTTTTGTAGAGTCAAAAGTAATTCCTGTTCAGTATTCACTTGAAAAGGAAGAATTTTCAAAAGTAATGGGTGAACTCAAAAATGAATTAGCCTTTTATTTTAATAAAGATAACACTGACGGAAAGGAGGACGAAGTTGTGGAAAACGAAAAAGAAGAAGTAATTGAAACTGTTGAGGAAGTAAATGAAGAGTCCACAGAGGAAGTTGTTGAGAATACAACTGAGGAAACTCCTGACGCAGAAGTAAATGAAGACACAAATACTGAATCTGAAAATGAAGAAGTTCAGGAGGACGAGACAATTGTTGAAGCTTCCGTAGAAGAAACTGTTGAAGAGACTGTAGAGATGTCAGAACTTGATTCTTTAAAAGCTGAGTACGAAGAGTATAAAAATTCACACTCTCATACAAATGAAGAATTTGATGAATTACAGAAATATCATGACGATGCTGAGTTTGAGAAAATTCATGCAGAACGTGAGACTATGTTATCTGATGAAAAATACTCTGCATTAGCAGAAAATGAGGCTTTTGCTGAGTTAAAGAAAAATATGGATAACTACTCTCTTGCTGACCTTGAGAAAGAAGCAAAGGTTATTTTTGCTGACTATGTATCTTCTGTTGGAACATTTTCTATGAATGATTCTAATAAGAAATCTACTTCAAAGATTAGATTTAGTATGAAGAAAGATACTGGCAAGACAAAGGCTTATTCAACATTATTTAAGTAAAAAAGAATATAAACACATTTTTTTGAGAGCGTCATAGGACGTTCTTTTTTATTGCAAAAAATATTAAGGAGGGAATTAAAATGGCAACAAGTTTTATTAATTTTAGTACAAAACATGCCGTAGCTGAGTCTACAAAGCTCAAGGCTACCCAGATTGGTAATATCTGGAATATTGAAGCAAAAGCAGATATTGATAACGGAACTATTGTTAAAAAGGGGGCGTACCTTAGACCAGAGGTTTATGAGGAAGATACTGCTGTTACTTTCGCAGGAAAGATTATTGAAAAAGCAGCCAATGGTGGATTCAGAGTAGAAGTTACTGCTATTGGTGACGGTGAAGGATTAGTTCTTTCTACACCTCTTATTTATGAGGAGTACACAACAAAAATGCAGGAAGAGTCTAACTTCTTCAATGCAAAAGGAGACATTCTCAGAGTGTATGAACTTTATGTGGGTGACGTGTTTACTGTTTCTGCTGAAGCATTTACTGACGATAAAGTTCCTGCTGTAACTGACGCCGTTGCTGTTTCTGCTAAGAAATTAAAGGCTACTGCGGTTTAATCGAAAGGAGGATAAAGAATAATGAAGAAATTAACATTTAGTAATGCTGATACTAGAGAAGTATTTGCTGATAAGGATTATATTGAATTTTCTCAGCTAATGATTGATACTGCTTGCGGAAAGCAGAAAGATGTATCTAAGGAAGATGCAGATGCTAAAATTCGTGAAGTTATGTTTGAGATTCTTGGCGTAGACGAGGGATGTTCTCGTAAGGATTTACATAAGGCAATTCGTAGACATAAGGTTGATGTCTTCGAAGTTGTTGAAGAGACAGTTGAGAATTTACTTGTTTCTGGTTGGGGAGATAACCCATTCTTCAACGAATTCGTAGAAGTTAAGTCTATGAATACAGGTGATACAAATGAGTTCTATGTTCCTGATGAGACTGTATTAACTGTATCTGAATTAAGTGGAAACCACCACAACCTCTTCCGTCAGAGACTTGGTGCTGGTAGCACATTCTCTGTAAAAACAAGTTGGTACGGGGTTAAATCGTAGCTCCCTAGCATTGTGAAATGCTTGAAATAAAATATAACGCATTGAATTGCTGGAATTTCCTAAAGCTAATTACACTACAACGTAATGATGAAATATGCATAAGCGTGAAAGTTGCGAAAGCAGAAAAAAGTAATTAGATAGCACATGGTTAAATCCTAAATGCTCAATATTCTTAAAAAGAGAGAATATTAAAATGGGGAATCAGCCTCTAAGTCTCGAATAGAGAAAAGATCAACGACTATTCCGAAAGGAAGTAGAATTACAAGCGATTGGTAATTCGAAGTGGTGCGCCCTCTTTTTGAGGTGAAGATATAGTCTAATCTTTAGTGAAAACTAAAGGGGTTTTATACCCAACACGGAGTAGCGTCCGAATAATATCATTTTTCAAAATAAATAACAAAGGAAGTATAAATGCAAGATAATTTGAGTGGAATTTACTGTATTGAAAATTTGGTAAATCATAGAAAATATATCGGCATGTCACGAGATATAAAACGTAGATGGATTGAACATAGAACTGAATTAAATCATAACCAACATGATAATCAATATTTACAATCATCATGGAATAAATATGGGAAAGATAATTTTAAGTTTTATATCGTTGAGAAATGCCCAGAAGATATTTTAAGTGAGCGAGAAATTCATTACATAAAACAATACAATTCTTTATCTCATCAAGAAGGATATAATTTGACTCCTGGTGGAGAAAATACTTCAATTGGGAAATTAGTTATCTCTTTAAAAAATGGTAAAATATATACTTTTGTTAAAGATGCAGCTAATCATGAAGGAATTACACCTATAACAATGAGTGAATGGTGTCGCCAAAAACATAATTATATGTATTTAGATGAATATAATTCTTTGTCTGATGAAGAAAAGGAATATTGGAAAAATTATGATTGGAAGAAAGTTATACATGAAAAACTAAGTAAAGCTCATTCTCGTGAAAATATTTCAAAAGAAACATTAAAGAAATTAAGTGAAGCTACATCTGGTAGCAATAATCCAAGAGCAATGAAAGTTTATTGTCCACAGTTAGACGAAACTTTTGATTGTATGACATATGCAACTGAGAAATATGGAATCAATAAAGGTAGTATTTCTTCTTGCATAAAAGGAAAATTAAAAAGTGCTGGTAAACATCCCATTACTGGTGAACGATTAACATGGGAACTAATTGAAAAATGATATTATGTTGTTAAATATAAATGAAAGATTTATGCCGAGTACGAGCTGTTTATGGCTGGTAAGGTTGACTGGGCAGGATTTATCAATAAGATTTATGAAGCTTTCGACAAGAAAGTAAATGATATGGTTTACGCTGCTGTTATGGCTGCTGGTGACAAGGTTCTTCCTACAAACCAGTTCACAAAGACAGGTACATTAAACAAGGATACTCTTATTACTCTTGTTGAGGACGTACAGACAGCAAATGGTGTTGAAGCTGTAATTATGGGTACTAAGACAGCACTTTCTAAGCTTAATACTCTTGCTGATACACAATGGATTTCAGACTCTATGAAAGAGGAAAGACATACTACTGGTCGTCTTGGTATCTGGGAAGGAATTCGTCTCGTAGAGATTCCTCAGAGCTTTGCTCCAAATGATACTTCCAAGAAGTTAGTAGCAAATGACGTTCTTCTTGTTATGCCTGTTGCAGACAATAAATTCATCAAGATTTATGATGAGGGCGAAGCACAGGTTAAGGAAGTGTCTGATGGTAATACAAATATGGATAAGACAATCGAATATGAGTACCAGCAGAAAATGGGCGTAGCAACTGTACTTCAGAGAAAGTTCGGTTTCTACAAGAATATTGCCTAGTATTCTGTGTAGATTTTTCGGAGAGTGTGTTATGCACTCTCCTATTTTAATATAAGGAGATAAAAGGAAATGGCATATACAAAAAAGACCAATACAGAAGAAAAGACTGTAAAGACTGCTACCGAAAAAACAACATCAAAAACTGTTGAGCCAGTAAAGGTAAAGGAATACAAAGCTGATGACTTAATCCCATGTCGTTCTATGACAAAGGGAGAACTTATTTATATAGGAAAAAAAAGTGGCGAAGTTTACACTTGGGAAGATTATGGTGATATCACAGAGATTGAATATCAGGACTTACTTGGATTAAGAGCTAAAAAGTCATCATTTATTTTTGAGACGTTGTTTGTAATTGAAGATGAAGAATTGTTAGAAGATCCTAAGTGGAAAGATGTAAAGGCACTTTACGAAAAGATTTATTCAGAAGACGTAGGAACACTTATAGATATGAATCTTAATGATTTTAAGCGTATATTCCCTACCCTTCCAAGCGGATTACAGAGAGCTGTAAGCGCAGAAGTTGCTACTGAAATGGAAGCAGGAACTTTTGATTCATTACAGAAAATCAAAGTAATTGATGAGGTTTGCGGTACAGACTTATCTTCTATTTTATAGTAAAGGAGGCATCACACTATGACGCTTCCATATGAAACGGTGTTTTCAAGAACACGAGGTCGTATTAACGATTCAAAGGAACTCTCTCTCGAAGAGTCAGATTTGCTTGAGATTTATACAGAGCGATTACATAACGTAATTAGCAATCCAAGAGTGCGTAGACTATTCTCTTCTCTCACACTCGATGATGAGATTCAACAGATGGATTTTGAACTGAATAATTCAGTAGACGAAACTTCTGATATGGATTTTGTCGCAGGAATTCTTGTACTTGGAATGACGATTGAGTGGTTACAGCCACAGGTTGATTCTATTATGCACACATCAGTAATGATAGGCGGTAAGGAAGAAAAGAAGCTGCTCGACAATCATAAAAACATGATTGACCGTCTTGATTCCATGAAAACTGAATTAAACAAACGTATTCGTGATTACGGATATATGTATAATTCTTACATCAATTCGGAGTCCTAGCTTATGCAGTATATATATAGTAACTTCACAGACAAGCAAATCACAGAAGCTGTCCATGCAATGCATAGTGACATTCATAAGCTTCTACTCTATAAAGACAAAAGTATTGAAGAGAAAATATTTGAAGACGACGAAGCTTTTCTCGTCTTCTTTGAAAACGTTATGTTTAAACTAGGTGGCACAAAAACCTTATTTAACGACAACGGAATTATGGTAACTCTTATGGCAACTTTACAAGGTGCTATGGACAATTTCAAGAGTGACCATTTTAGTTATAGAAAATTCCGTAGAGCAATCTTAGATTCTCACGGATATATAAAGCAGATGTTTGAAGGAGGTGCTGGTGATGCCAAGCTTACAGACAGCAAGGCGTATCGCTAACGCCAAAACAAACAATGCGAAAACGATTGGTCAGATTTATAAAGAAGATTCTGATTTTATAATGGAGGAAACTTTTTGGAATGATCCACAATCTAAAGTTGGTTATATCTATGATTATATGCATGATGACCAACCAAATATAAAAGACCATATGACTTACGAAAATACAATAAAAACTCGTATTGATGTAAAGTTGATTGTAAAATCATATTCTTCGTTAGACCAAGACCAACCAGAGTTCTATTGTCAATTCAGACCCTCTCAAAAACTTGAGTTTGAGGAAGACGATGAACTGTATTATTTTGAAACAGAATACCGCAAAAGGTATGGGATTGAATTTCCGATTGGAATGATGCTGGATTTACCAGACGATAGAGGAGTTTATAGAAAGTGGTTAATCTGTGAACGAGAATTAGCAAATCAATTTCCAAAATATCTCATTTTGCCGCTTGATTATCAGTTTATGTGGATCGAAAAGGACGGCAATAACATCTATAAGCGAAAAATGTGGGGTGTAAATAGAAGCCAGAAATCGTAAAATGTATGCGCTTCATACTGGAAACAGTGTGTCGAAAGTTTTCTTATGCTGGAAGTTTACAATGCCAATTACACTACAACATAAGGATGAAATAAGCCTAAGTGTGAACGTTGTCGAAAGACAGAAAAAAGTAATTGGATGGCATATGCTGAAATAAAAACCAATATAACATTGGTGCTAAGTGCTATTAACAAATAATAATCAGCTGCGAAGCCTCGAATAGAGGAACGTTCAACGAGCAAAGACTCAAGTGAGTTAATGGAAACCACCTAAGTCATTCTTTGATGATATGGTGTTGATGTGCTCTGACCTTCTATGGAGACATAGAGAAAATAAAATTATAAATAGAAAATAGTTAACTAGATGGGATAGTGGTTCACAAACCACTTCTCCTTATTATTAATAAGTAGATTGCCGTCTTTTATAATTTTATCTTTATTGACTTAACGAATCAATAAAGTAACACAACTGATACTATTGGCGTCTACAGTGACCACAATTTTACACGTCCAGATAATCAGTCAAAAGCATTCTTGCCACTTAATCCTATAACTGAAAATCTTTGGTATACCAAAGAAGATAACAAAAATATGAGAATGGTAATTTCAGCGAATACTAAACACCCAATAGTGTGGACATTAACTAAGCTTGAAAACGCATCTCCACTTGGAATTCAAACTCTTACTTTTTATCAGAATTATTGGAATGAACATACTGATTATATCGAAAAAGATTCTGATGGAAATATTGTTGGTATGTGGGCTGATTATTTCAGTTCTGAAATCATTCCGACTGACCCACCTACTCCGCCCCCTATTCTATCTTCTATTGCAGCCAAAATCTCAACTTCAACTTCCACAATCAAAGTTGGTGGTAGTTATAAATCTCTCACTGTAAATTTATTCAATGATTCAAATGAAGATATTACAACTGAATATGTGGATGCGGAGTTTACATGGGTTTGTAGTATAGGTGATGAAGATTGGACAGATAAAGTGGCTTGGAGAAATGGTACAGAATTTAATCAGATGAAAGTAAAGTTTCCTAGTGACAGCTCTGTTCTCAATAAGATTTTATCTATTAAGTGTGTAATCACAATAGAGGATGAAGCTATTGAGTCAGAAGTTTTGCAATTGGAACTAATTGAATAAGGAGATGTTTATATGGCTGAAAAATTAGTTACAAAGAATGATTTGTTAAATAAGCTTCGTGCATATAGAGCTACCCCTGACGATGATGTAATTCTATATAAACAAAAAATTAAGAATGCTTTGTTATCAAACCCATGTCTATTATACGCTCTCAATGATAAAAAATTAGAATCTGAATTATTTGATGAAGATGGAAATATTAATTGGGAATGGAATGAAGAGACAAAAGAATATGAACCTCTTGGAGAATGGGACAGGTATTTTGGTAGCAACTCTCTTATACGTCCATTTTTATTTATTCCAGATACACAAACAACAGTTAAGTGTTATGTATGTTATCAGGTAGGATTTAGAGATACAGTTAGACATCAGCCAGGATTAAAAGAAACACAGGTTACTTTTACAATCTTTTCGCACGGAGATGATCGTATGGATAAAAATACTGGTATTCCAAGACATGACCTTATTGCTTCCATATTAAGAGAACGATTTGCATGGTCGAATATATTTGGTATGCAAACACATCTTGTACAAAATTATGAATCCACAACAGATACTAATTATGTAACTCGTACCCTTGTGTTCCAACTTACAGATTTGAATAGTAAAGTTCAAACACCTTATGGTGGACAATCTCAAATGGTAAACTATCAGTTAAGGTGGTGATATTATAGCACAGCAAAACACTGATATGTTAGATGAGCTTCAAGCGGCGGTAATAGCTGAAGCACAAAAGAAACAAGAAGACAAACAAGAATATAGCTTCGATCCACTCAAAATGTACTTTAAGGAAGATTATTTCGTTAAAGGAATTAGAATTGCACAGCCGACTATAGGTGATATTCTTACAATGGGTGAATCAAAATTTTATATAGGTCTTTCCCCTTTTCTATATAATTCTACTACTATTCGTGTAAAACTATGGGATTTACCAAAGCGAGTAGATTGGTGCAAAGTTAAGGATATTGAAGTATTTAATATGCTTAAAAGCATTTTTGCTATTGATAACTCAGCTGTTCGATTATTATTTCCAGACTATAAAATTGAATATATGGAACTGAAGCCATATCAAGACGAAGGTTCAACAGAAGTTAAACTATGCTTATACGACCATGAAAACGATTTTTATTTACGAGAATCCGAATATATGGAAATAGCTGAATATATCAGAACCTTGCTTAATATCCATCCAAAAATAGAAAAAGCAAAAGGAAAGACAACAAAACAATGGATGATAGATGAAGACAGAATGAATTTTGCACAAAGAGAAGCTCAGAATACTTCTTCTCTTTTACCGCTTATATCAGCTTGTATAAATCATCCTGGTTTTAAATATAAATTACAGGAACTTAGAGATGTCGGAATTTATGAGTTTATGGATTCTGTACAGAGATTACAGATATATGAATCTACTCGTGCTTTAATGGGTGGAATGTATTCGGGTATGTGTGATATGTCTAAAGTTCCAAAAGAACAATTTAATTTCATGAGGGAATTAAATATATAACTTTAGTAACTTGAGCGATTTGTAGTCGCTCTTTTTTAATACAAAAATAATATTAAGGAGGAATTATATTATGGCATTTAAATTAGGTGACGTAATTATTGACCGTTTACAGTTCGGTTATGGTGCTACACAGACAAAGGCTCTTTATGCACTTACACAGTTGACAAATGCAACTGTTGATATTACTGCTGATTCTACAGATATCAAGGATAAGGATGGAAATTTAATCTACAGAAAGTATACAGGCAAGAATGGCGAGATTACAGCTACTAATGCATTTATGAATCTTTCTGTAATTGAAGCTATTTCTGCTACAGGCGCTGAAATTGCTTCTGATTCTAATGCAATTGTTATGCCTATCTTTAAGATTGTAAAAGCAGGTGAAACATTAGATATTACAGATGCAGTTGATGATTCATTCATTGTAAATGCTCTTTCAGCAAATGGCTCTCTCGGAAAGGCGTATACTAAGGGGTCAGCTGCTTCTGCTACAGAATTCAAGGTAGATACAGAAACTGACCACAAATTAACACCACCAACAGACCCAGAGGAAACTCAGTATCTTATTAAGTTCAAGAAGAATGTTAAGAGTGGTGCTAAGATTACAATTTCTGGTGATAAGTATCCAAAGGCTCACGAATTATACTTTAAGGCTCTTGCAGCTGACAAGTGTGATGTCAATAGTTTCCGTGCTTGTATCGTCCACATTCCATCATTTATCCCAAGTCCAGAAGTAAGTCTTGCTCTTCAGGGTGGAGATTCACAGACTATGGATTATAAGGGTTCAATTCTTACTAATGCATGTGCTACAGCTCAGGATATGGTTGAAATCTACTTTATCGATGAGGAAGAAGAAGTTTAATATTCATAATAACTATATAAAGGGTGGTTTAACGCCACCCTTCTGTTATATTAAAGGAGTTAAGAATAGATGAATAAAAACGATTTAAGAACTTGTTGTGTTTGCCATACTCAGTATTCTTATTGTCCCGTTTGCAATCCAGAAGATAGAAATAAGCCTACTTTTTATTTTGCTTATTGCAGTGAAAATTGTAGAGATATTTATAGTGTTACTTCCGCATATGAAGATGGACTTATGAGTGATATTGAAGCAAAAAAGGAGTTAGAAAAGCTAAATTTAAGTAACAAGGATAATTTTGGTGAAAGCTATAAAAAGTCTATTGCTTCTATTATGAAGGCAAAATCACAGGTAATTAAGAAAGAAAAAATTAAGACAGATATTAAGTCTGTTAGTAAAAATATTATTACAAAAGGTGAAGAAAATACCGAGAGTAATGTTGAATAGTGATTTAATTAAGGGATTATAACATACCACTATTCAATGTTGTAATCCCTATTTTTTACCTATTAAATAGTGCAGAAAGCCCACTCCTTTAGGTGTGGGATGAACAGCACTGTGTATGTAAATATTGACAACATACACATAATGTAATATAATGTGTATATGGAAAATAATTATAGACATACAAACACAACAGTATCTTTGATAAATTATCATTTTGTATTTTGTCCAAGATACAGACGAAAAATTTTTCTGATATCAAATGTAGAAAGACGCTTTAAAGAACTGGTCGAAATAAAATGTAAGGAGTTAGAAATTGAAATCATCGTAATCGAATGCGATAAAGACCACACTCATATGTTCTTAAATTGTCTACCAACATTAAGTCCATCAGACATTATGAAACAAATAAAAGGATATACAAGCAAAATTCTTAGAGAAGAGTTTGTAGAACTATCAAAAATGCCTAGTTTATGGACAAGAAGTTATTTTGTCTCTACGGCAGGTAATGTATGTAGCGAAACAATTAAAAAGTATGTAGAAAATCAAAAGAAGAGATATTAAAAAAGAGAATATTATATTAGAAAGTGAGGTGAATATTATGGCAAACTTTATTGTTGAATTTCCTTTAAGAACAGAAAAATACCAAGAAGATATTTTAAATAAGCGTTTTGAAATTGGAAGAATGATTTATAATTCTTTAGTTAATGTGACTCAGAAACGTTATAAAGAAATGATTAAGGCAAGAAAATATAGAAAACTCATGTCATCGTTGACAGGAAATAAGAAATCAGATAAAGAAATTTGGAAACAAATAAATAATATTCGCAAACAATATGGTATGTCAGAATATTCATTTCACGAAGATGTAAAGAAAATACAAAAACATTTTAAAGAGAATATTGATTCTTTTACGGCACAGAAAATAGCAACGACACTATGGAAATCATACGACAAACTGTTCTTTGGAAATGGTAAAAGGGTTTATTTTAAACGCTATGGAGAATTAAATTCTCTCGAAGGAAAATCAAATAAGACAGGTATTCGTCTGATAAATGATACACTTATTTGGAATGGTTTAAAAATACCAGTTGTAATTGATTATGACAACTATTATGAGTATCAAGCTATGCAATGTAATATTTGTTATAACAGAATTGTTAGAAAATATGTAAGAAATAAATACAAATTCTATGTTCAAGTAGTCTTTAAAGGAAATCCGCCAGTAAAAGTAAACATTGAAACAGGTGAAATAAAGCATTGTGTCGGTGATGGCGATGTTGGTTTGGACATTGGAACTAGAACTATTGCTATCGCAAGTCAATCCGATGTAAAAATATTAGAACTTGCAGACAGAGTTCAGAATATTGAAAATAAGAAACAAAGACTTCTTAGGAAAATGGACAGATCAAGACGTTCTACTAATCCAGATAACTATAATGAAGATGGGACTGTTAAGAAGCAAGGTAATAAAAAGGTTATATGGAATAAATCGAATCATTATATTAAATGTCAAAATGAATTAAAAGAGTTATATAGAAAGCAAGCAGATATACGAAAATATCAACATGAGTGTTTAGCAAACTATATTGTATCTCTTGGAAACAAATTGTATGTTGAAAAAATGAATTTTGCAGGGCTTCAAAGACGTGCAAAGAGTACAGAGAAAAATGATAAAGGTAGGTTTAAGCGAAAAAAACGTTTTGGCAAGTCTTTAGCAAATAAAGCACCAAGTATGCTATTGGCTATTATAAATAGGAAATTAGGATATTTTGGTGAAAAACTTATTGAGATTGATACATTCAGTGCAAAAGCAAGTCAGTTTAATCATTTCGATGGAACATATACAAAGAAAACTCTATCACAAAGATGGAACGAATTTAATGGAATCAAAATTCAAAGAGATATTTATTCTGCTTTTCTAATAATGAATATAGCAAATGATTTAAAGAGTTTTGATACAAATAAATGTAATGAAAGATTTGAAAATTTTTATAGACTTCATAATTTAGAAGTTAATAGATTAACTGGACAAAAGAATTTAAGTAGTATTGCAATTTGAAACAGAGAATATATAAATAGGTTTTGACACGAGCCTTATACTATCGTTAATTTATTCAAAGGAATGATTGGTAGTGAAAGTCTTATAGAAATTCATTAGTCTTATATGCTTTCGAGTATATTTGGAAGTGAATGCATATAAGAACCCAACGTGCTTTAGCCGTTGGAGTGTCAGCTATTTAATTAAGGAGAAAAAGGAATGATAAAAACAAATTTAAAACCGAGAGATTATTCTATACATGAAGTTGTAAGAATAGTTAATCCAAAACAATACTTATTATATATAAAAAATGGCGTATATCCAACGGATATATATACCAGTATTGACGAAGATACAGACAATATTATTTTAGTTGCTGTATTCTTAAAGGAAGACACAACAGAAGTTTATAAAAAATGGTGTGATAGAAAATTAAGATGATAAATAAATAGAATAAATTATAGATATAAAGGATGAATAAATGGAAAATATTTTAAAACTTACTTCTCCTATTGCACCTTCAGTCAACCACTATTTAGGTTGGAGAGCTATTTTAAAAAATGGGAAACCAATGGCGGTAGGATATAAAAAACCAGAAGCAATTAAATATCAGAAAGAATTTGCAAAATATGTAAAGACAGAAGCAAAAAAACAAAACTGGATTAAATCGGATGACAAATCACAACACTATTATATGGATTGTATCTTCTATTTTGATAGAGTAGATAAAGATGCCAATAATAGTTTTAAGTGTCTTGCCGATGCGATTACAGACAGCGAATCCGTGTGGATTGATGACACTCAGTTATGTGAACGTGTACAAGGGATTTATTATGATTCAGAAAATCCACGAATAGAAATTACAATACGACCTGTTGACTACATTGGAGTTTTTGACAACACTTCACGGTTTGACGAATTTAAGTCTCGCTGCATCGGATGTAAAAGATACAAACGAAATTGTAGTCTACTTAAAAAAGCTATAGAAGGTCGAATTCAAAATGAAATACATAATGGAGAATGTGATAAATTCTCACCAATATTATAAGATAAAAAGGAGATTGAAAAATATGAAGATTAAGGAATTTGTAAATAGATATAATGCGCTTGAAACTATTGAAGCAAAAAATAATTTTATTCAGAATAATTTAACGGTCAAGGAATATCTTCCTTTTATTAATAAAATTACTTTAGCGGAGAATTTAATTGATAAGTCAGTGTATGAACATGAAAATTACATAGACAATGATGGAAACACTCAGAGTAGAAAGACTGGAAATATTAAGTTAGATTCTGTTGTGCAGTATTTGTTATTTAACAGAATAATTATTGAATACTATACAAATCTTGAAATTGAAACAAAAGGCTTCTACGAAGAATATGATATGTTATGTCAGAATGGCATCATGGAACAGATTGCCAGTTTAATTCCAAAGGAAGAAATTAATGAACTCAAAACAATTATAGATTTTAAGAGAAGTGATGCTGTTGCAAATGCTTATGAAACTCATAGCTTTATTAGTAATCAGGTTAGTAGGTTTGGAAATCTTATTGGAGTTACTTTAAAGCCATTTGCTGAAAAGATTGCAAACGAAATAGAAAATATGGACGAGTCTAAAATCGAAAAACTTGGTAAGAGTCTTGAGAAGGTATTTAAAAGAGTTAGATAATTTGTTCACAAAGGAGAAACAAAAATGATAACTGGTATTATATTTGGGTTGATTTCTGGAGTTATTCTTTCATGGTTTTCTGTGGATAAAATCTGTATAGAAGTATTACAACCTTTTGTCTCTGTTGAGTTAACAGAGGCTCATTACTACTTTATCTTTGGGGTTTTAGGATTAATGTCTTCTATCTTTAACGGTAATACTTTTTAAATTATACAACTTATTTATGGAGAGTGTGAAATAATCACTCTCCTATTTTATTGCAAAAATTGGGAGGTGATTAAAGTGGCAATTCGAGCAAGTGGTTTAAAAATAAATGATAAGGAATTAAAGAAGTTTGCAGATAGAGTAACTGAAAAATATGTTAAAAGATACATTTCTGCTGGAAATAAGGCTCAAAAAGAAATAAGGGAAAAGTACACCATAGATTGGTTTCTTAACAAGTCAACTACTATGGTGAATACATTGGATTATACACATAAATTAGTTCAAAAAGATGGTAAAGCTTATTTATACTTCACCTCTTATGTAAATATGGGAAAGTTTGAAATGGCAAATATATTTAATCGAGCTTCAATCTACGATTGGGCTAACAGATATAATGCTGGAATAAATCCATCACAATATTTATTAGATTTGCAATGGAATCAAGGTATACACGGCTTGCCAAGAGAATGGACTAGACCAAACTATCGTTTTGGACAATCATGGAATGATGGTGTTTCACATTGGTACAACCCTTATTACAACCAAGGAATGCCAATGAGTTCTTATGTGAAGTTAGGATTTCAAAAAGAATGGGAAACAACTGTTAAGAAATATTTAAAAAGATAAACAAAGGAGGTTTATATGCCAGATACAGGAATGGGTGCAGGTGTAGGTGCTGCCTTTACCGCTAGTATTGTAATTGACAAGAACGATTTAATTACACAGGCTTTAAAACAGCTTTCTACTGCACAGAAAGAATTAGAAAAGAATAAGTTAGAAATTTACTTCGACTTATCTAACAAAGATTTAGGCAAGAAGTTAAAAGAATATCAGAAACAGTTAGCTTCTGCTGATTATACAATAAAAATTAAGAATGATGGTATTGAAGAAACCTATAAAAGTTTAGATAAATTACTTGAAGTTGTTAAGCTTATTGCATCTCAGAAACCTTTTGGCACGGGGTTTGGAGATATTAACACAGAAAATGCCACTAAACAGATTAGTAAGTTAGAAACTGAAATATCTAAACTTACAAAGAAATATGAGATGCTAGAGAAGAAGTCCTCTTCTGTTGGTAAAGAAAAGGTTTCTGGTAAGAATGTTAATCTTGTTGATAATAAAGAATTCAAGAAATTATCTGAAAGTTTTGAAAAAGTTAAAGGAGAAGTTGACGATTTAAAAACCCATCTTGGTTCACTTAATAATTCTCAGGTTAATGGAGACCAATTCACCAAATTAGGGGAGCAAGTAAGTGGATTGTCCACACAACTTAATGACCTTATTGGCAAATATCGCGAATTATCAAATGCCCAGAAGGCACTCTCCCCTACTCCACAAGCTAAGTCAGCTATTCCAAGTGGAAATTCAAACCAAAGGAAAGACGCATTTCAAAGTAAAAATAGCAATCAGAAACCTCAAGAAATTAAGAAAAATTTAGAAGCGGTTGCTCAATCTGAAAATAAGATTCGACAAGAGGCTGTAAAAACTGATAAAGCTATTAATAATATCAATTTTGTGCCTAATACAGAAGGATTCAATGAGATAGTTTCAAAATTTAAGTTGCTTCGAGAAGAAGCCAAACAAATTGTAAAAATCACCAAAACAACTCGTCAAGCAGTAGACGGAACTTTTAGTACATCATATACTGCTAAATTAAAAAATGGTAGTACATACAATTTAGATGAAAATAGACAATCTCAAATGTCGAGTGCTAATGAGGTCATATATAACTCAGCAGAAAGAGAAAAACAAATTTGGGAAGAACTTTCGTCTGAGTTAAATAGATACGCAACTCTTCAAAAAAAGATTGCAAAAGGCACAGCTTTAGAATCTGAAAAAGAAGAAGCAAATGAATTATTAAAAACTATTCGTGAATTACAAAGGTCAGATATCTTATCACCAGAAAAATTAAACGCTTCAAATAAAAAACTTGGTCAAATTCGTCAATCTTTTAAAGATATTCGAGCTAATGTAGAAAGGAATACAACAAAGAGTTTTCAATCAAAAATTGAGACTGCTATTTCTGATGCACAAAAGAAATATGATGAATATTCAGCTCGTGCAAAACAAAAAGACTTTCATCCAAGTGCAGATTTTACTTCCGCTCTTTCTACTTTAAATTCTCAAATTGATAAGTTAAAAGAGAAAGCAGAAGCGTTTTCTAAGACAGAAATTACCACAAAAAAGCAGCGTAACGACGTTGAAGAGTTAATTCAAACTATTGAGAAAACAAAGACTTCATTAAAGAATATGCCTGCTGCTGCAAAAGGCGTAAATAATATGTCTATTGAAAAAGTAATAGATAGAATAAATAAACTTTTAGAGGACAACACTCGTTTTTCTAGGGCGGCAAAAAAAGAACTCAAAGGTTTAATAACATTAGCAAAATCTGGTAGTGCAAGTGCTAATGTTATAACAACAAGAATGTTGGAAATTAAAAATGCAGAAGTAGCCGCTGGTAGAGCTGGTAAAAGCTTCTTTGATATTTTTAAAAGTAAAACTTTCTATGGGTTTATAGGACAAATACAAAGCTATTTAAGTATGTATGTAGGTTTCTATGGAATGGTCAACGCTGTCAGAAACACTGTTGCTACAGTTACAGAACTTGATACTGCTTTAGTTGACTTAAAAAAGACAACATCAATGAATACATCTGAGTTAAATCAATTTTATTTTGATTCAAATAAAGTTGCTAAACAGATGGGTGTAACAACGCAAGCGATTATTGAACAAGCCTCAAGTTGGAGTCGTTTGGGTTACAGCACAAAAGAACAAGCTACAGAGATGGCAAAACTGAGTTCACAGTTTTCTTCTATTTCTCCCGGAATGGATACTGACACATCACAGCAAGGTCTCGTCAGTATTATGAAGGCGTGGTCAATAAATCCAGATGACGTTAAATCTCAAATAATGGATCCGATCAACCAACTGGGTAAATTTATTGCCCAAACATACAGCAATGTATGGCATACGATATGTATGTGGCATTTCGGTAAATCGGTTAAATACTTATGGGGAAGTTAAGACCGAGATTCTTAATATAAGAATTGTAACGACTAGAGCGATGTTTATAGTAATATAAATATTTCACCAGACTCCTTACGTAAAGGATGAATGTATAGTCTGAACAGTAGAAATACTCTTTTGTACATAAGTACAATCGTCACGAAATAACCCCTATTAAAATGAAACGTGAGACATAGCTAGAAATGACTATGCGCCATAGAAATATGGTCAGTAATTGTTTTATAACAATGAAAGTAACAGATTGAATACAATGGCTGAATCGAATCAGGACATTATTGAAGGTATGGAACGTTCTGCCGCCGCTCTTGCTGCTGTTGGAACTTCGATAAAAGATGCTTTCAGTTTATTTTCAGGTATACAAGAAGTTTTACAAAATAGCGAAAAAAGTGGCACAGCCCTTCGTTCTGTGGCACTCAGGCTGCGCTCTTTTGATGAGGAGACTCAGGAATACTCTTCTGATCTTTCAAATATTACAGGCGAATTAGCAGATTTAACTAAAACTGCTGAACATGCTCAAGGTGTATCAATCTTTAAGCCTGGTTCTACAACAGAATTTAAAAGCTTAACAAATTACTTTAGAGAAATATCTGATATTTGGGACGAAATGTCACAAAAACAACAGAATGATTTCTTGTTAAAGGCTTTTGGTCGTACCCAGGCACAGGCTGGCGCTGCCCTCATTCAGAACTTCAAAGGAGTAGATAAAGCTCTTCAAGAAGTTGAACAAAGTGCAGGCTCTAGTGACCGAGAAATGAGCACCGTGGAGCAAAGTTTAACTTACAAAATTAATGCCCTCAAGGAAACGTGGGTAGGCTGTGCTCAAGATATTTTAGACCGTGGAGATTTAGGAACAGCTATTACAGGTCTCACAAAATTATCTGAAGGTATCGCATTTTTAACAAGTAAACTTGGAATACTTAAAACAATTGTTTTAGGTATTACCGCAGCCCTATCATTCAAAAACATCGGTAAATGTACACAAGTGTGTATGTTTCAACAATCGTTTTTTTGCTTGAATATGCCCTTCTATCTCAAGGTTAATAACCAAGAGATGGAATGTGTAGGATTAGTCAACCTACAGATGTTTTAAAATAAATCGTAATTGGAAGTGTGCTACTTCCAGTGCTGGAAAGAAAGAATAAAAATACCGAATATATAAAATAACCCACTACAACGTGGCTAGAAATGGCGAGCGTGAATGTATCTCGAAATGAGTGTTGGCGACAACAAAAAAAGTCAAATCCAGAAATGGTGGTTATTTAGGTACGGGAGCAATCCCTAAGTATCGAGCGTTACTTATGTAAAGCTAAATCGGCAATCAGCAGCGGACTCTATTATAATAAGAGAATATTGTAATGGAAGTGTTCAGAGAGTATAAACGATTTTGAGTTATTATTAAATAGCTTGTAATAGGTACTCCAACATGGTTATCGTACCATCTCGTGACTGAGTATAAAAACGAAAAAGAGTGTTGCTACTCTCCCCTATTATATAGCATATTAATAATAGGGAAACAGTAGGGTTTGTGTGTACCGTAAGCTTGAAAGAAACACACAGAATAAGCGAATAATAAAATAAGAACTGCTCTACTCATCTCCTAAATTATCTCGCTCATGTAAATTAACTTTTAATGAAGCATCATTATTTAGGAAGTTATAATCCTCCAAAAAAAAGAATTACAGAAAACAACAATTAAAAACAATAAAGAAAGAAGTGATTAAAAATATCTAAATTTTTTGAAATATTTATTTCTCAACAAAACTTAAACCCTGAACAAATACTATTTATTACAATTTTAGGTTTTCTTATGTTATGTACTTTTAACTTTGTTTCTTATCTTAAAATATTAAACAATGGAATTACGACAATATTTTCATCTTTTATTTTAGGATATGTGTATAAAATGTTTGCTGGGACAATACTTATAAATAATTCTGACATTATCAATCGTTGTTTTATGATTATTTCAGGAGTTATAATTTCCTATCTTTTTGCACGATTGAGTGTAAGTGGTAAATTAACAAAGCTATTTAGCATTTTAAAAATTCATAGAACAAATAATCAAATTATATGGACAGATTTAATTGACAAAGATTATGCAATGATGATTTCTGTTGAAATGCAAAATAATAAAAAATATATTGGATTTTTAGGAATTACCGAAGAATTTAATCAAAAACCTATGATTTCATTATATGGATATAAAGTTATTGATATTGAAAAAAATATAACATTAGTGGATAACAGTAGAACAGCGAATAAAATAATTGTACTTGACTTAGGCAAAGCATTAAATATTGAAATTATTTATAATAAACAATCAGGTCTCTATAAGGATATTGATGAATTTCTATCAAAAGTTGATTATGAGAACTTTCACAAAAGTATAGAAAATATAAATGAATAA